GCTACAAAACAAAAATTTAAAATATTTAATACAAATTGTTTTGTAGCTATAAAATATTATACATACATTTGCAATGTCATTAGACAACAGAGATAGTTAACATTATAAACAATAAAAATCTATTCAATGAAATCCGTTAGTCTGCTAACAAGTCTTACATTGGGATCTGACCTCTGAAATAGCAAATAACGGTTGAGAAAGAGGTTAAAAAGAATTGGCTGCTCGTTTCGGCGGTAATGCGAACAATGGCAATTGCTCGCCTCGTAATCTGAATGCGAATAACGCCACTTCTAATACGAATCGCAACAATTGTGGCCTTGCCCTGTGTGGGCTAAAAAAATTGGGTATATTCTTTTTAATCTTTCCCAGGAGTGGAGAATCAATAAAAGACAAGCGTATGAGGTTATATGATAAAAATATGATAGAGATGCGCGACGGCCGTAAGCCCGTCATTAGCCCACAACTGAAATCAGTTTCAAACTATATAGATATAAGTTTGAATGATATTAGAGAAGCATGCGAAGCAGCATTTAAAAACCATTCTAAAAAGAATGATGTTGTTAATTTTAATTCTGATTTTGATGGTAATTCGTTAAAATTGTATGAATGGTATTTAGATGGTACTTATGTTAGCAAAATCAAATATCGCAAACTTGTAAAAGAAAACAAGAATGGTAAGGTTCGTGAAATAAACAGCCCGGATCTTACCACCAGAATCTATCAGCATCTTGTTTTAGTAAAGTTAGGTCCTTTGTATTATGAGAAGGATAATATGAATGGTCTTAATTGTAAGCCTGGATTTGGCATAACAGCATCGTCTAAATCAAGGTCTCTTATTAAAAAGATGAAGCACGTTTATTATGATAGACTTGATTTGAAGTATTGTTTGGTTATAGATCAACGTAAATGTTATAACCATGTAAAAGACAAAGTGTTTAGAAAAGTACTTAAGAACTTTATTTCAAATAAAAAGTTTATAGATTTTGTAATAGACGTAAGTTTCGTATCTGGAGAGCTACCTATAGGAACCCCTACAAGCCCTTTCATTCATCATCTCCTTATGAAAGATTTTGATGATCTTGCAAAAAGAATAGCTCCTTTTTCATTGAGATATGCCGACGATAATTTCCTTGCTTTCTATACTAAGGAGGATGCTAATACTGCCAAATGGAGGATTAAGAATTATTGGTGGTATGAGCTTAAGATAAGATCTAAAAGGCATACTTGTATTATAACAGACATGGATATACCTCTTGATTTTTGCGGGTATGTTTTCCACCGTAATAACAAAGGCGTATCTGAACACAATAAAGGTTATGTGACAATAAGGAAGAGGGTAGCCAAAGACGCGAAGAAGTGTATTACAAATGAAAGCTGGTCTTCTTATTTCGGTCTTTTAAAACACTGTGACAGTTATTCATTAATGTCAAAAATAGAAAATATCATGAAATTACGAGATTTAACAAGCACGATTCGTATTGATAAGAAAATGGATGCGGACAGCATCGATGTAAAGAACCTTGAAGGTATTGTATTTGATATCGTGAACTATGAAATACGAAGCAATAACAAGAATGAACCAAACTGGATAAAGTGCTTGATAGGTATTCCTGAAACCAATAAAGAAGGGATTCCTACCGGCAGGAAACTCGCAAGGGAATTTCATGGTAATTATCAAGGTATAGTAAATTTTATTTCAAAATGCGAACTTACTTATGGCAAAGATGCTATTCTCCCTATTACCGATGTAGAGATAGAAAACAGATGCGGATACGTTTTTAAAGGCAGCACTAACCGCTTGGAATACATTGATTGACTTCTTATTGTGATGGTGTGAATGAAAATTATTATCTTGCACCAAAAAAAAGAAAGTCATGAATTGTAACACTTGTAAAGATGACAGACCTGATATTCTGAGATCTAATATCTGTATCGGGTCTGATCCGTGTAATGACTGTACGGACAATTGCGAAATTCTTCCAAAAGAATGCGATTGCCCGTATGGTCATTTAAGCGATCATTGCATTCATTATACAGGATGCAAGACATTCATATCCAAATTAACTCCAGGTATGCCTTATAATGAGGTTATGCATAATATAGAGCTGGTTTTTGAAAACATAGATAAGTTTTTGGATAGGATGGTTGAAGAAAATACGCTTCTAAAACAAAGGGTTGAACAACTTGAAAAACAGTTACAAAATGGAAAAGAGTGCACAAATTGGTAAGGACTTAAGTGGCAAACACGTATATGTTCCACATGTGGACGAGACGCCGGTGCCATGCCCGGACGGATACACCTGCACGAACTGCGTGTACTGCGCTGACGGCATTAACGCTGGCTACTTCAGTCTGGCTCAGAAATCTGATCTTACGGCTTTAATCAATGCAATGATATGCCGTATGGAATATCAGGATAGGGAAATAGAATTTTTAAAACAAAAAATAAATATTTTAAGCAATAATGGCAATAACAGGTAACAACGGTTGTTTTGGCAGTCATGGTGGGTGCGAACGCCCGCATCATTGCGATATTCCTTCTTCTAAAATATTCTATGATGGGGAAACTATAGAAGAAGCTGGTTTGTATCATGGTATGCCTTTAAACAGGGCTTTGGCTAATTTAGCTAAATACGTTTCAAGGGCTATTAACGTAAGTGGATCTGTCAATACAGAAGTATTTGACGGTACTTCTCATGTGGTTCTCAAAAAAGATCCGGCAGAAATTTTGCTTGTGTCTTATTGCGGGGGTGTCGTGCCTTCTGATATGTATAAAGTCCAGGGTCGTACTGTTAAGTTCTGCCGGGATATGTGTCAACAAGATGAATTTGCTGAAGTGAGGGTCGTGTACCGAGAAGAGGCAAATAGTTCTTATGGGTTCCATTGTTAATTTAGGAGGATGAGAAATGGCAGAAAAATGCAAAGGATTTATATGTGGGGGTAATCTCGTTGATGGCTCTGTGCCTTCTGATAAGTTAGATAAAGAAACCATTATCGAGCTTATTAAAGAGATTCTGAAAGAGGAAATGCACGAATCTTGGCTTAAGGAAATAATAGAAACCATACTTAAGGAATCCATTGATTCGGATTGGCTTCGTGAGTTCTTTAAAGAGGTTCTTAAAAAATATGCTAAAGAGGAATGGTTTAAGGACATTATCTGCGGCTTAGGATGTGTAGGTGTACAAGAGATATTCGACGTCATTCCTACTGACATAACATTTGAAGCTACAGGAGGTACGGCTACGGTACAGGTGGTTGTCGATGATGGAGTTGAATGGGAGTTGACACTTTAAATTAGGGAGGATAATTATGTCGAGAGAGAAAATATATAAGATGGATGATGGTTCTTGGCTTACCTCGGACAAGAAGGAAGGTGTCGGTCGTGATAAAATGAATTTCGATGCTCCATCTTGGAAAGGAAGGGAAGATAGGATCACTATCCGAATTGTGAAGAAATCCGATACTGAAAGTATGAAAGCTATTACTTTCAGGCAAAAAGGCGTCAAGATCACAGAAGTCTCGGTTAGCAGGCTGGAGTTCCCTATATCTGGTGGAGACAAGCAGATCCTTATTACTACCAACGCCGCTTCTATCAATGCCCTTATTACGGGTGAGAAAGATATAAAGAGTGTCATAAAAGCATTTACCACCGCTTCCGGTCTTAATATTGACGTCAATGATATTAGGCTTGATTATGGTTTCCCTGGTGATCCGGGTCTTGAAGACACGTTCCAGGTTTCGATGATTGTTTCCATGCCTGGCAATGAGGATGGGAATGAAGTTAATGAGAACATAACTATAAATGGTGTGCTGATTCCTATTTATCAGCCCGGAAAGGTCGTTCCTTACATTAAATTGGATAAGGAATTTGAACAAATTGAGGGTGATGAAACAAGCACGCAGTTAAGTATAGAAAGTAATATAAAAGATTATGTTATTGAAATAGTTGAATGCGAGTCTGTGGATAAGGAGGAAATTCACCTGGACAAGGATGTTGTTAATCTTGATTCCGATGGATCACCGGAGGTAATCAACGTAAATACAAATCCCGAAAATTTAAGATGGAGGATTAGCGAATGAAAGTAGGTAATTGTTGGGCGAACATAGATAAGAAAGAAGGCGGTCTTAACAGTAAGGTTAATATTTACTTTGATGAAAATGATACTGGTGCCAACAGAAGTGTCAAGATAAGGGTGTCTTCCAGGAACGGTGACGTATCTGAAGAATATACGTTAGTTCATAAAAAAAAAGAACAGGTAGTTTATAAAAATAAAAGACAATCGGCTCTTTTCACAAAAGAAGGATGTAATCCTGAGACAGAGAAAGGGGAAGAGCTTGAGTATGTTGTTGAGGCCGGAAAATACACGTCTATCATATCTCAGTCTGATGCTGATGACAAGGCTATGAAAGATATTGAGCAAAATGGTCAGAACTGGGTTAATGAGCATGGTCGTTGTATAACCATATTATGGTACAATGTCAAGAAATCAAAGTCGTTTAGAAAGAACGATTGTGATCCTGATACCGAAGAAGGAAGTTTGGTTACGATGACGATCGAAGCTGGGCAATTTTCTTCTACCATAAGCCAAGAAGATGCCGACCGTAAGGCTGAAGCTGAGTTGAATGCCAAAGGTCAAGACTATGCTAATTCTCATGGTACTTGCAATACCATAAAATGGTACAACGACAGGAAATCCAAGATGTTCCAAAAGACAGATTGTGAGGTGACTGAAGTTGGATCTATGGTAGAGTATGTTGTAGAAGCCGGCCGCTTCTCTTCTTCTGTTTCTAAGGAGGATGCTAATCAGAAGGCTTTGGATGCCTTGGAAGCTGAAGGCCCAGGTTATGCTAATGAGCATGGTACATGTGAAACAAATTTATGGTATAACGTAGAGAAGTCAAAAGTATTTTATAAAAATGACTGTGAAGATGGGTTTATCGGAGCGCCTTATACTTACACAGTAGAAGCCGGTAAATACACATCAGACGTAAGTCAAGAAGATGCTGATAAGAAAGCTCTTGATGATATAGAGAAAAACGGTCAAGAACAAGCCAACCTTAATGGTGAATGCGTTGAGGATCCTAATTATTTTATAGGAAAGGCTTCGGCTCGTGTTCAGAAAAATGATTGCGATGCCGAATCTCAGACCGGAAGCGTCGTTGATTTGACTGAAAAGGATCTTGCAGGATATCCAGATGCTTTTGTGTCAAGGGAAAGCCAGGAGGCGGCTAATGCGCTGGCTGAGGCCGCTATGGAAGAACAGAAACAAGATCTTGCTAATAAGAAAGGTACTTGCATAGATAAAAACCAATTTGTTGGTGTATATAGCAAGGTATTCACAAAAGACAATTGTGAAGGAGAAGGCGTAGGTTCGCAGGTAACGGTAGACCAAGACGATGTAACTGGTGGTCCTTTTACTTCATACGAAAGCCAGGAGGCGGCTAACGCGCTCGCTCAGGCTGCCGTCGAGCAGCAGGGCCAGGCCATAGCCAACCGGGACGGCCATTGTACGTGGACTGGTAAATACAGTGAGGAATTTACCAAAAACGATTGCAATGAAGGCCAGGTGGGGTCTAAGATTACCGTAACCGAACAAGATGTTGTTGGTGCTCCTTTCACATCTACCGTAAGTCAAGATGATGCTAATAACAAGGCTCAGGCTGCTGTTAAAGAACAAGGTCAGGCTATTGCCAACAATAAAGGTAATTGTGAAGATATGACGGTCTATACCGGTCATTACAGCAAGAGATTCGTTCCCGAATGCGAGGCTTGTCATAAAGGTGTAGAGATGGAGGTTACGGCTGAGATGGTAAATGGAAGCCCTGTTACATCAACAGAAAGCCAGGATGCAGCAGACGCAGAAGCTCGTAGGATCGTAGAGGAAGGCGGTCAGGCTTATGCTAATAAAAATGGCAACTGTACTCCATTAAGCACCGATCCTGTATGGGAGGACGTAGAACCGGAAGAACTTAGATGTAATGAAGGTAAGTCTCAGAAAAAACAGCGTGATACCAATGAATGTTCTGAAACTCACAATCAGGAACGTTGGGTAGATGGCGGAAATAAGGTTTGTAGCTGGACCGGTCATTATTCAGAAACGTTCCAGAAAAACGACTGTGAGATACCGGATTCAGGAACGGAAGTAGAAGTAAGTGAAGCTGATGTTGAAGGCAATCCTTTTATTTCTTTCGTAAGTCAAGAAGATGCTGATAATAAGGCCAAGGAAGCTGTTAAGGCTCAAGGACAGAATATTGCCAACCAAAAAGGAAAATGTAGGTTCGTAGGCGTATATAGTAAGGAATTTACGAAAGACAATTGCGGATCATGTCAGCATGGTGTTCCGATGAGCGTAACACAAGACATGGTAGGTGGACCGTTCTATTCTAATGAAAGCCAGGAAGAGGCAAATAGATTAGCTCAGGAAGCCGTAGAAGCCCAAGGACAGGCTTACGTTAACAAGAACGGAACATGTGAAACAGATAACACCGATCCTGTATGGGAAGATTCGGAACCGCTTGAAACCAAATGCGAAGGTGGTAAATCTTATAAAAAACAGGTTAATACCAACGAATGCTATGGTGGAGAAAATGAACGCTGGGTAGAAGGTGGAGATAAGGTATGTACCTGGACCGGAACATATAGCAAGGAATTTACAAAACAGTGTGCTGATGGCGGTATCGGATCTAAGGTTACCATAGATCAGGATGATGTAACCGGCGGTCCTTTTACGTCTACCGTAAGTCAGGAAGACGCAAATAGCAAGGCTCAGGCTGCCGTCGAACAGCAGGGGCAGGCTCTTGCTGACGCGCAGGGAACTTGTACCTGGACAGGTAAGGCAAGTAAGGTCTTCACCAGAAACAATTGCGGAAGCTGTCAGCATGGTTCGTCTGTTACCGTAACCCAAGATCAAGTAGGTGGTCCATTTACGTCCAATATCAGTCAAGCTGATGCTAATAAGAAGGCTCAAGATGCTGTAAATTCCCAAGGTCAGGCAGTAGCTAACAAAAACGGTGATTGCGTAGCTGATAGCACAACTCCTTCTTGGTCGGATACTGGAAGTACCCGTTGTGACGGTTGTACGTCTCAGAAACAACAACGTGACACCAATCCATGTTCTTCTTCTTACAACAACACAAGGTGGGTTAATGGAGGTGGAGAATCTTGTACAGACTGGTCTTATTACGGAACAGGAGATTGCGTAGGTCATACTCAGTATGATGCTTATCGTGATAGCTGCTCCGGTAGCATAGATCGTCAATATTCTGTAAGTTGTAGGAATTGTTGTAATTGCGGATCTTACGGTTCTTGGCAAGAAAATGGATGTAAGAATGATCAAGTTAAATACGTTCGTTATGATGATTGTGGTAATGCCGACTACAAATACGAATATGAAGTTGGAAAATGCGGATATGCGCCATATGTCTTTGAGTTTGTAGATGGAACAACTGGTAAAGTATGGTCTGGATCAGGTGAAGCACAAACTATACAATATACTATTACAAGTACCAAAAGTGGATCGTATATTGGATATAGTGTGCAATCTAAACCTGATTGGTGTTCTGTAGATTATAGAGACCAGACATCTACGAGTATGCTTGCTAAAATTACTATGACAGCTAACTCTTCCTCTTCTTCTCGTTCCGGTACTATTACTTTCGTCCAAAATGAATCAGGGAAAACTGTTAACGTTAACATTACACAGGCTGTTGCTGCCACTTATGAGTTTAGTGCCAACCAAAGCACTTGGAATGCCGATGCAAATGGAGGTGCAAATAACTCATATTTATGTATTCAATTAAAAAGTAAAAAGAATGGAAGTAAGATAGGATACACTGTATCATCTAAGCCAAGTTGGGTTACAGAAGTTACAGAAAAACCATCAGGAGTAAGTTGTCCTGTTTTGTCAGGTTATGATTATTCATTTGTAATAATCTCATCCGCAAACAGCTCTTCATCTTCCAGAAGTGGCATTGTGACATTGAAGCAAAATGAGTCTGGGAAGACTGTTAACATAACAGTCAACCAAGAAGGAAAGGCAGAGGCTAAACCTGTTCCGGCGCATATTACATTGAAAAACGGCTCTTGGGCTACATATAGGAGGGATAATGTTTCTTATAATCCTGGCGCCGGTAAGTGTATTGCCGGATTCGAATGGACTGGTGATGAAAATGGAAATATCCGAATCTACACCTGTGATATTAAGGTGGTGGATGCTGATTATCGTGAGATATCTGGAGCTACTATAAGCATCGGAACAACAACCCAGAGAAAACAATCCGGAAGCTCTTGTTCGTATTTCGGGGCTGTAATGGGTGGTATATTGGCAGGATATGTTCATTCTGGAGATGAGAATGGAGATACTACATGGTATATACGAACTATAAACGTGTCTTACGAAGGCAAAGTGTATAAGACCGCTACTGTTAGGAAGTATGAAAAACAAAATATCTCCAAGAAAGGTGGTGTTTTCAATGTATATAATGAATCTCCTGCTTCTTACAACTTTATCGTAGATGGAGCTGAGTGTGGTGATGAAAATGGTACTTTGAAATACGCTTATTCTCAAATGGATCTTAATCCAGCATAATTAGCAAGGGGAGAGAACTAAATTCCCTCCCCTTGCTAATTATGCTGGATTATAATATTGTGTTTTAAGTATTGTCTATTAGAATAAAAATGATTAATATTGCACATCATTCAATTTTAAATTTTTAGTATCATGGCTTGTAAAAAGAAAGCTCGTCAGGGTGGTGAAGTCGATAAGAAAGACAAACCTAAAATGCGTCAAGGCGGTAGTGTTGGCGGTAAGATGAAAAGAAAGAAGACGAGCACTAAAAAGTGATTGAAAATCAGGGGAAGGTGCTGATCGCCTTCCCCATTTTAATAACATAACAACAACATATTATGAGCAACAAGTTTATTAGCAAAGGACAGAGGAATGTCTGTGTGACGTTTGTGAAGTATTATCCTGTGTTGATGCAGGTTATTATGTTAGCCAGCATTTTTGATGAGTTTTATCCTTTTAGTATCACTAATTGGCTGTATCCGATATTAGGTCATTCTCTATCATGAGACCTATTTCTCTTGGCTTTTTCAAGAATGTTCAGGTTTTGTATATGGCATAGGTTATTGATCTATAGCATGATTTTTAATATCTGTGTAGAATGGGTTACGGTTAATATTGAGATGCCTATTGAGCACAATATCGTAGTGTGGTCTGTTATGGCTGTTACTCTTTTGATAATCATTGCCTCTATTGTTTTAAGGTTTAAAACAGGATGTTTTGAAAATGAAAGAAATTCTGACAGAGACGCTGCGTAAAAGCGGTGCGGCGGTATGCGATAAGATAAAGGAGATGTTTTTAAGCGGGGAATGCGATCATCTTACAGCCAACGATCTTGAGACATGGACGCAGCTTGCTAATCCGGCTAAGTACTATACCGGAGAAGAGGCTGTTTCTTATCTTAATGTAACTTCTAAAAGATTTTATGAATATCGTAAGGCTAAGTTAGTTCCTGATCCGGTTAAGATAAAGGGATTCCCTAAACCTTTATATACGAAAGTCATGTTGGATGAGGCTATAAAAACCATATCCGGTATGAGTGAAAGAGATATTTATATGAGGATCTTGAATGCTAAATCAAGAGAATCAAGAGCAAAAGAAAGGAGGGGAGCATGATCACTAATGGTGAATTTGTATCAAGAGTCGTAAACGGTATTCATGCCCTTGACAAAGATTCGCATGTTAGTCGGAGATGGATATTGAATATCGGTAGAACTAAAGCCGAATCTTATACAGCACAGAGGTGGGATGACGGAACGTTACTTGGCGACCACCGGCTCCTAACTTACGTTACTTGCCTGGAGATGATTGAAGTTGATAAAATAGTTTGCTGCGATGCCGAATTTGCGTTATGTAATACGCTTATGCGGTCAAAGCATAAACTTCCAGGACTTCTTTATTCTGCCCTTAGACCGGCTATTACCAAGGTGACTAACGTAGATAACACCATATTTTTTAAGTTTGCTGAAATAAAGTCGTATCGTAATGAACAAAAAAGACCGTATGCTAAATACGTTAAAGAACGTCGTCCTTTTTATTATGTAGAAAACGACTATATTTATATACCGGATTTCCATATAGAGCTTATTAACGTAGAGTTCTTTACAACAAGAAGAAAGAAGGCGCTGGAGTTAATGGCCTGCGATCCTACACCTAAAGGGTGTGAGTCTGAATGGGAATACGAATTTATCTGCCCTATTAAGTTAATTGAGTACGTAGTGGCAGAGACGATAAAGGAAGTAGCATTCAGGCTACAGATTCCTGTCGATGAAAATCCGAATCTTGATTCCAATCAGAAAAGTCAAATTGTTCAGTGATTCTTTTTATTGGGCACCCGGCCATAGCTATGTAGCCACGACCGGGTGTTTTTTTGTACTATTTCAATGCAAGAACAGGGTTTCCCCATTTTCTTTTCCATTTATCTCCGAGGTAATTTATCAAGGAATTGTAGTCTTTAATAAAACCGTCATCAATAACAGAGGCTATGACGTTCTCTATGGCTATTATATCATTGAGCTCATCTTTACTGGCAGTATTCCTTATCCCATCTTCATGTTTATTAAAAACAATGAAATTAATAGCTTTAGCAACTCTTTTTATATTGTCTTTCAAGTCATTCTTGTTTGAAACTATTCTACTTATCGCGCTGCACATCCTGACGTATGCATCACCGGCTTCGTTCCGGTTTTCTATCAATCCATCGGTAAGCCATATAACCACCTCAGCGTAAATTTCTGGATCCATCTCTAATGCAATCATAACAAACAGATATGGATTTACATACCATTTTTGATCTACTCCTTTTCCTTTTTTGTAGGCAAGGTCTAATTTTCCAAGATCCATTACACTGCTGATATTCAATTTGTTATTATTGAGTAGAAGATTTCTTCTACTCAATAAAAGCTTATTTTCCAGCTTATTAACTAATTCAGTACACCTTTCTTTAAATGATTCAGTTTCTATTATATGACTCAATTGTTTTGGAGCCAAACCTAATTTTTCTCTTTTAGCAGACAAGGCTTTCATTGCGTCAGTTATACATATGTAACCATCTTTAGACATAACAGACACATTCATTCCTAACAAAACTCGATCTTTTGATTGTAAAACAACATTTGATTTCATAACTTTACTACGATTTTAATTTTGTAAAATATAAGTCTACCTGTCCGTGAGGATCGGTAGACTTTGCAAATATAGAATAGTATTTTGATGCAACAATACATTCTAATGTTAATTATCTGAAATGTATAATTTTAATTTTTGAATGATGAAAAGAACATCAATACAATCACCGTATTTTGCAGCCTACTACCATCGTCTTATGAAGAGAAAGAATGGTTTTAAGAAAGGCATGATAAGAGACAGAGGAGAGGTTTTAAGACTGTTGTCTATTATATGGAAAACCGTATCAGAGCATTATGTGGAAGCTGATGCTGGTGTTTATATAGATAATGTGGGTTACTTATGCCATGTGCTTATACCCGGCCAGCGCTTTCCCGTAAGGCGGGACCTGGACATCGTGAGCAGGCTTGGCACCAATGGCTACCTCTATAACCACTTGGCTATGGATTTCGCAGACTCCAAAAGATATTACCATTTTGTAATACAAGATAGCTTGAAAAAGAAGTTGAGGGTTAAAATGAATAAAGGATGGAGATACCGATTTATGTACAATGAAATACTTGCTAAAAGAAGGGTGTTTAAAGATTTTCAGATTAAGAGAGTTTTCGAAGATAAAGAATTAGGACATAGAAAGTCGTAGAAAAAAAGTAGCGATCACCCTTTGTAGATACAGGATAATCGCTACTTTTGCATATCCGTCTACCTTCTCAGGCTGGCGGATATAAAAAATCATTCCTATTATGGGAACAAAGATAAACAATTTTCAAAACAATGCGAAGAACAGTAACATTATTTTGACGTCAGAATCCAACGAAATGGAATTTAGTAAAGAAATTGAAACTGTATCATCTTTCAAAAATTCAGATTTTGTAGAGTTAAAAATTATTGTCATTGATCATGAACCGTATTTTATAGGGTCTCCTATAGCTTCATTTTTGGGATATACAAATCCAAGAAAAGCGATAAGGGATCATGTTGATGAAGATGATAGGATGATAATGAAAGTTCCTGATACTCAAGGGTGGAACGAAACGTTCCTCCCCTATACCCCAAATACTAAAATATTGATAATCAATGAGTCTGGTCTATACAGCTTGATTTTTGGATCAAAGATGGATTTTGCTAAAAAATTCAAGAAATGGGTAACATCTGAAGTTCTTCCTTCTATAAGAAAAACGGGTTCCTATTCTATAACACCGAAAGACTATCCATCTGCATTAAGAGCATTAGCTGACGAGATTGATGCTAAAAATAGAGCCATAGCCGAGAGAGCGCAAGCAGAGGCGGAGAGACAGCAGGCGATAAAGACCATAGAAGAGCAGCGTCCCGATGTGGAATTTGCGGAGTCGTTCAAGAAAGTTGATCATGAAAACATGTGGTTGATTAGAGATGTGGCGAAGAAGCTTGAGCAGAATGGAATCATCATCGCCGAAAAGAATCTCCGTTTGTTTCTTGAGGAAGTCAAGTTCATGTTCAGGAATGGGCAGGGTAGATGGGAGTTATACAGTGACATTGTTAAAAACAAATTTGGTGTTTATCGATCTTATTTTGTGGATAAGTATTCTGGGGAAAGAGTTAATCAGCAAACCATCTACATGACAGGAGCCGGATATGAGGCTACACTTAAGGGGATAAAGGAAAAGTGTAGGAGCCTTTTCTTGAAGTATGGTAAGTTTGAAGATCCTAACTTTTGAAAATACAAAATAGGGCATTAGACAGATTATTTATATCTTTGTGGAGGTCAGGTTCGTTTCCTGTCCTCCATATTTTTTTGTTATGACAGTCGAAGATTATATCATAGAGTTAAAATCGTCTTTAAGATCATTTGACAAGCGTGATCTGATAGATGAGGTGTCCATCTACAAATGGGTAGAAATTGCCCTGAAGAAGTTTGGAGGTGATATTACTATGCGCAAAGAAGCGGTAGTGGATGTCAAGCGAGGGCAGGCCCGTATGCCTGGTGATTACTTTGATCTTATTCTGGCTTTCAAATGCGATTTTAAAGGATATGAGGTGCCTGAAGGTGATAAGGTGATACCAGAGCTTCAAAATACAATAGCTTGGAAAGAACGTACCGAAAGAAGCTATAGATGGTGTTCGTGCAACGAATGTTGTAAAGAAGAATGCGAGAAGGTGATAGTTGAAAAATTTTATATCAATGTTCATGATCGCGATCATGAAGTTCGTTGCTATTATGACCGGCCGGTAATGTTAGGTCTTGCTAAGCCTATGCTTCGTGATTCTTGTTTGAGTAAATGCCGGAATAAGGTAATCAAGGATAGTCCGTATGAGATAAATATCGTAAACGGATTCTTGTATGCTAATTTCGATGGTCCTATTTACATGCAGTACCGGTCTCTTCCATTTGACGGAGAATCTAATATAATTATACCAGACACGCCTCAAGGTCTGGTATTGGATTATGTGGATAATTTTGTAAAGATGAGATTCTTTGAGGAACTGATGTATAATGGTGAGGCACAAGGAGCCGCCGATTTGTTCAAGTTGTATGCGCAGCAAGATTTGGTTAAGCTGAAAAATGCTAAGACCGAACTTAAGATGATGGGTATGACATTAAAAGGCATGTACGAACCTCTTAGGCGGCGTCGTGCCGAGTTTGAGATATATGCTAAGGCTTATCCAGTTATTGATGATATACTTAAATTGGTATGATTGAGGTAGTTTTATTTATATACTTGTCTGGCGTTATTGCATCTATGATTGTTTGGTCAATCAGGCAATTTAAAGGAGATGCGAGTTTGGTAGAGACAATGTACTGCCCGGTAGTATTTTTGTTGAGCTGGATATATGTATTTGAAATATTTAAAATGAAATAAGATGTTAGAGGTTAAAGCAAGCGAAATAGTAACCGCCGACAAAATGAGAGGCATAGGACCGGCAAACATCATCTTCACAGCCGGACCTAATCCGGTAGCCGAAGATCGCCGTGGCGTAGCTAAGGTAACGGCTGGTGGAGAGAGTAAGAACGTCACAATAACACAAGCTGCCGGCGAGCAGGTTGTTGTAATTCCTGAGTTCGATTATCTTGTTCTTAGGTATGGATGGGAATCAGAAGACGGCTCCGATTTTGATACTGCAACTGGTTTTACAAATACAGGCATATCAGAAGTAGATAATAAGTTTGTGGGATGGAGTAAGCAGTGGGCTACCACCCAACAACAGGTGGGTGATTACCTTATTTATGGTGGTGATAACATGCAGTCCGGTCTTGAAGGAGCGCTTATTAAGATGAAGACTTTGTTGTCAGCTCCAGGTATGGACGAGTCAGAACCTAATATCAATGCCGACATCTATGGTAATTGGTATGGAAATAGAGGACGAGGAAATGTTGTTGTATCTTTTACAGCCTACCTTGGAGGAGAGATGGTTAAACAAGGATTTAATTTCATTAATGAAGGAGGTACGGAAGTTTACTCCGACAGCATCACTACCAACGTTTCAGCTCATGGTGAAACCAATTACCAAAATATAAAAGGTTTGTACACTAAGATGGGTACGATGGTTTATAATAAGGAAAAGCGTGATTGTGTTATTGTTATAGGTTAAGGTGATGGAAGGTCTTTGGGATAAATACAGTAGGATTAAGGAGGTGTTTTACCGGGATTTTGTTTATGATTCCAGCTACACAGAGCAGGCCTCGTGCATCCCACTGTCGTCGGTGAAGGACGGGGTAGGCTGGGTCGGCGACGGAACCATTAATCTGGCTCAGTATCTTCAGTTTCTATACACGGAAATAATTCTCGGCAATAAGACAGAAGATGATGTTCGTAATGCCATATTGGTACTTACTCGCCTTGCCGATACTACTTATGATCTATTTTTTAATAACAATAAAGGTATTTATTTCAAATTCGAAAAAGGATTTTTCTTAAGAGATGACATACATGGTGAAGACGCAAACAAATTTGGTCTTTCCAAAATAAGTTCAGGGTACACTAATGGTATAGAGTTAAAAGACGAAGACCCTTGCTTTTCTCCATTTATCTCGCAAGATCAGATTTGGAATCTGGCTCCGATATTAGCTTTCTTATCAGAAAAAGGATTTGAAGAAGCCAGGCAAGCAGGATACGATATTTTTGAGTACGTTATTAGAAACGGGCACAAGATATACAATCCTTATTACAGTGCCTTGCTTCATCATTGGACATTCCTTCCTGATATGGATACCGATAAGGTCAAGCCGTGGGATAGGGTTAGTAACCGGAATAAGAATCTTAAATACAAAGTTAAGGTTAAGAGAGGTGCTAACAACTGGTACTTCTCTGGAGGGTTCAGATGGGCGTTTAAGAAGTTTGGTGGCAAGTGTAGTACATTCTGGCACTGCCTATGGTATAAGCTATTTATATTTTTAGCAGATAGGGTATATCATCCATATGTATGTAAATGGTTTGGCATTAAAGTCAAAAATAATTCTTACTATTGTCTTGGATCCACAAATGAAAAATCATGGTACGGTCCTAAGTTTAGAAAGAGGTTGGTTAATAAGTTTAACAAATCTTTGGAAGGGGGAGAGCTATTTATGCCTCATCTGGTTTTTCTTCATGGATGTGAAGACGTTGATAGAAGCAGCTTAGAGTCCTACCTTAAGGAATGGGAATGGGATGGAATTAATTCTCCTATTGAGTTTTTGACTTTGTGTAATTGGTTTAAAATTATTTTTGACAATGAAAATATACTATAAATCAAAAATAGCTAAGTTATTTACGTTCATTGACGGCTACAAAACGATTATGTTGTTTGGAGCCGTATTTACCGAACGTGATAGTATATCATTGAGAGCCGAATATCATGAGGAGGCACATTGCAATCAGTATCATACGTTATTTGATTTTGGTATGTTCGTGTCTTTGCTTACAATAGGATTGTGTCTCTTATTCGGTAATATAGGATGGTGGATGCTGTGGCCGTCTCTTATTCCGATATTTTTATACTATTCATGGTATTTAATTGAGTACCTGATTAGGTTGTGTATATATCGCAATCACGATAAGGCATATCATAATATCGTATTTGAAAGAGAGGCTTTCGACTTGGAAAAGTATTGGAATAAGCATGATGTTTTGAGGAAGGAGTCGGAAGGGTTTAGTTTCCTCGGTTATTATCGGAAGGAGTATTTTTATGAGTAGGAGAAGATATTTTGAGGAACAGAGATCTGGTAATGGAGCTATTTATCATTGTGTAAAAACAGAAATCGAGCCTGGAGATAGGATCAGGTTATTTAATTTAATGAATAAAATCAAATCCGATACAATTAGCCAGGATAAGATAAATAGCGTATTGAATCAACTTAGAGAAGGAACAGCCTTTAATATTCATACTCAGAGTCCAGTTTCTTTTTCGTTTTCAAGCACCTCTACCGGTTACGAACCAATGGCAATATGGATTAGATTTGACCATTATCCTGCTCCAAGTGAACAACAGGGTATTATATACAAGTTTCAGATAAATGATCAGAGGTACGTTTTTATGTTTTCTAATAGATACGATGGAATGAGAGATCTTATTAATAATGCAGATGAAGATGTTGATTGTGTTACTTCTGCAACAGAGAGTAGTATATATCACAATGATTCTTTTTATATATTTGTGTAAATTATGAGGAGGAGATTCGAATATAAAGACAGGGAGCTTGAAGACTTTATCATAAGGTTTTATCCGGCTGGCAATTACACATGGATAGTTCCTGAAGGCTGTTTTTCCGTAGACGTCTTTTTAGTTGGTGGAGGTGGTAGTGGCAGCTCTGCCGGCGGTGGAGGTGGTTATACCAAGACCTTCAAATCTGATAACAAAGGCTGGAAAGACGGAGAAGCTATTGCTGTAAAACCTGGTCAATCTATTTCTATAACAGTAGGAAAAGGAGGAGCAAAGGTTTATCAAGCCGAACAAAATTCTCCTGGTAAAGATGGTGGTTATTCTCAATTCATGAGTTCGTCTTATAGAGCAAATGGCGGAAAGGGCGCTAATAAACATAAGGGAGGAGATGGTGGTAGTGCCGGAAGTTCGACATATACACAAGATGGTGCTTCGGATGGTGGAGACACTAATGGAGAAGAGTATGGAGTAATCAAAGGTCAAGGTCATACTACCAGAGATTTTGGAGAATCCGGCGGTAAAAGAAATGCCGGTGGCGGAAGTGGAGAAACTAACACCGGAGTAGTATTCCAAGGAGGAATATCTGATTACAGTGAAGGATCTGGCACAGGGGGATCAACAAACGGGTCCGGTAAAGGAGGAGGAGGTTATGGCGGCGGAGGAGGCGGCGTCAGATACTCTATGGTTTATGCCGGAGCCGGCGGTGATGGTACTGTGTTAATTAGGGGTAGAAGATATAAATCGTAAGTAGATGTTATGAGACGAAGATTTGAAAATGTTAATATGGCTATGGGTAATTGTTTCTCTCCTGTAATGGAAGGAAGTCAATTTCAATGGAATAATATTGTAGTTAATAGTCCAGTATATATAACTCCAATAAGAAGAAAGAAATTCAAGATAAGTTTTGGAGAATTTGATTTATCCAAAGTTTTGTCTAATGTATCATCTAATCGTGATATTATAATAAGAGATAAGTCTGCATATACGTTTCTATTGTTACTTCTGTCTGCTGATCATTCTAAATGCAGTTTGTTTAATAATCATCTAACAGTTAATACCCAGGATTTACCAAGATATATTTTTTACATTGATTCCGAACATGAGGAACTGTATTCATACAAAGACGGGGGTTTAGAAAGTAACGTGACGATAATGGATCCAGTTGATAATTATTTCTATAATTATATTGATATTCAAATAAGAAATTTCAATGATAATCCTATCCCCGATTTTTATGTAGGTGTGGTCGATAAAGTAGGAGACTGAAAATGTATTTCTTTTCTTCACCTACTTTAGAAATCCATGATTAAATCTCTTTTGCTATCTTTGTGACAAACAGTTATAAAATGGCAGCAGAAGATAACAGAAACATAGCGGTTCCTCAAACAGGCATGAATCGCGATCTGCATCCGTCGAGTCTTACGGATCAGCATTATACGTTTGCCTTGAATGCCAACATCGAATCCGAGGACGGTAATGTTGGGATGAGATCTAACGAGCACAGTAATCTTAAATGCATTGATTTCGATGGATTTAAGGTTATTGGTTACAAGAATGATCTTACTTCGGGCAATATCTATTTTTTTATAACAAATCCTGAAACAGGCGTATCTAAGATAACTTATTTCAAGCCTGAATCCGATACAAGTATCTTATCCGATTCCGATATAGAGTCTATGGTAGAAGGATCGGAGTCGTTGTGTTCTGGCATGAAGACCTTGCTGGAAGACAACGAGCAAGATCCGTGCCTTAAGTTCTCTATCTATCATCCTATAAAAACCATAGAAATAAAGACAGAGAAATGTGGGAAATGTATTTACTGGACTGACGATTATAATCCTCCCAGGTATGTTATTGTAGACAAGGCTCTGACGGCGGATGATGAAGGAGATATTTGGTATCATTATCATGGGTATAAGATATGCGATAAAGAATATGATAGAGACAAATTCATGCAGGAGAATGGTTGTTTTCTGGCATGTGAGAAACTTAGGGTGTTTCCGCTACTGGACCAGCCATGCGTGGAGCCGGTACAGATAGAGTACGGGGGCAGCCTACGTGCCGGCGTGTATCAGTTTGCTGTGGCCTTGTGCGATGAATTTGGCAACGAGAAAACCAACTATACTTCATTGACTAATCCTGTTCATGTATTTGATGAGCAATATATTAGGATAAATGATGGTAAATGGGGAGAAAGAACTAATCTTGGTATAAGACTTAAGGTGTCTAATCTGGATAGGCAAGTCAGCCATTACAAGGTGGCTGTTATTCAGAATACTGTAGGATACAATGGCGAAACACAACCTGTAGTGGATTATTTTATAGAAGGTATTCATCCTATTACAGAGAAGACCATATACTATTATTCTGATCTTAATAATAAGAGGACAACATTTGAACATATTTCTTTAAAAAGAGCCATATATAATACATCAAGAGGAATAGTGTCAGTCGGAAATCGTCTTCTTCAATATGGTCTTACGGCAGAAAAAGAATGGAATTTGCAGCCTGTAGTTTCTCTTATGGGGCATTTTCTAAAATGGCAGGCATCGGTAGCCCACGAAGATCTATATAAGGATGGTAATGCTTGTTCGTTGTATGTGGGATATATGAGGAATGAAGTGTATCCGTTTTCTATCTCGTTTAAGACATCTACTGGTTATAAAACTCCAGCATTCGTTCTTGTTCCCCCACCTTCTGATAAGGCAAGAGAGGAAATGAACAAAGACAGTATCCCATACCAGTCTATAAACGCATATGCTCCGGATTGCTCAGGTGTTGATAGGAAATATGTATGGCAGTATAGCAATACGGCAGGAGATGGGGTATTGATTGACGACGATGCGGTTGTTATAGATGAAGAACAGAAAGAGTGTAACAACCCGGCTACTGTAGGTCAAACTGTTATAGTGGAAAGCAATTTCGCTACTTTTAAAGGGAAATCAAGATTTATTATCGATTATGATGATATTGTAGGAACCCCTATAAATTATTTGTCTGAAAATATAGGTCTTGTAGCTTGTAACAATAAGGAGAATGGAGACAATGAAAGACAGATATGCGATATAGCTACCAAATACAGAGAAGACGGAACACAGGATTATATGGAACCAATTGATCATATTGGGTTGCCAGAAATGGAAGGAGACTGCGAAGTTCCCCATCGTCAAGAATCTATATTGTCTGCTCCAGTTCCACTAATAACAGGCCTTGTAGAAAATTATATCTATAAGGTTCTTAGCGAAATGGAACACGTCTCTACAGATTATCTATATACCACAGGAGGAGAAAATCAGAATAAGTATTCTGTGTTGTTTAATTACGAGACAATGGATTCTTTATCTGAATGGATGGAGGAAGCATTTTTTGGGTATAGCGCTGGCAGCATATCAGGTGATGGCAATCAACACCTTTGTTCTGAGTTTTATCCATACTTACAACCTGGATCTGTTTTAAAAACCGTGTCTGATGCTATATACGTATTAGATACCATGCCTTGTACATGCGGATGTTATATTGAGAGTTATTGCTCTGATCCTACTGTGTCAAGAACTGATTATAACAACTTTCAGAATTATAATTATCTTCTTGGAAGTTATATTCTTCATATAGATGGATGGAGCCAAAAGATAAATGATGTAGGAGATTGGCGAGCCGGTAGATCTACCAGTACAGTCATAAATAATCAGTATAGATCAAAGAACGGACCCAGGTATTGTATTGAGCAATTTTGGCCTGAAGCTTCTGAGAAGTTGCAAGATATGATATATAAAAATTCGGATACCGGTATAGATGAAACTGATTGGAAATTTGAAGGGTATGTAAACAATGCTACATTTAATAATCCTACAGGGGATAAGCTTAATATTGGATTCGCATCTGAATTTGTGGTATGGAAGTTTGTCAGAAATGTAATGACAAATGCAAGATTTATTAGAATCAATAGACCAGAAGAGTGGGACATAGAAGGTTATAAAGACGAGAACAAAGTTCTTTATCTTGAAGCTCTTGGAAAGGTAGATGGCATAATGGATGCTGTGTCTACCAATTACGTTCGTGTTTCTTTTTGGAAGGATGTTGAAACATGGTCCCCTCTTGGAATAGTACCAGTTGAATTTGATAGACCTGAGTATGAATCATCTCATTCCGTTATTGTTAACATAGCAAGACCGGCTTTCGGAGAAATAAATGAAGAGTTTTTTGATTCTATAGGTCAAAATTATTTTTATGTTACAATAGAATCTCCTATTGTAGCAGTTCCTTGGATAATGACGTTTAGAAAAATTCAATTTTGTTCTTATAAAAATTATGATACCCCAGAAGAAGAGGAAGAAGAAGGAAAGAAGCCTTCCCGTGCTATTCTTGGAGTCGCTTTTGCTACAGGTAAAACTATATATCCGTATATTTTTGGTATAAGAGAAAAGGAGGTAAATAAGATTGATTTGTCTGTGGATTCTATAACACTTAGATCAACTGTCTTATTTGCATCAAAATGTCAGACATGTGGAGATAGGCCCATCAATTGCAAGCCTCGTCCTTATAAATACGGTGATTTTGCATATTGGGAATCATCTGAGAAATATCCTGCTAATTTTGAACTTTATGATAGTAGTAGGATGAAAATAGACACAGGCAGATCTTATGGTGATCCAAAAAAATCAGAAGCTTATTCTAATATTATGAATAAGTTAACAGAATATTATGGTGCTCCTTTGTCAGACAAAGATGGATTATCTTATTTCAAGGGCCATTCTTATGGAGGAGTAGATACTTCTACCGTATTTTGCCAACAACCTATACGTCATTACCGGTTCCCAGATAATAAGCATATACCATTCATGAACAGTGATGAACGTGGATATGACATAGCTTCTGAAATATATCCGGTAGGTATTATGGTAGATGAGAACACCATACAAGTGTTTTTGGATTTTGCAGTGGATTCTGGTTTGATTACGCAACAACAAAGAAATACGATTGTAGGATATGAACTGTATCGTGGAGATAGGAGACTAAATAGGTCGGTTGTGGCTTCAGGATTAGCCTATGATATGCTTAGATACATAGGAGACGATGGTAATGTGAATATCTATCCTAATTACCCATATAATGACCTGTCACAAGATCAATATAATTATACGTCTGGCAAAAGAGACGAGTTTATATCCCATCCTTTCGACAAAGGAGGAAACGTGTGGTATTCATTCTGTTCACCTGATATTTATTTCAACAAGCCAGAACTTCCAAATGAAGTATGTATAGACGGGTTTCAAAGAGGAATGTCTGTGGGCAGTTTCGTACCTGTAGAAGATCATCCAAAATGGACTATCTTAGGTCCTGCCGCATACACGATGGCTGCGTCGCTTGCCGCAGTTGAATCAAGTGCTACAATAGCAGCTATGATAGCAGAAGAGCTTCAGATAAGGGCGCAGTCTGGATACATAGGAGGGTCGGCCGGTCTTACCGGAGGAGGATTCCTAACGAATTTAAGTGTGGCTATGCTGTTTTCTTCAATGGTGTCAACCATCAGTCAGACTCTTGCTAAAGGCCCGATATTGTACGGTAAGTACCGTTATGATTGGCTTAATACGTTTATAAACAATGGACCAAGACGTAATCATGCATGGTATTATACTTCTGTGGGATTATATAATTCAATGATAGGCATAACAGATCAGGATAAGTATGAACGAAATTTTGCCCGTGGTTTATCTTCTGTTAAGTACATTAAGTCTGGCGTATATCCGATGATGGATGCCAGTATGTCTTCTAAATGGGGAACCGGTAGAAATGATAATGAGGGACGTTTCTTATTCGTTAATAATATAGATCGTGAATCTTCGTTATTTTTATCATTTGGTGATCCAGGTGAAAAAGGAGATGGTAAATCGAAATATTTATTGGAATATCCGAACTATGTTTACAATTACGACAGTAGCCGCATAGATGATTCGGTTATTGCTGGAAGTGATGTTGTAGCAGGAAGAACATTCGAGCAATCCAAAACAGTATCGTACATCTGTTCTCCGTATATGAGACTTATGCGATATAGGCCGGATCAATATGGACAGATAGAAGATATAAAATGGATTTCCATAGGTGGATGTGGATTTTTCACTAATGAAAAGAAACTGATATTCGGTGGCGATACGGTGATAACCAGATTTTCATTAAAAAGAAAATTCCCTGTTTTTTATAATAGCGCTTTTGGTGTTGGAGACATGATACCATTCCCATACATGGATTACAGAAATGTAGGGTATCCAAGATATTTTGTTAATTATGATACTGGAGAAGACGCTCTTGAGACAATAGATAACGAACGTTTCAATAGCTGGACATCATCTAATAAAGGAAGATACGCTTTTTATCCAAACAGGAAGAGCTTATACGAATTAAATGGTGACACATCCGGCAGGTACGTTAATGGAAGATTTTATACATGGTTCTATGGCATTCCTCAGTTCCTTGTAGAGTCTGAAATAAATTGTAATTTCAGATTAGAGGGCCCTCAGCCTCATGAACTATTCTATCCAAAAGTAGGAGATTTTGTTTGGTGGACACAAGAAAAGAACGTATCTATCCATAGGGATAATGATTACAAGATAAGTCCTATCTATTCGTCGAGGATGACACTAACACCAAATGTATTGCCGGCAACGTACGAACGACGTTTTTATGACTGTGCTTACCAACGTCCTAATGGTGTTATATGGAGTAGGGCTGATGTATCTGAAAACAGCCAAACAGATCCGTGGCTGACGTACAAGCCTATGGACTATCATGAGTTCCCAACCAGCAACGGGAAGCTTATTCACATGAAGCGTATTGAATCCGATCAGATTCTTGTCAGATTCGAGGATCAGGTTTCACTCCATAACGCCATAGACGTAATCAAGGAGCGTACCTCCCCAGGGCAGGCCGAGATGGGCACCGGCGGTCTGTTCGCGTCCCGGCCTCTGGAGTACAACACGACCGACCTCGGTTATTCTGGAACCCAGAGCACTGAAATAATTAGTTCAGAATTTGGTCACTTCTGGGTAGATACTAAAAGAGCACAGGTGTTTATGACCGATCCTAATGGACGTAATCTTAAGGAACTTAGTGTAGGTATCAGACATTGGCTTAAGCGTCATCTTCCGTTTAAGATTCTTAGATACGGAATAACTAATATCTTGACCGGTGCAGAAATGACAGAAGAAGATACGGATAATAAATTTATCGGTCTTGGTCTGTCTCTTGGATGGGATAATAGGTATAAGAGGGTACTTATCACGAAAAAAGATTATATACCTGTTAAGAACCCGGCATATTACAAATATGATGGTGGAAGGTTCTTGTACAATGAAACAGAGGTGCTGTCAAACGATAAGGAAATATCTTTAAAGGATGAACAATATTTCAAGGACGTGTCGTTCACTATCGGATATTCGTGTCTGAAACAAGAATGGATTTCTTATTATTCGTTCTGTCCTGACTATTATATAGAACAGCAACAATATTTCCAGACAGGAATAAACTTCCCGGCATCGGATGAAGAAGGTGGCTTATGGAGCCATTTGCTGACGAATAAGAGCTTTCAGACATTTTACGGAGCAACATATCCATTTATATTAGAAGTGCCGATAAAAGAGAAATATAACGGTTCTACGCTGGCTTCTGTTGAGTATGAGCTTGATGCAAGGAAATACGTCGATGATGTGAATTACACTCTTGACAGGAAAGTAGGTTTAGATACGATAACTATCTACAACGACACAAACAACTCAGGTGAAATTCATCTTGTTCCAGAAGAAAAGAATAATTTAGCACAACGTATATCATATCCGAAGATCGTAGGTGACCATACTGAGGTCCTGGATACTGAGGTATATAGAAGACATAAGTTAAATGACTTCTTCAACAGGGTTGACGATGACCGATCTGAAACACCTATCTGGATCAAGGACGATAACGATATAAATAAGTCGGTTAATTCTGATGCTCTTAATTTCAGACGGTCATGGCTGGACAGGTTAAGAGGAAGTTGGATGCTGATGAGGATAAAGAAAGTAATTAGCAACCGGAAGATTATATTCCAGTGGTTGATTTCTGAAGATAAGATTAAGAATAGATAAATTACAATATTTAATAAGTTGAAAATAAGTAGTTTTTATTTTGTGATTTAATAATAGTTGAATATGTTTGTAGCGCCTATTGATCCATCTCGGACAGATAGGCGCTTATTTATGACAATTTAACCAATAAAACCACCATGCTTTAGTAGGTGGATGAATTGGGTTGATTAATTTTGAATCAAAATTACAAATAAAAAAATGATTTCATACAAATACAACATCTATCATTCAAAGAAAACGAAGTATCTTGACAAGATGTTTCGTGAATGTTGTTTTGTGTGGAATCATGCTTTAGCTCTACAACGTAGATATTATAGACTGTTTGGGAAATACATACCAGTTGGTAAGATGCAAAAACATTTCTCTAAAAGAATTAATAGAAATCTTCTTCATTCCCAAACAGTACAAGAAATCCTTCAGAGATTAGACTCAGCATACAATCGTTTCTTCAAAAAGTTAGCCAAACGACCTCCTAAGTTTAAGGGAGCTGATTGTTTTAACTCCTTTGTTTTTAAGCAAGGAGGGTTTACCCTAAATGGTAATAGTCTAACAATTAACAAAGGAAAGAAACGATTTAGATTTTCATACAGTAGAGTCTACAAAGGTAATGTTAAACAAATTAGAATAGTTAGAGAAACCTGTTCCCGTTTTAGTTTGATTATAGTTACAGATCATAATCCTTCAAACTCTTATAGAAAGACACATGATGGTGCATCTATAGGATTGGATTTTGGTCTGAAAACTTATCTAACTAAAAGTGATGGTAGCAAAATCGATTCTCCATTATTCTTCAAACGATATCAAAACAAGATTAGAAAACTAAACAAACGGTTTTCTAATGCAAAGAAAGGATCCAATAATAGGAGAAGGAGACTGTTTGAACTACAACAAGCGTATCGTAAAATAAACGATCTTCGATCGGATTTTCAATGGGGATTAGCTCATCAGTTATGCAAACAGTATGATTATATTTTTATTGAAGATCTAAACATTGAAGGAATGAAACGTTTGTGGGGAAAGAAGGTTTCTGATCTTAGTCATTCTTCTTTTATTGATAAACTTACGTATGTTGCCTCAAAGTATGGAGTAACGATACACAAGATTGACAAATGGTATCCTTCTTCCAAAACTTGCGAATGTGGCTGCATTAATAAAGGACTGTCGTTACGCGACCGCACGTGGGTATGCCCGTCGTGCGGCGCAGTCAACGACCGTGATGTTCTTGCAGCCCGTAATATACTTCGGAAGGGCATTTCCGAATTGGAGAGCAAGAGTAATTCCAGCGATAGTAATATCGGGGTTTCTTGCGCTTGTATCCAAGAATCCCATTCGCTTTAGCGATGGGAGTATGTCAAAGAGGATCTAATATCTTGAACATAGCTGGCTGGTCAGAATCTATCTTCGATGTTATTAACAGCAAGTTCTGTGGATATAAGAATATGATTGAAGAAATTAAGAAAATAAAAATATAATCATTGATTTTGCTTCAATAGTAAACAAGTTTTAGCTTTAAAGATATAGCCGAAGAAGTACGTGAGTATATCTTCGGCTTTTTTGTTTATTTTTGTTGAAAAACAGTTTGTTATGAAACAAGTATTATATAAAAATGACATATACCCCTATAATGTAAGGGTATTGCTTGGGGCAGATGAAGAGTATATAGTTAAGACGTTCGCCAACCTGGAAGTAGAAGATCAGAGCTGGGAGGGGTGGACTGATGATTATGGTGGCAGAACTATTTTCGTAGGAAACCGAACCAATCACAGGAAAGAAATATGTTTCTTGTTTCATTCACTGTCTAATATGGATGTTAGAACCATAGGACACGAATGTCTGCACGGTCTTTCCCTTTATTGTAAGTATCTTAATATTAACTACAGTTTTGACGCCGGAGAAGATGAGCACGCTGCCTATCTAATGGGATGGTTGGTTGACAAGGTTTGTGATGCTTACCACAAATTTAAGAAGGAGGAAGAAAAATGAAAGAAAAAGAATTTGATTTTGTGATATATCCACTAAAGTTGATTATCACCATAGGGTTAGATTACAAAACATTGTGTGATCGTTTTGAGAATGCAGAATTGGATCATGAAGGAGAATGGGGAGATGAAGGCGATTTAGATTCAGAAGTCTCTTTTATGAATCTTGTTCGTGATAAGGGAGATGATAGAGCTTTTAAGTTATTATGGAATTTTCAAAGTGAGAATGATATGACTATACAAAACATATGTCATGAATCATTTCATGCAGCTATGTCGGTATGCCAACATTGTAATATGTCTCTTGGCTTTAAGGTGGGAGAAGATGAACACGCAGCTTACATAGCCGGATTTGTTGGTAATTGCGCAGGTGAAATGTTTGGATTCTTAGAGGAAGAAAAAGATGGCAAAGAAAATTAAAAATTATGTAAAGGACAAACAACCAAAAACATTATGGAATAAAATTGGTCCGTTTGTAAAACTTAGAGAATATCTGGCATCTAATATAACACCTGATGTGTATGCTAACGAAAGAGGATTAAAAACCAAAATAATGGAATTTTTTGGTCAAGATGTTCCGAAAGCCAATGTAGATGATTTTAGTCAAAATCTTTGGTTTAGATTCTTAAACCAACCAAATAACCTGAAAGAGGAAAACGGGATTGTTAGAATACCAGATAATATCAAATCCATTATATCTGACAGGATAAATGGTGGGTGGGAAAAAATGGCTAAAAAATATGGAAAGGAACTTGATTCCTTAGATAATAAGATAATTGATGGAAAAGTTGCAGGCAAGGACGTATCTGATTTGGAGGAGTTAAGGGATGTAACGAGCAGGAAACTTGGAATGGTGGAAGAGGGGATAGATCTTTTAAAAAAAGCCAGAACCGGAGAACATCAGGTATTTAACGAATACAATTTTATACCGGATGCTTACGGCGATTTAAATGATTTGTCAGGCTTATCAAGTTTTACCATGTACCGTGATGATAAAGGCAGGATGGTCGTAAAGGATAAGTATGATTTTTATAGGAATGATCAACCTATTAAAGTAGGGATTGTTACTAAGACTCTTGATGCAATAGGATATCCTTTTGAAATCAGGGATTATGTGGAAGATAAAATCCCATACGAAGAGAGCGATCCAAACAAGATCCTGTTTAGATCCATTATTGATTCCAAGAATGATTTGGATAAAAGGATGGAGATAAGATCCAAAAAACAAGGAGGGGAGTCTTCTAAGCCAGAAATAGATTGGGATTTATTTAAATCCAAATATGAGAATATGAAGCGTGTAGGTAAAGGTAAACATCGCACTATGGACGTAGAAGGGATGAATATGATCTATGATGCTTTATATGACAAAGGTTTTAATCAACGCCAGATAGAAGCCGTACTTGGAAATATTATTGAAGAATCTGGTGGAAACCCCTACGCTGTATCTGAGGATGGAAAATTTAGGGGACTTTTTCAAGAATATTATAAAAGATATCCGCCAAAAGAGTTTGAAAGAGATAAAGAAAGATTTAAGAGCGATAAGCGTGGATATATCAACTACATGATAGACAGATTTTATGATCATGTTCAAGATGCTGGGAAGTATAGTATAAAAGATACTAAATACAAAAAAGCTATTCATGCAGTAAACGAATTTATGTCAGAAGATCCAGATACGGATTATTCGTATCCACTTGTATATGCTTTTGAAGCTCCATCAGATAAAGAAGGAACTTATAAAAACAGAAAGAGCGTATCAAACTTGATAAGCCAATCTTACGTTTCGAATAATGTTGATAAATTAGATGATGATGATAAAAAGGATGATAATATTATTAATGCCATTCTTGGTATAAAAAACGATCTTGAATTACAAGACCCTATTTCCACTACAAGAGGCGAAGCCTTTAAAGAAGCCAGGAAAAGAGGTCTTAAGGAATTTACGTGGAATGGAAAGAGGTACAATACTAATATTAAAAAAGAAGGTGGCGTAATTGGCAAACAGCGTGAAGCATATGAATACTTTACTGGAAAGCGAGGCATGTCTAAAATACAGGCGCTTGCCATCATAGGTAATCTCATGGCTGAATCCGGTCTTAAAGACGACATATACGGAGACAACAGAACATCATACGGCATACAGCAATGGCATAATGAGCGCATGGATAAGCTATTCAAGCATGCCAAAAAGAAAGGTCATTCTACACCCACATTCAAAGACCAACTTGAGTTCTTAGCTGACGAATACGAAGGAAAGACCGGATATTCTAATTTCTTATACACAAGAAAAGGAAAAGAAGGACCAGGGTATTACAATTACAGCCGGCAGGACTTTATGAACGCCGATAACCTTAAAGATGCTGTAGTAGCTTGGAACCAAGGAGCAGGGCGTCCTCATAAGAGTGTTATAAGAAATGATGACCGTTATAACTATGCTATGGAAGTTGCTAAAAATCTTGGTTTGGAAATTGAAGAAAATTCAGTATCTTTGTATGGTCAAATGGGATTCGGAGATGCTGGTGAAATAGCAGCATCGGTAACACTTCCAGAGGTAGAAGTGGCAGCCGCCCTCCCTAACCCAGAAGCCCCGTCCCAGGAGGGACAGTCCGAGGAAGAGAGATTCCGTACATGGACTGAAACGTATGGTAAGGACATCATAAATCATTTACTGACGTTAGACGGGAAAAAGGATGGTGATGACAGTGATTACAGCATGATGTATAGACAGCATGAAAAAGAAAGCGAAGAGGATAAGAAAATGGCTTTGATTAATGCCGTGCTTCCCAATATACAGCTTCGCATTAAAGGCGTCACCGAAAATTAGAACAAGACTGTATTTCTTTTACATTAATAAATTCAAGCCGGATTTGAGACTCGTTACACGGATACCGAAGGTTGAAGAACGATATCAAGATAATCCGGTTTTTTTGTGCGATTTCGTGAAGGATGGAACTATCATCGCCTTGGTTTAACAGAACAGACCTACGTACTTCCACTGTCCTGACGGGCATGGGCGCTCGTCTCGCCTACCAGCCTGCCTAATTCTCCACTGGCTATCTAATATAATTATTAACGTCACTCCATCACCTATCTCCCTTCAGTCGATAGGTTCAGTCGTTTTTAAATATTATAAGTTCTTTCGCATCGTTCCCTTCGGTCACGATACTCAATCCTTTAACACAATTAGGCAAACAATACAATAGACGGAAAAAGTAATTTGTCAATCCGTTCACTCACTTAACTCCCTTCGGTCGTTAAGTTCATTCACTGTAAACAATTATATGAATAAATTGTAAAGTATATAAAATAATATAAATAATATAATGAGTAAGATCATTGAAAATGGTCTTAATATTAAGGAAAACGGAGACTATTCATAGGCGTAGTTTTAATTCAAGATTTGTTGTCCCACCCCTGACGGTCAGGCTGTTACGTTCAGAGTCGTTTTCCCGTCTCTTATCCAAATCGTCATAAAATAAAAAACCTTGTATCCTATTTCTCTCAAACCGGATACAAGGCCGTGCATTTTCTTCTTTGAGCGTATGATGAAAAACCATATCTTTGCACTGAAACAATAAAATAATCATGGAGACAAAGTTAAAAGAAATAACAGATCCTCGCAAGTTGCACGACAAGCTCTTTAAGAAAGAGCAGGTCTCTCCTATAGAAGTTATATACAATAGCTTCAGCAACTTAGGGTACAATGTAGTACGCCGTCCAGCCGGTCAGTGTTTAGGCAATTTGAGATATTTTAATCTATTTTATGACAAACATACTCATCATTTCTATCAGAAAAACAGGAAGTTGAGATATTGTAGTAATTTTCTCATATCTGATTACTGGAAAGATAGAGTGCGATGTTTCATAGTTTGGAACTTTGGATTTGGAAGATTCTTTCCGTACAATGACTTTATTGAGGCTATGGTTTATGATTATCTTCGATATGGGAGAAAGTCAGTTCCTTATCTTAAAAGCGTGCAAGAGGCTGAAGAAAAGTGTGTAAGGTTCTATATCCGGTCTCAGATAGATATGCTTCGTAAGGAAGGATATGCTGCTTATAGGGCTAAGTTCAAGGAAGAACGTCCTCAGTATTTTATTGGAGACGATAGGACGGTGTTTAGATGCCTTGACAGCTCTTTAAAAAGAGAAGAGAAGATTGCTGCATGCGTAGCCCACAAAAGGGCTTTAAAAGAAGGGATAATGACTTCCTTCATCAATCACCTTAAGAAACATCCTACCACTTTATATTCGTGGTTTTCATCAGAGGTAGATAGCGAAGGAAAGAATAGGCTCTGTCTATCTGAAAAGGCTGTTTCGTATTTGAATAAGAGACTGGTTCGCAATGGATTAAAGGCTCTTTCTGCATCATATCTTTTTAGAACGTTTAGAAAAATGGTGAAGACCTTGTTCGGTTTCAATGTCAGGTCGTTCTTGAATAGCTGTCTGATGTCTGTTTCAACAGAAGAGGTTTTAACCAAATCTATGAAGAAAATAGTTTCCAAGACGGTGCTGTTTTTGTACAAGAGAGCGCTTAAGAACTATCGCCGGGCATGCGGTCTTAAGTACGACCCTGATTCGGGCGGTTTGTCTGTCATACGTCCCTGATTTTTAAACGTATCCCATAACGTTGGATTTTCTCGTTCGTTTCTCTTATCTTTGTGAAAAAAGATAGTATGAAATTACGAATCATAAAAAATCGTCCGATATTCGCTCCTGGCGGTAGTGTTCAGGATAAGAAACAGGATATTAATGTATCCTCTACTCAGCCTATTCTTGATTATGGAACGCCTGTTAATAAATGGGGTGAATCTGATATTCAGAATATATATATGCCTTCTGATGTGACTTTAGAAACAGAGGAGGGGGAGATAAATCCATTTAGTGGTATGCCTACATCCGATCCGTTTTTTGAAAATCATGATGCAGGATATGCAGGATATCTCGCTGATAATAGGGGTATGGTTAAAAACGTAGAGAAATCAGTCGTTGATAATGCAATGAATTTAGGTGGTGTTGATTCTGATTCCTCTAAAGAAAAACGTTCCCAAGATGGTAATCCTCTTGATCCTATGACTACCCCATATTATTCACCCGATCTAACCGGCAGAGCTCAAATGTTCGGTACAAGTCTTGGCCGTATAAGAGCCGGTAATAAGGTCGGTGCTAATGTGGCTCAAGCTGCCTTGTCTGGTGTTAGTTTAGGATTAGGTCTTACCCGTAATATCATGGGAGCTTCATCTGCTGCGTATGCAGCCAGCAGAGACGAGCAGGCGGCGAGGGAAAAGCTCGAAAAAGAGCGCCGGAAGCAGTTTATCCGATGGGAACGTGAAGGCGGTGGTGTTAACCTCGGAAATGGACAGAGAATAGATTCTTCCGATTTGACAGGAGAATACATTTACCCTCTTCCTAAATCTATGGAGGATAATGCTAATGTTGAGATAGAAAAAGGAGAATACGTTTTGACTCCGGATGACGTTGGTCCTATGGAGTCAAAAGGTGACAGGCATGAAGACGGCGGCACTCCCGTTGATTTGCCAGAAGCTCATATTATTTCAGATTACCGTACTATCGATGATGATTTCGCTTCTTACGTAAGGGAAAATTATGGCATTAGAGCTACGGAAAAAGATACGTATGCTACGCTTCTTGATAGGTATAAGAAAAAAATAGGATTGTCCGAAAAGTATGATGATCAGGAACGTGTTTTCAAGAGGTTAGAAAAGAATAAGGATGTTAAGGATAAAAACACTTCTGAGTTGAATAAGTCTATTCTTTCCAAGTACGTAAATGATAATCAAAAGGAAATAGACGAACTTGAGGTACAATTCAGGTCTTTTGCTGATATTGTCTATAACAAACAAGAGGAATCCAAACGCCAAGAAAAGATAGATGCTTTCTTTAGAGATGGCGGAAAAGTTGATTTAAATGCCGTGAGAAAACAGGCTAAGGCTCTTAACGTATCTGAATCTGATGCTAAAAATTGGATATACGATGAGTATGTAAAGAGAGTTAGGAAAATGGCTGAAGGCGGCCCTACCAAAGAACAGATAGAGTGGGGTAAGAAAGTACAGCAGCTTTTAATGAAGCAGTTTGGACGTGCTCTTAATATGTCTATAGTGGATGTTGCGGACAGAGAACAGATTCTTAATCCTGATTCTGGTGTAAATTCTAATCAAAATCTGCAACACAGAAGCAGTTCCGGTTATGGTAGGGTAAACAACAAGGCTATTTCTAATTTGCTTGATATTAACCGTTGGGCTAATAAATACAATACAGATGGCGATTTTAATACAGAAGGATTCCAGACCGGATACAATAGCCAACTAAATAACCTATGGGCTTTGGCGGAATCAGGTGCTATAGCCAATGCTGAAAAAGCCAAGAAATTTAGAGACGAATACGGATTTTGGGGAGAAGATGCCGGTAAGTACGACCAAGGAAGTAAATCGGCATATAACTCATTTGCCGTAGATGACAAATTTGGACAAACTACGGCAACCAGATCATTTTATGGATTGGATGTAGTTACTCCTGAACAAAAGAGATTGTTGAACGAAAAAGGGATAAAGAATTATGTTGACTTATTTGGTGATAAATCTGATGCAGCTAAGAAGATTCTGGGTGCCGATTATAATAAGTTTGCTGCTTTAAAAGATAGTGGTTTGATGTCAGAAACAGACTTTGTTTTAGAAGCCGTAAATCCGGCATCAAAACCTATAGAAGCTGAACCTATAGGGACCGGCGCTAAATCTCCCAACCCAGGTTCTCCAGGCAGGATAGAAGTGAAGAAAGAAAATCCTGTTATTAATACTACTGTAGAAACGGAAGCTGAGGAAGAAGATGATACAAACGGAAGAAAAGGTGTCAGTCCTGCTTTATCAGGCCCTATATTCCCTGAGATGTTGAGGATGCTTGATACTGGATTAGAGATAGAGGGATTGGAAAGGCATCAGGCTCCGAGAATAGACCCAGTTCTGCAATCTGCTGATCAGTATATCAACGAGCTCAACCGTGCGACATCAGCTCAGTTGGACGCAGTAGGTGACGTGCCCGACTCCCAGCGCTCCGCTATTCTGGCTAATATGAACGCCATAGCTGGAAGCAATATAGCCAAGTACGTTAATGAAGTAAATTTCAATAACGCAAGGCAAATAAACGAAGCTGATAGATTCAATGAAATGGCTTATGTTCAGACAGACGATAAGAACATAGCGGAAAGGCAACGTTATGAATCTGGGTTATTGAAGGCTATGGCTATAAGGGATGAAAATCTTGCTCGTTATTATGACAGCATAAACAGCGAGATACAGAATAAGTTCAATGTTCGTACATCGTTGAATACCATAGCTTCCATAGCTCCGAATATGAGAATGCTTCCAAGTGGTCAAATTATTTACGTTCAAGGTAATCAGGATGTGATGAATATGGGTGATTATTCTACACCTTACTTGAGAAGTTTAAATGAAGAAGATGACGAAAATAGAAGAAGAAGGAGGACCAAATAGTGGCTTCACAGTATAGTATTTTAAGGCAATATGCCCCGTATGTTAGTCCTTACAACATAGATCTTGTTAAGGACGTCATGATGTATAAACAGCAGAAGGTTGATGCTGCTCGTGAAAAGATCTATACCCAGGTAGATTATCTTATGGGTCAAGAGATAGATAAGCCTGAAGCCCGCGCTTATATGGAAGATAAGATGTCAGGTGTGATTGCTAACATCAATCAAAAATTCAAAGGCGTGGATCTTTCTTCTGATGGTGTTACGAGAGCCATACAAGGAGAGATAAGTTCGGTGTTGGATGATACGGTCATTAACGCTATTGCCGGCACAAAAGAAGGCAAGAGGGTTATGAAGGAAATAGAATATATAAAACAGAATCATCCTGAACTTTATTCTCCTATTAATGAATGGCATGCTTTGGATCCTTATTACAAATGGAGGTCAGATGGTAAAGCAGGATCAAGGTTAGGAGGTCTTCATTATTCTCCTTATGTCGATTATACTAAGGAGATAAATAAGCTGGTTAGTGACTTTAGGAAAAATAACGAAGGCAAGAAGATTCAAACAACAGAATATGATGTTAAAGGTAATCCTACTGGTGGGATTATAGAAGTTAACGTAGATGAACTTACAGATTCCCAGATAAGGAATTTTGTGTCTGCTAACTTATCTGAAAACATGAGGAATCAGATGAGAATAGAGGCATCATATATGGCAGCTACCAATCCGGTGTTCAGTAATCCGGATTTGGTTAGTCAATACATTGGGTCTTATGTCGAAAGATACGATAGACACATAGGAGCATTGGAAGCGAAAAAGAAATCAGTAGGGGATAATAAAGATATTATTGATCGTATTGACAGTCAGATACAGGAAGCTAAAAATCAGAAAGCAGAAGCCAAGAGGGAGGCAGATATGATAATAGCTTCGTCAGATCCGGTAGCGGCCGCTAATTTTGTTGTTACCAATAATCTTTTCGATAAGATGACTGATGCATGGAGATACGACAATACAAGTTTTGAAAGGAAGAAAGATGATCTTTATTTTGCAAGGTTGGCAGAGGATAGGGCTCAGCAAAAGTTTTTGACTGATAATGCTAAGTCTATGGTTGAAATATCGTTGGCAAAAGAGCAGCTTGCTCAGGCCAAGATTGAAACCGAATACATGCGTACTTACGGTGCCAAGATGGGAACTGAAAGCTCATCCGCAGGCACGACAGGTGCAGGCGGTATGAGAGTGCCTATGGCTCCTATGGACGGGCCTACGGCTATTAACTCTGGAACAGGTAAGACAGGATCTGTTAATTTGGCCAATATTCCTTACGAGTTACTTAAATCTCATTCTACAGATCGTAAAGCCAATTTATTGAAATTATATAACTCATTATCTCCTACAGATAGAAGCAATATCGTTGCAGCATCATACGAAGAAGAAAAAACTGATCCAGGATTGTATGCTAATATGACTCCTGAAGAGCGGATATATTCTTATTTGAAAAACAATGGAGGTCAGAAAAACGGATATTTCGGGCAAGGCAATAACAGATTATCTGAAGCTTATGATGCTTTACTTCTTTCTGATTCTAAGGCAAATGGAGCTACAAAGGCTATAAATAACATAACTGATTATCAAATCGATAATATAGTTACTGAAAAAAATAAGGATATTATCAGGAAAGTTCGTAATGCTAAGTTTATGAAAGGAAATTCTTTTATAAATCTTACCGATACAGATGATAAGGCTGGAGCTTTCCTGCTCGCCACGGCCATAACAACTGGCGTATCTGATGCTGTAGGGTTTAGAGAGTACATGATGGATCCTTCGAGAGGAATAGATATTCTTAGTGCTATATCTCCGTCATTAGGAGCTAAGGCGAGTGCCGGCAAGTTGGGGAAAAACATATCTGATGCTATTACAGGCGAGGATAATGGTTCTTCTACTGGTACGTTGGCTCTTATTAATGGAATGAAGAAACTTAATGGTGATCCCGATTTTAATATATCCGATTATATGACTATAGATAAGGATGGTGATATAGATTTAAAAGATTATCAAGAAGGGGAGCCTTTGACTATTACTCAGTTAAGATATGCTGAGAAAAATAGTAGGGTGTCTGACATGATAGCAGGTCAGATGCAGGACGAGATAAAAATGTCTGTATCTCCCGATCAGATTTCTGATATTTTGTCTCAGTATCATTACCTTGATTCTTACAAAAGATACAATTGGAATGCTGATTCACCTGAAAAGTCTTTGCAGAAGGCTCAGTTTAGAAGATTGTCTGGTTACATGGCAGGAAAGGTAAATAATCTGGATCCTACTGCTATTAATACCATCAATATGGACGCCGAGATAGATAATGGCACTGTCAGAAGGTTCTTGACTGCTCAAGTAGGGTCTGGTAAAAACTCTTATGTTACAGAAAGGGTAGAGATCACAAATGATGAGCTTCTTAAGGCAGGTATAGATCCTTCGGTTGAGGAGCGCAATTATCCAGTAGATGGTTACAAATCAAGTTTTGGAACTTGTGATTTTGTAGATACCGGAAAGAAGGAAGGCTATTCTTATGATAAGTATCTCATACGTAATGGTCTTCCCCGTTTGGCTTCTAAGGCTGATGTCAAGAATGATCTTTATGATATAGTAAAGGTTCATGGTTCTTACCTTAAGCCAGAAGAAATGAATGTTGTTAAAACCCTTGTTGATAATTTTATTGACATGTCTGATAACATATCAGTTCAGTTGGAAGGAATGGATGACAGGGGTTCGAGAGAGGTAGCGGTCAATTTCTATGACAAAAGGACTAAAAATTCTAAAAATCCTGCATTGTTGTTCTCGGATTTTGTTCCTTTGGATCCTGGTAATGATGAGTATGCGGATTACTGGAATAGCATTCACCAGAAGTGTCCTCAGTACTTCTTTGTAAAATACGTGAAGGAGGCTGTTCAAGAGCGTCTTGATCAGATGAGAGATCCGTATATGAGAGGAATAAATATCATGCCCAACATGAATGACAAGTTTAGTAAGTTGAACGATTTTTTGCAAAAAATTTATGGCTGATAATAATATAGATAGATATAATCCTGCTGCTAAAACCACTTACGAAGATGTGGCAAGGCAAAGGAAATTAGCTGAAGAAGAAAATTACACTCCGGCTACATTACCAGAGACGACAACGCCTCTGGTTCCTAATTATATGCCTGGTGAAGGTGTGTATGCCCAACCTAAATTTCCGGATTACGCATCAAGGATAGCTGCTGCCGAATACGAAGAACCGTATATAGCCAAGGAGATAAGCAACAGCTACTCGGAGGCACTGGCTCGTAACAGCTACAGGGGGGCTACACCTGCCGCGCCGCCCCTTAATCCCTATGGACCGAAGGTAAGTATCCGTGAAAGTCATCAGATGGGTAATGATGGGGTATGGCGTACAAAATATCCCAACTATATTCCGGGTATAAATAATGAGGATTATTATGCCAGGAGACAGAGCGGGTGGAGTAAGTTTTGGAATGGTGTAGGTAAATTCGCTTTAAAGTCTGCATTGTACGGTGCGCAAGGAGTTGTGTCATTGCCTGACAAACTTATCAATATGGCATCTGAGGGAAGTTACAAAGCTGCGTTAAACACTAACATGGATAAGTTTGTAGGTGATCTTGACCAGCAAATAGACATGCTTCTTCCCCATTATTACAAGAAAGAGGTAGAAGATTATAATTTCGGTCAGAAGCTTTTTAAGGATACCGGTAATTTCTTATGGAATGACGTCCTTGGTAATGGTATGTCTTTTACCGTAGGAGCCATGATATCAGCGTACATGACCGGAGGACTTGGGGTTGGATCATTGGGCAATATAGGCGCTAAATTAGGTGGAAGAATCGGAGCTAAGTTGGCAGCAAGGCAAGCTGCCAATAGGGGCATAGGAAACCTTAAAAGCGTGTTTAACGACTATGTAAGAAAAGGAGTTGCCACCGGAAGAAATGTAGGGGAGGCGGCTAAGACCATGACGTTGCTGGCTACCAGTGCCGGATTCGAGTCATCGGTTGAAGCAAATTCTTTTATGAAGCAATCCGAGTCTGATTTCAAGGATTATTATCGTAAGATTTATGGTCGTGATCCCAATGCAGAGGAAATGGCTGTTTTTCGTAATTCTAATGCTGATGTAGGTAGTGCTATATTTGCCGCCAATATGGGTATAGTAGGATTATCCAACTGGCTTCTTTTTGGTAAGTATATAGGGTTAGGAGGCAAGGCTATACCTGGTTTGGAAAAGAAGCTCAACAAGCATTTATTTGGATTAGGGACGGAAGTTGCGAAGCCGGGAGAGATGGCTATTAAAATAACCAATCCCAATATAGAACAGAAGATAGCAGGCAATGTTTTCAATATCATGAAAAGACCGGTATCTGAAGGATTATGGGAAGAAGGATCTCAAGGTGCTGTCCAGAATACGGCTGAGGAATATGTTAAGTCAAGATATGACAATGTTGCTATGAACGGGGCCGTTGATGTTCTTGATGCTATTTCTGAAGGATTTAAAAAACAATATACGTCTAAAGAAGGATGGACTGAAATAGGAATCGGTGCTATTATCGGTTCTTTGTTTGGTATGAGGGAAGGCTTCTTTGGAGTGAAAGAGTATAGTAATAATCAGATATTGCTGGAAAGGCAAGTAAATGAATATAACAAAGCATCTTCTAATCTTAATACGGCGGCTTTGAATACGTTGAAAAAGTCAATGAGTTTAGGGCCTCAAGTTCGTTCCGATGTTCAGTCTATGACCGGCAAGGAGCTTGATGATGCAATGTTTGAAAAGATGTCGATTGACAACCAAATGGGAACCTTAGAGGATTCGGCTGAAAATTTCAGGCAGATGGTTGATATGATGCCTATTTCGGAAATAGCCGAAGCCAACGGAATGTCTTTGGAAGAGGCAAAGAAATACAAGGATTCTATTATTGATAATTATAATAATCGTCTTTCGGATTTCAGGTCTGCCCAGAGTTTTGCCGAAGATCTTATAGGTGATGATTCTAAGATTGAGTTTAGAAAATACGTGGCTCGTAATGCTTTTCTTGGTCTTCAATCGGAATCAAGAATGAAAGACATAGCTTCTGTCATAGAAACGCTTTCGGGTCAGCCTCGCGTGGCATATGCACTAAGTACGTTCTCCCGGCTGTCGGACAGGGCAAGGGAGCGGGCGATGGCTATCCGTGGCATACGGTCAAGGATAGAAGAGCTTGAATCCGAAATAGAAGATCTTGCTACTCGTCCTCGTAACGTAGATGGAAAAGACCCACAAGCTGAATCCATACAACGAAAAACCAAAGAATTGGAAGATCTTAGAACCAATTATAACAATTCGTTGTCTGAGTTATCAACGTTAATAGGAAAAGAGTTTTCGATAGAAGAGTTGGTAAGTAAAACCGAATCTGTTTTATCATCGCCTCTTTCTCCCATAAGTTCACAAGATGTAATAGAAGCCTATGATACGCTTGTGGCTTTTGATGATTATTTTAATGTAAAATCAAGACAGGAAAAGAAGTTTACAGCCAAAGACAAAGCCATGAGATCCTTGGTAAATGAATACCGAAGGAGTTTGATGGACTATAGGAATATGAATAACTTCTTGTCTAAGATGCTTGATAAAAGATTCTTAGCTGAGGAAAACAGGGGATTTTCAAAAGCGCTGTCTTCTCTATGGTCTACTCCTTATAAGGGGGATGATAAGGTTCCTGATTTTGCAGAGCCTAATAAAGTTGGTGAATATGACACTGATGAGGTAGTAGATCAAGCTGTGTCAGAAGGTAAGATTTCGGAAGACGAAGCTTGGACTATCAAGGCTTTTATGCATGCTCTTGATAAAGTAAGGGAAGATAGGATGAAGGAAGCAGAAGACGATATAAAAGAGTCACCGCTTACGGAGTCTGTATCGGATGAAGATTATGAGGCTGCTATGGATAATCCTATTATGGTTCCGGTTGTAAGGCAGTCTATAATTGATAAACTATATACAGGTAATGCCGATCTTCTTACTGCGAGAGAAAAAGATGTGTATGATAAATACAAACAAGATTTTGATGATTATGTATCGTCTTTAGGTGATAGTCCTGTTAATCTCATTAAATCATTATCTGAAAAGGCTGACAGGCTTACAAGTCCGAGATCAGTATATGAGGAAAATAAAGCTATTATTGATATGGCTAAGTCTAATTTGGAGCCAGATCAAAGAAAGGAGCTTGATGATGCTATTTCTTCGTATGTTGATATAATGAACAGACGGGATAAAGGGGAGAAGGTTGACGAAGATAAGCTTGCCGATTCTGTATTTACCATAGAAGATCTTGGCCAGGTTGGAAACATCACAGATCTCCTTCCTTATATCGAACAAAACAGGATTATTGATAAAGGTCGTATTTCCGAATCTACGTTAAGTAATTTTGGGGAGGATGATACCAATATAGATTCTCTTGTAAATGAGTTAGATGAATCCGATAATACGCCTGGAGCTAACATAGATAGTGCCCAAAATCCAGAGACGTTGATGGTTAGAAGAATATCCAACGATGGCAACGAAAGGTATGAAATTGCGGGTCTTAGAGCCGATAAATTTATATCTTCTATAAAATCATTGGTTCCTATTCAAATAAGCTCTGAAACGAACGCTAATGGTACTAAAAGGTATTCTCTTAACATAGGTGGAGAAACGGCTACTATAATTGAACTGCCTTATCATGCGAGATGGTCTATAGACAAAGAATCGGCTCGTGTTCTTAACCGTTACACAGACGTGTCTATTCAGGACGTGGGTAATTCCTATTCTTTGGTTTATAAGCGTCTTGATTCAGATGAATTGGTTCCGTACAGAACGGGTGTCGGATTCGGAGAGAATGAGGTAGATAAAATAGATCAGGAAGCATTATCTTCTTTGAAAAAAGGAGATAAGGTTAATCTCGAAATAGATGTAAATGATACTTATAATCAGTCTCTTTTTGCCGAATACAATGATGCTGTTCAGTCCGGCGATAAAAAAAGAATAGAATCTGCTGAGAATAAACTGGTGTCCAATATGGTTATCAAGGTCATGAGTGGGAACAGATTCGTTTCTGTTGTAAAAGCTGATACAGGAGGCATAGATGGTATAAGTAAAATAAGAAGAACGGCTTTTAACAAGTGGAAGAAGGACGCCGGCCGGTCGGCTACCATCGGCGTCGGCACGCATGTTGTTGCCCAGACCCTTCCCGGAAGACCGGTGTTTAACATGAAGGTGAACGGTCAAGGATATGGCCAGATAGAAAATCTCCCTATTACCGAAAAAGGTGCTGAAAAAGTATCTGATGTTGGATATGTATTAAATGGCAAAGTCGTGCTTAAGAACGGATCTAAATACACAGGCTTCCCATTTGCTTATTCTATATTAAATGACAAGGGGAATAATTACAAAAATGTAAGAGTTCCGGTAGTCGTCATCAAAGGTAAAAACGGTCTTAATTATCTTTTCCCAGTTAGCCTACGTTCTGTAGAATCAGAGGAAGGGCAGAAATGGATGTCTTTTATAGATATGCTGCTTGAATCTGGTGATTCTGAATTGCTACAGATGGGTCAAGATGACATACAAGATCTTAATGCGTATCTAACCAAGTTAGGTCTTGATCCGGCTTCGTATCAAGTATCGTATTTGAATCCTATTTCAGGGCTTAGAAAAGCTCGTGAGGCTATAGAAAAATTATCTACGGTTCCTGATGTTGTTAAGTGGGTAGAAGATGAAAGCAGGAATGTGAAAGACATTGTGACGTCTGAAGTAGAATCTGGAATAGATTTCGAAGGTGAGATGTTTGTCGCTCCTAAGATCAGGATTCAGTTTGGCAAATCATCTTCCAGACCTAAATCGCTTATAGAGGATGATCTTCCTTTCTCTGATGAGGGTAAGACCGTTACTTCTAAAGAAGACGTGGATGTTTATGAAGAGGAAATGCCAGAGGAAGGGGCTGCCCGGGAGACTCAGCCGGCGCCATTAGCTCAGCCGGCTCCTGCGGCACAAGCTACGCAGTCTTTACCTGGCAAGAAGCGTACCTCCAGGAAAAACTTCTCTCTTATGTTAAACGAAATAGAATCTCATATAGAAAAAGAAGGATTGCCGTCTTATGCTAATATTTTTGATTTTATAGCAAGGAAGATTGTAGGAGGTGATTTGAGGTTTCTTCGTGAGAGAGGTAATCCTAAAAGCCTTAAGGAGGAAATGGGATTAGAACCTAAAGGAACAGTAGGTGATAAAATATCCACTCCTTCCAGTAAAGGTGGTAAGACTTTAGAAGAATATGTTTCTTGGCTTCGTTCTCAAACAGATCAGGTGGTGGTTGATTATGTTGGGCCAAGATATGATGAACAAATTATATCAGAGTTGAAAAACTTTTTGAAATATATTGATTTTGTTCCAAGCAAGGCTTTGAATTATTCTCTTAGAGTCAATGGCATGGATACCCTAAAAGAATATGGCACAAAAGAGGAAGTAGAAAAAATGGAATCTGATATCAATAGTTTGGTTTCTAAAGTTTTTCCTACGGTGGATAATAAAACTGTAGAAGATGTTTCTACTGCAATAAAATCAAACAACTTGCCTGCCATATGGGAGCCTGTGGAAAGCCTTGATATGACAAACGAGGAAAAAATAGAGTTTTTGAATAACGTAGCAGATTTCCTTAGCGGCATACCAGAGTATGATGCTGTCGTGGAGTCTATAGAGTCAGAATCAGATAATATTTTAAATGATGGAAAAGAAGGAAGTGCAGAAGGCGGTGCAGTACGCACTGAGGAAGATGGCGATAAAAAGGGAGATGGAGAAGGCAAAGGACAATCCAGAACAAATGTCGAAGTTGAAAGAAATGTCGAATTACCTGGATCTGAAGAAGGAAGAGTAGATAACTATAGGAAGAACGGAAATAAGTTCTCTGACATTGCTGAAGTTACTTTATGGCTACTTAGAAGGGCTGCCGGTATAACCTCTATCCCGGAAGGAGAAGAGGTTTATGTAGAGGGAGATGAGGTTAATAGTATTATGACCGATATGGAATCAAGGTACGGGATAGACACCATCAACCACTCACATACGACTAAGGCTATAAGGGATCTTGACGGCGTGTCAGGTTATAAAGTAGAATACGGCTTAACCTTTTTGACATACGATCCTTTTATTAGAATATCCAATCCAAGGAAAGAATCTAAGGCTGCGAAAGACGAGCCTCGTATATCCGAAGAACCGCTTACTCACATATCAAGGGTGACAACCCCTTATTTCCTGTACGGCGGTGATGAAGCATATACATCTGTTCCGGCTAAGGTAGAACCTATACCGGAGAAGATAATGGGTCGTAATGGCATTAAATTTGGTATGAGTGTAGTCGAGCTAACCAAATTAGGATACAAAAAAGCTGGTGGAAACTGGATATATAAATTCTATATGAACTCAGGTGTGTATGATTTGTATAATATCAGTACCGGTGAAGCGTTTAGGGCAAAACCGGATCTTGGAGTTAAGATAAGTTCCAGCGCATTCATCCGTTCTTTATCTCAATCTGGTAGGAAAATACAAAATATGATTAGTAATATGAGCCAGGAAGAGATAGATAGGAATAAGAATCTTGTAGAAGGTTCTGATAATTCGGATTCGATAAATGAGTTAAATAGGGAGTGTTAAGTATGAGAAGGAGATTTTTTAATGCTGCGGATAATTTTGTGGGAGGATGTTATAATAAGTTATCCAATGAAGATATAAAAAGGCTTGGAGGAAAAAGACCTTATGTATGTCAGTTTAATAAAATTCATATACATATAGGGCCTGTATTAAAAGATCATGATTCCGATGTCAGTGATATAGTGTTTAATAGTGACTGGAATTATGGTAATTATGAATCTACGGTTTATCATCATAGCAATAATGGTATTTTTATATTAGGTGGAAATAAAATTGGTAATATAGAAGACCATATGCAAGATCTAACATATTGGTACGAATATGATCCGAGTCTTAATGAAAATTATTGTTATTATTATTATGAAGCTGATAATAGTGGAAATGCTATTAAGTTGAATGGTGAGTTTAGTGATGTTAGCACTGTTTTTAACATTCCCAGTTTGAAAGTTACCACTCTTCGTGATGGCAGTTTGAGTTTTCCAGAGATTTATATAGAAGGAGTTTGGGATCCGTCATTGTATAAGTCGATTTTATAGTTAATTTTGAAAAAAAAGTTAATTATTATGGGTGTCAAATGTCAGATAGAAAAATTCGATAAATGAGTTAAATAAGGAGTGTTAAGTATGAGAAGGAGATACGAAGATGTTTCAAGTCTTGTTCAGTATCAGTTGAAGACCAATCAGCAGGGGAATATAGAGGTTTATGTTGATGACAGGTTTGTTGGAAACGTAAGTGAAGGAGTCTGTAATTGGAAGGATGTTGAATACAAGAGTAAGGTTACTATATCTTTGAAAGGAGTCGAGGATAAGGCTAAAACTTCAAGTAAAAGAGTCGGTCCTTATTGTCACATTTATAGCATATTTGGAGGAAATGAATCTTATCATGCAGGTCCGGATAGTAATATAAAAAAGAGTCCGGTTACCACCTTTATAATGTATTGTTATAAAAATGGGGATATTACAACTACCACTACTTATACTAAAAATTTATCTGGAACTCTTCAGATAGGTAAAACACAATTGACTATCAATTACAAACAAAGTAAAAGTCAGTCTTTCTCCGGTGGTTCTGGAGATTATGTAACATCCGTATCTGATTTCCCTTTTGTTACTGGTCCAGGAAATGATAGCGTTGAGTTCGAAGGAGAGGGAAGATTGATAGTTGAGACAGAGGCTTCGCATTATGAAATAGAAGTTTCATAATTTCTATTTTTATACTATCTTTGTCTAAAATATTTATCACTATGGGTGTCAAATGTCAGATAGAAAAAAAGGAAAATGAAATAAAACGGGTTAAGGCTCCTAACGGGGAGCCTTCCGTTCTTTACGAAAGTGCTTTAAAAGTATTAGGAAACAGCGAGCGGGCTCTTCAGGTATGGGCTAAGGCTTACACTCCTGGTTTTTTGTCGTATTACGGTCATTGGAATAACCCGGCTCCAGGGGAGATGTTTAACACCGATCCCAATGGCGAACCTCTTTTAGAAGATGTGCTGTCGTATATGAAGCGTCAGACTTATTTTGCTGATCCTTTAACGGCTCAGGATGTTAAGGATGTAAGGGATTTCCTTTTGTCTACTCATTATTTTTTCAATGCGTCTTCATTGTCTAATGCTATTCTCTTCGATTTTTATGTAGATGGCAGTTTGATACTGAATGAGCAGAAATTAAGGAGATCCGGTTTGTATGATGAAACAGAAATAAGTCGTATTTTATCCGATCCTTCTGTTTTAAACGAGGTTTCGACTTCCATGAGAAAGTTAATAGATTCTTCTATTAACGAACATGATAGGGAAAAAGATAATTATTTTATGTCTATTGACTATCAGTATGGTCCTATTGTTTACAAGGAGGGAGTGTTTAACCAATTTGGTAAAAAAGTACCATATAATCCTTCTGAGCTTTATTATGCTATGCGTAAAACAGTAGCCGGCATAAAAAACTTTTCTGAATTTTCATCTGCTTTTGAATCGTTGAGAAATTCATATCCTGAACTGGTTGAGAAATTCGTTTCTGATAAAGAATTTGCCGAATCTATGTTTGATGAGTTCTCATCTACGAATAAGATTCCGGTAATAAACATAGAAGGGGATGATGTGGTGGAAGGCAAGAGAAGATCTTTGTCTAAGCTACAAGATCTTTCTTATTACAATTCCGGCAAAATAGAGTTCCTAAGAGCTCGTATATCAGCTTATTTACATAGGGCTAATGCCGACACCGAATCCGATTTAAGAAGCATGATATGGGATATAGAAGAGGCTTGTACGTGGTTTGGCATAGATATAATAGGGACATCGGAAACTTATGATGGCACAGAAGAATCTTTGAATAAGATAGATAATTTGATGCTGGATCTTGATATTTATGTGGCCAGGCATAATGATGTAAATTATGCTCCAACGCTGGCATCTTCTATAGATGATGTTCTTGGTGATAGTACAGACTATTATTTTGGATTATTGCCGGAGTATATGGATAATTTGAATATCGTTTATTCTGAATCCGATATAGACCCAGTAGAGGCATTTGAGAAACATTCATTGCTTAAGGTAGGAGATAATCTATATCAAAGGATCAGCAAAGATGATCTTAACGAGATGTATCAAATATCAACAGTATTAGCCAAGCACAACCTAACTCATTTTTCTACTAAAATATATCCTGAATCTTGTTTTAAGAACGGCGTTTTGGATAAAGAGAAAGTACGGAACGTAGATAATAATACGCTCATGGCTTCCATTAAAAAATACGTCAGATCGTTCATGGATTCTCAGAACACAGAGGACATGATAATGACCAGGATGGCGTTTGGGCACCCTGCGGTACTTGACGTTCCTTACGTGGATGTGGATCGGGAGTATAGTCGATACATGAACAAAAAACAAGATAGCGAAAACCCATTATCCTTATTCGATTTATACCAATCTTACCTTGACAACAAACTCCATAAAACAAAATTATATGATAATGCCTATAAGTATCTTGACTTCAAACCTGGTCCATCTTTGGGTCTTATTTCTGATGATCCTGATATTTTGAAATCAATAGAATTATCTTTATCTGGAAAAGACAGGTTGATGTTGTTTGATTATAGCATGACCAGTACCGACCCTTCTTTATCAGAATTGTTTTATTTGGAGAAGTATGACCCTTCGTATGCCGGGAATGATTTTGAACACTATTTTTACACCAGGCACCCGTATTTGTTAAAAGAAAAATCGGGCCCTAATATCGTAGAGCAAGATGGTGTTATAACAGCCGAAGGTATTTATGATAATTTTATAAGAGTAGGTAATAAGATATGGTCTAAAGTAAGCGAGAGTAGTTCCGGCTCTATCTACCAAAATCTGACAGGAACCGAATCAGAGGTGAAATACGATTCTACTCAGAAGGCTAAGACGGTAGAAACCGATTACGCTCCATACCAAAACAGATCTGGCTTGACGCAAGACATGACCGTAAGCAAGCCTGAATTGGATGATCTTAATAAATTGGAATGTAGGTAATTTTTGTGTACATATATATAGTTTTTTCATAGTTATAATTTGGGAAGTGAGGCTTGTGAAAGTCTCACTTTTCTCATATATGCACGTATATCAATAACATACAAGAAAAGTTAGATTTTCATTGTTTATGAATTATTTTTATTAAGTTTGCAATATTAGTTTCAGGAAGGGATTATAGAAATAGGAAAAAGTAAGAACCGGACGTAACTAATAACAGTAGGAAATGAGAATCAGTACCATCAAACGTAACAACAGCATTCATCTTATGTATAAAAACATTATGAATGATTTAGGTCAATTAAGAACTGTAGTTTCAAAATCCTATATTTATAATCTGATACAAAATCAAACCGGATTAAGTATCAGAACTATATCCCATGTCTTGAATCACACAAAAGAACAGGATACAGATTCTTTGTGAAAACCATACATTTTCATACATTTGTGTGTTCTTTAGTTTTTAGATTTAAGTTTTTCATGGTATTAGTTTAGATTAGTGTAGATCAGGGTTCGCAGTGATGCGGGCCCTGGTTTGTTTTAAAAAGTATTAAAATATTTGTTATTTAAAATCCTGTTCCTATCTTTGTTCCAGAAACAATGAACAACGAGATCCCACCTCTGGTTGTTTGATGTTGAAAGATATTTTTGGCTCATTAGGGTTTGTCATAGTGGGATCTGACATTCTCTTTTGGGCCTATTTTTTTTATTATGGATAATACTTGTATTCCTTTTGTGTTAATAAACGACAGAAAAATGATTGACGCAAAACATGTTCATAAATTGTTAGAATGTAAGTATGATTTTAAACATTGGATTAAGGATGTAATATCATCTTTTAATTTTAAGGATGTAATAGATTATATATCATATAGATATGATAATAATGGAGAACAAATAATAGATAATAATAGTCATGTATTTAGGCATGACTATTATTTATTCCCCAAATCGATTCTGTGTATCATCTATATGAAGTGTGATAGATCTTTATTTAAAGATTTTATTTATGATATATTTGATTGTTGTAATATTAAAAATGACGATCGGGTATTAGATATAATACATAGATCTATCGATAGGTATAATAAAAAATGTATAAAATATTTTACATATATAATAAGAAATAATAATAATGGTTTTTATAAAATAGGTAAAAGCTCTGATGTAAAAAGAAGGCTATCTGGGTTGTCTATTGTAGAAGATAACTTAACATTAATAGCTTATGTGAATAAAGATATAGAGAGCGAGCTTCATGCAAGATTTGATATCAAAGGGATATACAGAGAATGGTTCAACTTATCAGATTGCGATTTGAATGATATAATTGATAAATATAAATTCAAGTTGTGTGACATGGCTTGAATTTTATTACAATAAAAAGTGATTAAGAGATGAGTCTATGGTGATATTTACTCATCTCTTCTTATTTTTCTGAAAATACTTCTCTTCTATAGGAAATAAACACACCCATATTCCACCCTGCAATCATGATCTTTGTTACGTGCTTCATGCACATATGTTTAACAATTAAATACTATAAAATTATGGGTGGTGATAAAATCGTCCTTTTAGATGGAGCCGGGGCTAACGGTGGTGGTGCAGCCACTAACGGTCTTCTTTCAATGATTCCCGGCATGTTTGCTAATTTGATAGGTGGTAATAAAATGGATCCGAATCTGGTGGCGGCTTTGATGAACGGTCGTAACAACCAGGACGGTTTCGGTGGGGCTAACGGTTGGTGGCTCTGGATAATTGTTTTGTTCTGGCTGTGGGGTGGACGCGGCTTCGGTAACGGTTTTGGAAATGGCGGTGATTGTTGCGCCAATGGTTTGCCGGCTCAGTTGAATAACGATTACGGTCGTGAACTTTTGATGCAGGCAATTCAAGGTAATCGTAGCGCCATAGATCAGATTGCTTCTGCTTTGAACTGTTCTACTACTCAACTTCAGAACGCTATCTGCAACGTACAGGGTGCTATTGATAAAGTAGCTGGTCAGGTAGGTATGACTTCTCAGGCTGTTATCAACGCAGTTCAACAACAAGGTTGTGAAATAGGAAATCAAATCAGCTCTTGCTGCTGCAATCTGAGTTCGTTGATCAATCAAAGCACTTGCCAGACTCAGGGAATGATTACTCAGCAAGGTTTTGATAACCAGCTTCGCACGTTGGAACAAACCAATATCTTGCAGAACGGTCTCAACCAAGGTCTGGCTAACAATCGTGAGCAAGCTACAAGCCAATTCAATATCTTGTCTGCGAAACTTGACGCCCAAACCGTTATGATCAACGACAAATTCTGTCAGTTGGAAATGAGGGAGATGCAGAACACTATTGCTCAACTTCGTGAAGAAAAAGCGGCTTTGACAGCTTCGGCATTATCTCAGCAACAAACCCAGAATATCGTTGGTCAATTACGCCCGACGGCCGTCCCGGCCTACCCCTCTTGTTCTCCTTACCAGGCTTATACTTGGGGACAGGTATTCGGAGGAGGTTGCTGCAATAACGGATGTGGATGTAACAACGGATGTTGCAATAACAACGCTGCTGTCTGATTTTATTAAGAGAGGAGGCTAATATGGCTTGTGTTTCTAAAATAGGATCGTTGTATGAGATGGTTACGAAGAATGTTATTGTCAGTACGACAAATACAGTCTTCGGTATTAACCCACGGGCTTGGATCGCCCTTCCGTGTGAGGGTCTTATCCTTCTTAAAATAAGGCAAGTAGTCCCCACAGCCGGAAGTGCTCTACCGGTACAGATTGCGGTCCCGGCAAACAGCACAGTTTCAACAGTAGGATCCGACACCTGTTGCCCGGTTACGGGAGTGAATGTCGTGAACCCTATTAACGTAGCTGTCACGGGTGCTGCTATGGTAAATGGCACAGAACGCCTTCTGTACTTCAATAAAGTTCGTGGCGTGTTAAGATTAATGGATTGCTGTGTTCCAGTAGCGGCAGCCCAGGCGTCTGAAGTTAAAGCAGGTAAATGATTTCAGTAGGGTGATGAAGATCATCACCCTATTTTCACCTAACTAATATTTTGATCATGTTTTCAGATTTGAAGAAAGGGTTTCAGGTACATACCCTTGATACTAATACAGTACCTAAATACGAATTGGGAAAGGTAGTAGCCGTATCCGAACCCAGGTATCTTCCTCCTCAGCCAGGTCAGTATCAGGCGATGCAGACCCGCGTGGTGGATCTGACGGTAGAGCTCACTGGCGAAACCAAGACCTATACGGTCCCGGAATCCCAGAATGTGGCTAAGGCTATGGGCATAACATTATCTACCAGCATAGATCCGATTATGAACGAACTGAATGCTATAAAAAACACCAGTCAAGACATAATAAACAGCGTAGATGCCCATCGTGCCAAGATAGAGGCTTGTGAATCTATATTAGAGGACATCAATCCGGCATTCAAACAAACGAGAGAGCAGGATCGTAAAATAGCTGGTATAGAAAATAAGGTGAATGACCTTACTGATTCATTCGAAGATTTAAAGAAGTTAATTGTAGAACGTTTGAAATAAGTATAATATGATAGTATATGATTTAAATTCAGGACACAGAGAATATCCTGGATATGACGAGATAGAAGACAGACGAGGTGGAGGCAGAGGCAGAAGCCGGCGTTCTGATGGGACGTACATGGGGTACGGTGGTGGTATTTACGACCATTACGGTATGCATGAGAAGATGAAGGAAATGGAAGAGCGAGAAAACGAGCTGGAAGAAAGGGAAAGAAGGCTTGAAGAGCGCGAACGTCGTCATGAAATGGAGGACCGGGAATACCGGAGGATGGGTTACGAATCCTACCCGACCGATTACTATGGAGACGACAGATACTACGGTGACGGACCTCAGATGCGTAGAGGTCGCGGACGTGGCAGAGGTCGTTCTTATTGAGGAGCAGACGCAGAGGATCCAGCTTATCAGAAATATGTAGATACTTACGGCTACCATTTTTCTAATGCTCTCGCTGATGAGGCGGTAAAGAAGATGGTCAACGTCGATGGATCCAAGAGGATCTGGAAGCAGCCGGAAATAAAAGATATTTTTGAAAAGTGCGGAGCGAAGAAGCCGGATAAAGCGACATGGGGCGATGTCCAATATGTCTTTGCAATGTACTATTCGGATGGTTTTCCGAAGGTCTTCAAATGTGAGAACGAGTTGGTGAAAGCTACGTTAATGTATTTGGATGATCCGGATGCTCCCGAAGGAGTAGCCTTTATAAGATGGCTTGCCGTGCAAGATTACCTCGGCGAAAAAATAAACTGGAAGGATCTGACCTGAGATCCAGATCCAGGTCCTTCCGGTGGTGCGGGAGCCATAGTAAAAAATATGATTCCCGCATTCCCGTTTTTCCCGTTTGGAAAAAAAAGAATAAAAATATTATACCGGTCGGCGGACAATAGAATACCCGTGGCCGGTTTGTTTCACATAACTTTTTTTTGACATGAATATAGCACACGAATCTAAATCGAATAAAACCCCATTGTATTTAATAGGAGAGTTGATTGGCGTACCGAATACGGTTATGGACTCAGCATTGCATGAACTGAAAGATAGAATAGACAAAGACCCTAAATATAAAGATGTTAAAAATTGGCTCGAATCTTTACCCAAGATCTGAACCTATTTTTTTTCAATACCGGGCCCGATGCGATTTTAACGTATCGGGTTTTTATTTTAATTCATATTGTTTTATTTTAAATCTAATTAATTCATGAATGTCGTACTTTTGTTGAAAAAGTATTCTATATGGAAAATAAGGAAGATTACGTTGGTTACGAAGATCAAGAACTGTGTAACCGGTATTACAAAGAGGCTGAAGCCATGAGGCAAAAGCAGGACTGGTCTCGTCTTAGGGCTGTCCCTGCTCCGGCCAAGGGAACGCCATCGCCCGGCTGGGGTCAGCTTGGACGTGGAAATGATGTCCGTGTTAAGTACGTTAGCATCAATTCAGGATTAGGAGGGGACAGATTATGACCGTAGAAGAATTAGCTAATAAAAGATACGGTGGCGAATTTGTTTTCATGCTTGGTCATTTGGAAGGTGTAACAAGATTCGTTTTTGAATGTTTCGATCCCAGGCCTGATCACGAAGGTAAAAACACTTATATAGTTTCTTATTTTGATAAGGGACTTCGTAGAAGAGATGTGGTAGATGTGCCATGTTATATGAATGTTTTAGCAAAATAAATTAAAATATTGTAAATATCGTGGTTAGAATCGCATATTTCGGAACCGATGGCTGCCCTGGTCATCATGTTATTTCAATACGAGGTAAATTTACGGAAGAGGATGTTAAGGTAATAGAATCTGTAGATTGTGATATCCTAAATAACATTAAAACAATATAATTTCATTATAAGGTTTTAATGTACCATAAATGGTCCGGATATTAGCCTAAGCCTTGAAACGAAGGCTACGTTATTTGAGAATATATAGTTACCTACGGATGTTTGCCCAAGTCCGTAGCTCTAAGGATGGTGATTAAACAGGAGTAGTGTATTTGACGAAACAGTGTTGCCATTATATAAAACCTCTTATAACATTGGCGATGGGTACTAACAGGATGAAATATTCCTGACTTATGTTGAATAAACATTAAAAATGTTTGTAGATATGGTGTACGTACAAGACATAGATGGTAAACCTATGATGCCAACAACGAGGCATGGTAAGGTTAGGAGACTGCTTAAAGATAAAAAGGCAGTCGTTGTGAACCTATGTCCGTTTACCATCCGATTAACGTACGTAACATCTGATTACAAACAGGAAATTGTGTTAGGCGTTGATGCTGGTACTAAACATGTTGGTTTATCAGCTACGACGAAAAGCAAAGAACTTTACAGTAGTGAAGTAATTCTTAGAAATGATATCGTAGATCTTTTGTCTACCAGAAGGGAGCTACGAAGAACAAGACGGAATAGGTTAAGATATAGAAAACCTCGTTTCGATAACAGAATAAAAAGTAAGCGTCCTGGATGGGTAGCACCTTCGGTGAAATACAAAGTAGACGCTCATATTCGTGTTATTGAAAATATTTGCTCTATACTACCAATATCTCGTATTGTTATTGAAGTAGCTCAATTTGATACTCAAAAGATTAACAATCCTAATATATCAGGTAAGGAATATCAGGAAGGAAACAAACTTGGTTTTTGGAACGTAAGGGAGTATGTTTTAGCAAGGGATGGGCATAAATGTCAGTATTGTAAAGGAAAATCGAAATCCAAAATCCTTAATGTCCATCATCTTGAATCCCGAAAAACGGGAGGTGATTCCCCTTCTAATCTTATTACCTTATGTGAAACTTGTCACAAAGAATACCATAAAGGTAATATAGATTTGAAGATCAAACGGGGATCGTCGCTTCGCGACGCGGCCGTAATGGGGATCATGAAATGGAAGTTGTATGAAGAACTGAGATCCAGATACGACAGAGTTTCTATGACGTTTGGTTATGTTACAAAATACAATAGGATTAAATACGGGATTGAAAAATCCCATACATCCGACGCGTTTGTCATTTCTAAGAACATTAATGCGAAACGAATCGGATGTCAATATTTAAAACGTTTAATTCGTAGGCATAATAGGCAAATACATAAAATGAAAATTTTAAAAGGAGGAAAGAAGAAAAACAATCAAGCTCCTTTTGAGGTTTTTGGTTTTAGGTTGTTTGATAAAGTGTTGTATAATAATAAAATATGTTTTGTTTATGGAAGGAGAAAATCAGGGAGTTTCAATATCAGGGATTTCAACGGAGAAAATTCAAAAGATGTTTCACGCAAAAAGTTTAAACTCATTAGAGGGAAGAGGCATCCGATTATATTAAAGTAAATGAATAGATTTAATAAATTTAATAGAAAAACGTATCATGTATAATAAAGAAATAGTAATATGCGCCGCCATCTGGGTGCAGGACGGCAAGAAGCGTCCCCATCAGCCCATCAACATACCATCCGGCACCGTGTTCTGTGGATTGAGACATTGTTCTATCATTTCTCAGTTTGTAGCTTATGGTGTTGCTCATAAGAACCGCAGTGTTCAAGGATTTTTGACAAGCAAGAATCGGTTTTTAACAAGAGAGGAAGCGTCTGAACTTGTTAGAAACAATAATCAGGAGATGGTGGTAGATAGGAATGCCATTAGAGAACAATTGTATTCAGAAGATCTATATTAACTAAAAAACAAAATAATATGGGATTTATAATCAAAAAGTCAATCATTTATAATATGATGGACGGCAATCAGTTAGAGTATGAATTTGACAACATAAATTTAGATCATATCACATTTAAAGGTAATGGTAAAGAACCTTTTTCATTTAACAGAGTCCTTGTTGAAAATTTAATTGAGACATTTGAGACTATGCAGGATATATACTCTGATAATTACGGAATTAAGGTTTATACCGGTAATTGCATAATTCAACTGAATGTAAATCCAAAGAACTTAAGTGAATCCTTTTTTGACGTATATGATAGAGATGGGATGAAATTGATATATAGCATACAAAATAGTATCTTGAAAGAAATGTTTGTCATATGATCACCAAGCAAGATATACAAGCAGCAACATCGTATATTTTCCGAAGCAGTTTTGTCTCGGAGGACCAGGCAAGGAAAGCAATGGTAAGAGCCGGCAATAACGCTACCAAGAACCTCGTCAAGACCTTTAGAGGCAAGTTGTTCAAGAAAGCTTTTGAAAGAGCCCGTAGAGGAAAGGATATCAGCTCTTTTGAAAGACAGGAAAAAGAAAGTGGTTTCAATTTTCTACATAATCCTAATAATGGTCGTATGCAAAGCGGTCATGTCAAAATAGATGAAATTGGACTATTTAAACAAATAATAGAGTAGGGTACGTAAGTTATCCGACTTTTTCATATATTTGTGGCATGGCAAGAGGTTATTATTGGATACCACAAACAGATGAAACGTTAAATGGCAGAAGCTATTACGTGGCTAAGATAGTAGGAGATATCACGTTTGATACTAAACGAAAAAGAATCGTATTTCAAGCTGATAGGTATTTCCCTGTAGGATCTGTTTTCCATTTTACGCACAATTGCTTTAACTATATCATAACTTGCCGACTTCGTAAGCCGGGGCTTTGGTTTGAAGCCAGGAGAGAGGATTCGGGCCCTATTTGCCCTGAAGATATTGAGCGCTTTGAATCGGGAAGGTTTATTCACCGAGATGGGTACATGCATTACATATAAGCTGAACTTGACGATTTTTCGTCAGATTATAATTTTTTTTCATATCATTTTAAGCCATCAGACTGAGAAGTTAGGTGGCTTTATTTTTTATGATATGCTTGATTTTTAACTACCTTTGTCTCATAACAAAAATGTTTTACTATGACATCAACGTGTATTATTAAAAGAGATAATAAAAAGAAAGTTGTTTCTGTCTCTACCAGATCAGGGGACAGGTCTATGTTGTTTGATAAAATAGCATCTATTCCTCTTATGGAGAACAGGGAACGGGCTACTACTGTTTTTAAAACCGTATTTTCTAATAAGTTCTTAAAGGCTTTTGGCGACTGGAGAAGGAATGTACCTGTTAATAAACAGGCCTACAATAAGGTGAAATCCAACATCGATCTTATTCCGGAAGCCTATAGGGAAAGGGTGCTGGATAAGGCTTCTAAGATGAGTAACCCTGTTCTTGTGTCAAAATCAGATGCACCTTATGAAATCCAAGAATCGGGCTTTGGATTCTACAGCCAAAATCTGGGTGATAATATTATGTTGGTGGATGCTATGGTCCCGTCAAGTATTTCCGTACCGGAAGGACCTGGAATAGACGCCGGGCAGTATCTACAAGATGCTATATCTTCGGACTTCACTCCCGTATCTATGGTACAGGATAAGGGTGTTAATTATATGGTTATAAAAGACGGTCTTAAGATATTTAGCCCAGAAGAGTTACCACAGACAGATTCTAATCCTGTGGGTGTAACGTATCAGACCGGAGAGCCTCGTTTGTTTTTCATGAACGATCGTAGTCAATTATTTGAAGATTACGGAGAAGCTCTTCGCTCTGGCGGGAATGATATTAGAATAGGATTCTTATCAGGCACCGTTCAAGAATCTGCCTGGGATGGCGTGGCAGACATTACTTACAAAGCTGGAAAGTATGTTCTTAATAATCCCAAGTCTTTTATACCGGTCATGACCGCTTCTGCTTCTACTTCTTTATCAACAAAAGGCGGGATAATTAACTACCTTATAAAGAAAGGTCTTTTGTCAGGATCTAAGATATTCGATCCTGAAACAAGAAGCTATTATCTTACAGGAGAAGGTCATACAGGACAAATTAGACTTTTCAATTCAGCCTTATCATACACTGAGCTCCGTAATCATTTTGGTTCCGATGTTTCCATGAACGACCAGGGTATGATAACCATAAGCTCGTTGGATAACAGTAAGGTAACTATGAGACTTGCCACCGGAGGAACGGAAAGGGTTAGTAGGGAACAGATAAAGAACGATCTTAAGTCAGGAAGATACAATGAATTGGACGCCAAGTACGATCATTTTGATGCGCTTGTAGTTTCATTCATATTAGAAGACAACGATCTTTATGCTGATACTAAAGCTAAGATCGTATCAGATTATAGCAGGCAGGAACGTGATCAACGAAATTCTATTGTCGAGATACTGAAAACTCTTGGCGTTAGTGTCATAGGTATGACCGACTATATAGAGAAGTACCAAACCAAATACGGGCATGAACCTTCTGCTAAGGCATTGGCGGATATTGCCAATAACGTAATAGCAGTTGGTGAAGATGCTACTTTATCCGATTTAGTAGAAGAAACAGCCCACTTCCTTGTAGAGGCATACAGAGATCAGAATGCTGTTGAGGCTGTTCTGCAAGATGTAGAAGGTACGGAAGAGTGGAACCAATATGCAGGTCAGTATTATAATACATACGGTAAGGTATATGAAGGCTCTGAACTTGATAATGCTGTTAGGAGAGAAATTCTTGGAAAGATCCTCGCCAGGGAGATGCAGACCGGCACAGCACAGGCGCCGGTAGAGCCCACCTCCTTCCTGGGGAGCGTCCGGCAGCTTCTCTCTGGAATAGTAAGCTGGCTTAAATCAACTTTATCTACCCAAAGACAAGATTTGAATAACGTTATTAAAAACATTCGTGATCTTGCCATTACCGACATAGATAAAGGATTTGACACCTCTCTGTTAAAGGATAATGACTTTACATTATACTCCCTTTCTTCTATGAACAAGAACAAGTTTCTTGAGTCCAAGATCAGATCACTAAGAAAAACATTAAGAGACTTACGTCAGATAAGCTCTGATAGGGCTGTAACTACGTCTATGACCCTTGCTCAGCTTAAGACCATAGAAGATAAGATAAATAAGGTAGAGACCGAAATAGACAAGAATGAGATGGCGGCTGCCATGAACAGCATGATCTCCACAGCCGAAGCTCAGGTCAGATACTTAAGTAATGTGGTGAACACCATCCTTCATGGTGATACCAAAGACGGCAAGCTTCATTTCAATACCAATGATCGAAAGAACGTAGATATTATCAACAATCAGGTTCTTCCGATCATGAACGATCTTCGAGGATATATCCGTAACAGAAGTACCGAATTTGATGAACGTGAAAAGCAGGATTATACAAATAGGATCAATACCGTCATTGCCGACATCAATGGTATTCAGTCTGATATTAAATCAGTACAAGACCTTGATGAAAGCACGTTGCTTGATAAGTTAATGAACGAACTTCATGTGCCGGCAGATAAGGTAAAGAGAGTAAAAGAATTTTTCGACAAGGTTCAACACGATGTTTCTTGGATAAGTAGGTGGTTTGGTATATTAGAGCATTCTTCCAGTCCGTTCAATAACGCTCTTGGAGCTATGATTGCCAAAGACAATTACAATGCGATGGTGAATGCCCAGCCCGCCATATCCGACTTCCTGGCATATGCGAAAAAGCATGGTTTTAACAAATCTGAATTTGAAAAACTGCTTCAGAAAGTAGACGGCAAAACTTCTAATTACCTTCGTAGTGCTCTTGATATGGCTAAATACGATCGTAATAAGAAGCTGGCGCAGATGCGAGCGTTTGCGACTGCCATGAACATAGAGATATCAGAAGAAGAAATTGGTGATGTGGTTGACAATAACCGTAATTACGTATTTAAAAGAGAAGTAGTTGACAAGGATGGAAATACGGTTACTGAAAACGCTAAATTCAAACCATCGTCTGATAGAGTTAATACCGATATTTTTACCATCGAGCAGGAAAAGATCTATACAGAGCAGATGGAAAAGTGGGATGCTGAAAATTCGGAACTGGAATTTAGCGAAAGTTATGCCACAAGAATGGAATCCATATACAAAAAGGCTGAAGAAGAATTAGGGCATCCGGTTTCTCAAACAACCAAAGAATACCTTAATGCTCTATCCAGGCAAAAACGGATATTGAGGCAGCCTTTTATTGATAGCGGTGGTAATTTTGATGAGGCCTCCTATTTTAAAAGCAGCAATTACGAAGAAGAAGGACTGCTTCGTAAACAACGTAAGGAAGCAGCTTCAGAATACATATATGTAGGAACCAGGAGAGTGGAAAAAACCGGCGACCAACTTAAGATGGCCAAAGAAATACAAGCCATAAATGAAGTTTGGAGAAAGGAATCAAATAATGTCACTAATGCCGTATCAGAATCGTTTTTGCAAAAATTAAGAACGATTCAGAGCGAGTCTGGAGGAGAAGCTGCGCTGAAGACGCTTATGTTGGGGGGTCACCTGTCATTCAACGATCGGTTTTGGAATGACGTAGAATCAGAACAGTCGGCGCGTACCGAATCAAATAACAAGGCTTCGTATCTTAAAATGGCGCATGATATCATTAGTTCTACGACAAGTGATAGAGATGCGACTGACGTGGATTCGATTGTGAAAGATATAGAAAAAAATAAGGCCATTATCAAGGAAATAATCGGAAACAACCGAGATGTGGCTGATATCGGAGAAATTAACGAAGCGACATTTACCTCATCTGAAAGAGATGCTTTTAGGGCCGCATCTGAAGCTATTGAAGCTGATTACGCTATCTTAATAGATTATGCTAAGATGGTGGGTCTTGAAGATATTGATAAGTACCTTACTAAAAGCAGTAAGGCCGAAAACGAAGTAAATCAGTCTTATTTAAATGCTCTTGCTGACTCCAAGGAAGTGGAATGGAAGTTCGTACAACGTCATACTACGGCGAAGAAAGCAAAAAGGATTCAGGCTTTAAGGGATAAGCTGTTTAAGGCTGCTGATAACCGATATCTGTTTACCGTATCTGAAACCAACTACCTGTCAGAAAAGCTTGGTATAAGCAAAGAATTAGACGGTAGAGATTTTAGGAATGCTGTCAATACTAAGATGGCCAGCTTGTTTTTAAATAACACAAGAGAATCAGGTATAGAAGAGGCTAATGCTATTGTTAATGAATTTGCCAGAAGTCAAGTCTTTTCATATTACAAACGCATGACTCCTACCGGATATGCGGCTATGCTTGGTAAAATAGGTCGAGGTGAGATAGACGTGGCACAGATGGTTAAAGACGTACAGAACGGGACATCCACACAAGATTATGGTATGAATATATCGTACCTGTCTTTCGACCCTGCAAGAGCGTGGGTGGCTGAATCTGAAGCTGAAAATAGCGGTCGTAACCCAGATTATGTAAAAGATCATGGGTATGGTTATCGTATGCCCAAGAAGAGCCTGTATCGTGATGAATCGTATTTCAATGACTTCGGCATTAGATATGATGCTGATGGTAATGAGATTGCTACTAAAAACGTAGAGCAATGGAATATGATTCAAAAACTTAAGGAAATAAAAAGACAATCCCTTTCCTTATACAAAGAGCAGAGCCCCAATTTGTATGCTATTCCACAGATATCCAAACAAGATATAGAACGTATGGAGGGATTGGGTATCAACTTCAAAAATACGGTTCGTAATTTTGTATCAGATCTCTGTCTGGACAGAGTAGACGATTCTCTATACGGTAAAACCAGACAAGGGGAAGTATATGATCCAGAAGATAGGATTAGGTCTATACCTAAATACTACATATATGAATTAGAGAACCAAGATGACGTATCTCATGATTTTGGTTATTCTTATTCGATGCTTATGATGCAATCATCGTTATACAACGAAAAGCAGAAGTCTATAGAGCTTGCCCAAGGACTGGAGCAGATGTTACTGAATAAGCAATTTGAAGGCGGTAAGAAAGCTGAGGCAACTCAAGCATACCAGATGTTTAGAGACTTCTTTAATGACCATTATTATGGCATTAGGATGAACACCAAGAAACTTACGGTTAACATCGGTGGATACACGATAGATCTTACAAGAATTATGATGGCCGTTGAAAGATTTATGTCGGTCATGAACTTAGCGCTGTCTCCGTTTGTGGCAGCTACCGGCGCCCTGACAGGTCATATCAACCTCATCATGGAATCTGCCGTAGGACAGTATATAAGCAAAGACTCCCTTAAATACGCATCGGCTGAGTTTTCACGTCTTGCGCCATCTTGTATAGCAGAAACCGGAGACATAGATAGGAAAAGCAAATTATATGTCATAGGTGAGAGAATGGGGATATTCAATATCCGAAATCGTATGTATGGTGCCGGATACAATAGAGCGGCCAGGACCTTAATGCGTTCGCCTATGTATGCTTTTATGGAAATCCTGAACTACCCTCTTGATCCGCAGGTTATGATTGCTACTATGGACAATGTTCGTTATTACAAAGGCCGGTTCTACACGTTCCAAGATTTCAAGATGGAAAAAGAACGCAATAAAGAACAGAGTACCATAAAAAGAGAATGGAACGCATTAAAAGATCGTACTTTATGGAGTATGGTAGACGTCGTGGATGGAAAGGTGGTTGTAAAGCCGGGATCGGGTGTTACTGTTGAGGAAGTTGAAACCCAGATGGCTATAACCAGGAATCAAGTCCGTAGCTTGTCGCAGATATGTAACGGATCTTTGAATGAAGAAAACCGAACTGCCGCATCGCGCAACTGGATAGCCAGGTTCATGACCGCCCACCGAGGCTGGCTGGTGCTGGCAGCTCAACGTCTGTGGAAAAGACGTGGCTTCAATTTCCAGACAATGCAAGAAGAGGAAGGGTTGTCAATTACGTTAAAGAATATGATAGCCAAAACATTTAGCCTGGCTTCCGAGTCTGGTATGAAAAACATCATAGATGCCTGGAACGAAAATAAAAACAATATGAATGAGGTAGAAAAAACTAATCTCAAACGCCTCAGTGTCTATGCCGGCACGTTCCTTATCATGCAAGCCGTATCCATGCTTCTTGCCGGATGGCGTGATGATGATGAAAACGAAGAAAGTTGGCTTACTCAATTTGGATCTTACGTTGGATTCAGAACCATAAACGAAATAGCTTCACAGATGCCGTTTATTATGGAGCTTAACGTTGTAGATATCATTAACGACCCGTTTGTTATGGGAAGGAAGCTGAAGGATCTTACCGATCTTAGGAATTATTCACTTGATAAAGTAACATCCGGTACATACAAAGGAGAGTCTAAGCTATTTAGGCAACTCGCCAAACAGACGTTTATCAAACAATGGTATAATATCAAGACGCCGGAAGACGTAGCGCGCGCCTATAATTGGTGGCAGCAGACAAACAACAAGTCAATGATGTTCTTCATCGGCGCTACTCCTGATTCGGAAGGAGACGATGACGTTAGTTACAAATAGACGAAGAATATCGGACTTGCATTGTTTTTGTATGATTCCAATATGTTATATTAGCATCGTCAAAGAGTAGATTGTACGTTTTTTTGTTCTTACTTGAAAGATTATGTAGGTTTAATTTTTTCTGAAATTGTTTTCTTACCGGTTCTCAGTCAGAGATGATAGGGAACCGGTTTCTTTTATGTTGTCAATTATTGCTATCTTGCAAACAAAAATCATGAGACGAAGATTTCAAATAGGGATGGGGGTAAATCCCTCGCTTATAATCAATAAAGGCATATACATCCAACATGTAGATGGAGGATTATATACAAAAGAAAATTGGTCTAATAAAGGATATTCCAATGATCTATGCAATGGAATAGCTCTTGTAGATAAAGTGTGTTTTGTTATAGCCACCGAATATATTGGCACATTTCGTTGGGGTAAGGATGGAAAAATAGACAATATATTTGCACAAGATAGTTCTCATATGGGAACTGTTAAAAAGGATTATTGGGGGCGTGAAAATCAGAATGCGTATCTTGAATATGATACCAGTAATACAGATTACGCTTTTAATAAAGCTAATAGCTATTTATTTAAAAATGGTCAAAATGGATATGTAGGTGGCGCCGGAGAGTTTTTTTTGATATCATTGTATGCGAATGAAATAAACGAATGCCTTTTAATGGTAGGAGGTACGATAATGAGTAATAAAATGTGGACATCCACTCAATCTACACAATTTACCTATTCGTGGTATTATGATATAAACATCCAAGGAGATCATTTGGATACAAGTACAAGGAGTAATCCACGTTATGTCCGCCCCTTTACCGAATTAATTTTATGAAATTATGAGAAGAAGATTTGAAAATAATGCTAAACTATATGAGTATAAGATAGTTAGCGATTGTATAGGGGGGGGTAATCGTAGAAGGAAAGAAAGTAGGCACCATTCCACAGGGCGGGCAATTTATCTTTCTGTCTAAAAAAGAACGGCTGGATTCCATAAGTGTCCAAGGCGGTGTTCCAATGGAAGATAGGCAAGAGATCGATAGTCAGGTTGATACGACAGAGGAATTGCTTGAACAGGATTCGGTGGTTCTTGCTATTGCTTTAACAACCTCTCCTTATTATGGATTTAGAGTAAGTGTGATAGCACCTGATGAGTTTACGCTAAGAACAACCAATAGGATTAATAGAACCTTTTTAATAACAAGCTTTACTCCACCTGCTGCTATATACGGTGTAAACTTTGGTGATCCTATTGTCCTTAATTATGATAGTTACCAATATGAGATGCCAGATCTTGTAATTGATGGACCTCATGATAGAATAGTTAGGGCAGATCCTAATCTTACTTGGGTTGTAAGATGTACAGACGCCGACTTTAAACCTTTGCCATATCCAGAATCATGGTCTGGCCAAGGTTTAAATTCTATGTTCTTATCAGATATGAAACGTCTTGCTCCTGGTGATCATCATGTATCATATACAGCTTATATTAATTTGGACTTGATAAATGATGGCGGAAGTAAAGTTCATACTGAATATCTGATATTAGAAAAAACACTTAATTTTACGATATGACAACAATCCCCAACCGTACGCCTATTGTATGGTTGGGGATTGTTGTAGTTACCATCTTTTCTTGTATAAGCAGAACATGAAATAAGTTTCTAAGCATTAACTTCATGACCTCCCCTATCTGTGAAAACTAAACCAATACCTTCTATGATATGTCCTACTACAGGAGCTTTGTCAAATTCCTCCTTCGTAGCCCAAGTAGCATTATCAGGCATAAGATCCTTGAATGCGTCCGAAACATCACCTTGACACCAGCAGTTATTTGATGTAACAATGCCTTTCCCTTCGATATTGATATACATTTTTCTTCCACCACATCCAAGGCTGTTCCATCCGCTCGGTACGTTTTCCACCATAGGCTTAAGCACCCAGCTTACACCGTCTATCCTAACCCATCCAGGATCGTCTTTGTGCTTGTCGTACAAGTTTTGCCAAAAAGAGCATTCGTAGCACCATCCCCTGTCTTCCATGACAGTTCTTATCTCACTCCTTTCAAATCCATCTGCATCCATCGTGTGCGGAGAATGAGGCTGGTGAGGGGTGCCACATTTTGGACATATGAGTTTTAAATTCTTTTCCATATTATTTAACTTTTACGATCTTAATAGAATCTCCGATATTGTATTCTCCTTGGTATCCAACGAATTTTATGATTCTATTATGTTTAAATATTGAAATTCTTTCGTCTTCAGCATAATACATCACACGTCCACCCTGTAAAGGACGTAGATCATATATAACCCATCCGTCATTAACCTGATGATTATTTGAACATGATGATAATACTAATGTCATCAATAAAATAAAATACTTCATATTATTTTCAACATAAAAATTTGTAACCTGGTTTTACTGCCTCTGCTTCTTCTCTCGTATCAAACATTAAGGTAGTGACAGCTCCTATGCCTTCGCAAATGTAAGACACTTTCACCCACCACCTAAAAATACCAGAACCGTAATCATCATAGTACGGCTCGGAAAGAACCTCTTCTACGTACCCATCTAAGTAATTCATGATCGTTCCTCCTTATTTTTAGATTCTGCCTCTTCGAGTATGCTAATTACCTTATCGACAATATTCGAATCAGACATTTTCTCAATAAAAACATCCATCGCCTTAGTTATGTCATTGGCTTCTTTTTCCTCAAGAGCTATTTCCCCACCGGTAATAGCATCAGATAATGATGTAGATAAGTGTCTTATCTTATCAATGCTCATAAACGTAAATGGATTACCACCTTGACCTCCACCCATTTCTTTCATGATCTGATATCCACCTGAGATAAGTCTGCCTGATGTCGTGGCCAAGGAGGATACGATTAGGGACAGTACCGCCGCTTCCGTCCGCTCCTCGGACACACCCCTCGACCACACGGCTGCCCTTATAGCGCCGGCCAGGTCGTCTATGTATGGCATGAGACAGTCTTCCATGACCTGTGTTATATCAGCTATAACCTCACTACGCTCTTTATTTATGTAGTAGATAGAAGCATTGTACCTCTTTATCTCTTTGTCCATGTCATTTAAAAGACGCTTGATATTGTGCTTATACATAGGACTGGTTTTAATTACTTCCTTTAGCTTAAGAATGTAATTATAAGCCTGGTCGTTTACGAACAACGTCATGGTCTCAACCGTTGAATGAAGCGTGTTAAGACTGTTAAGAATCTTATCGAAATTGTTTATCAAATAAGCTTTTCTGGCTTTTGCCGCGTAATTAATCATCGCATTCAAATTTTAGATTTTCAAGTTCGAGTATTTGTAACCTAAGAGACTTAATTAAATCCGTTCTCTGTTCCTCTGCATGTTTTAAAGCCTCTTCCTTGCTTTCAAAAGCACAATCCCCTATCTGATAAGGGGTGTAACGACCAGGAGTGTCGGCTAATAAAAGACCACCACAATCTTCTATTCTGGCTTTTACCTTTCTTATTTTCCCATCTTTTAGACACATGTCCGTAACCCATACGAATTTACCATATAATTTATCATACTCTTCTAATCTCTCTTCTTGCAATTCATACCATTTAGGCTTAGGAAATCTTAATGTGAATTTAACCTCAGTATCTTTTTCTAAGACATTAATATCGTATGCTTCCGGCCACAGCTCTTTTATGCTGTCTTCGTCTTCGGCATACACTACAAGTATGAATGAATCATCGGATTCACCACTACACCAATATGGATATTTTATAGGCCATTTGACTGGACGGTAGTCGTTACCGCAATCGGATTTTTTAATGTAAAATCTTGCTTTAATCATGATTCTTTTATTCTTTTAAGTATATGTTCAATCACTTTAATAGTCCACCCGTTTCCCAACATCTTGTACTGTTGGGTTTCGCTGCATTCCCATTTATACCAATCTGGTACAGTCTGTAACCTGGAGCACTCTGTAGGGGTTAATCTTCTTATTTTGAAATCGCCATGTAATGCTCTCTGTATGATAAAATTGTTTCTATCATATGAATTACAAGATAATGTTGGAGCCTTATCTTCATGAAATCCACCTTTGTTAAATCCTCTTGGTATTTGGGAAATAAGATTATCTTTCTGAACTGTTTTAAGACCATATTCTCTACATGTAGGTTTTTCTGGATTCCTACCTCTCGTTGCTACACAAATAAGATCGTACATGTATTTACCCTTTACGGTAACAGTATTGGATTTCTCATCTTTTGTTTTAATATTAGCTCCATAATGATTTCCCCTGTCGTGATTTATTTTCAAGTGAAAAGTTAAATTGTTTAAAACTTTTTCAGATAAGTAATATTTTTCATCTACTTCATATTCCGCTATATCACTTATAGTCAAACCTTCGTCTTTAGGTTGAGGGATAATTCCGCCTTGAATATTAGTCCAATAAATACGTTTCCTGGTTTGAGCGGAAACAAGCGCTGAATTAATATGATTGCCTTTACACCCTATAGCATCATCAAATACCAGCTCCCATTTCTTTCCCATCTTAACGTTCTCAAGAAGAAACAATACCTCGGGATTGGTTTTTCTTGCATCATTCAAAATACGGATAAACTCCCAGAATAAGTAAGACTGACCGGAAAACTCAAATCCTTGTTTTTTTAATTCAAGATACTCATTAAGTGATTTGATTTCTATTCCTTCTACGGTAGACAACCCTTTTCTTTTTCCAGAAAAGGACATATCCGTACATGGGCTGCCGGATAAAATAAGATCTATGTGTCCAAGATCTTCTACATTCAAATCCCTTACATCTCCTACTTGTATAGTATTAGGGAAATTTAATTGCGTTTGTTTAATAGCAAACTTATCTATTTCTGATGCATAATATACTTCAGGTGTGATCCCTATTTCTTTTAGCGCTATTTGACCACATGACATTCCGTCAAATAAACTTAACACTCTCATGGCATTATACACATTTTTCAATTTTAATTGATTTTGATGATAGATACATATTCCATGTTCCTCTGCCTCTGTCACCTTTTTCGTTTTGTTTTTGGATTGTCAAGTACAGATCTCCGTCTTCACATACTTCAACTTTTTTCAAGAAGCCTATCATTTCATCTCCTGTTTCGTGTAAAATACGGATCTTATCTCCTTCTTTTAACCCATAATTGGAATCAAAGTATTCTTTTTTGATTCTATCAATATTGTCTTTATGATTTTTTATAGCATAAAGCTCGTTTCTTAATAAATAATTTAGTTGTTCTATTGTCATTTCTTTTCCTCCTTGTTTAATGGTATCAACCCTTTTCCATGCTTGTCATACCACAGCATAGCTATACAGTTCCATGCACATTGTGCAAGATGAAAACATCCTGTATCTGAGTCTATTCTTTCCCCTTTCATGTATTCCATTAGGTGTCTGGCAGCCGCAGCACGATACCGTTCAAACCCGTTGTCAAGGTTCTGCCATTTATTGGGTCCGTACTTCTTTGCACCAGCATGATAGACTTTTACAATGTCCTCAATCTCTTCCATTGGAAGTAAATCCCATCGTAGTTTATCGTCAATGATGTCATTTTTCACCGATTTGTTTTCTCTGGATACTTTGACAGGAATAATACCCATAATGTCCGTTCCTACGATAAACGTCTCTCCATTGCAACAAACCTCAGCATATTCATCATCTACCTCTATGTCTGATACTGCCTCCACTATAGCTCCTCTGGCTATTTCTAATTCGGAACTGATTACATCACTTTCCAACATGCGAAAAATAGATCCTTTTGGATAAAGGATGTTTTTAGTATTATTGTCCATCTTTTCCATTGTTTTATCGTTGTTTTAATTATTTGATATAATAATATAGTCCATCATTTTTCTTTTGCAAAGCGGTCAAATTCTTCTCCGCTCATGACAATGCGGTTAATGATAATTATGCCGTTATTGCTATAACTATCATTTTTAACTCCCATGTCATCAAGCTCCTTCTTTAAATCTTCAAATGTAGGGCCTTTCTTGTCTTTAAAAAATAAAGTAGCATGCACAACCCTTCCGTTGTTTAGTTTTACTCTCACGGTATAGAGATATCCTTTTTCTTCTTCATCCTTTTTATTGATACCATCAAGGATGCTATTTATCATATCCTTGTCCTCACGTGATAGGTTGGATATGGCTATTCTGCCCTTTAATCTAAATATTTCGTTTTCGTTCATGACTTTCTGTTTTATTGTTTTCAAAATATTGTCTTACGGCTTCTATGGCTTTATCATCATCAAAAGCTTCTTCAAACTCCGTGTAGAACCTATCTCGCTCCATGCAGAATGTGTTTTTCCCTTCCGGTATAGGACGGAACACAACCACCCTCTCTTTGTCGTGATTGGTTCCTATTATGTTATTATCTAAGATAATAGAATACCTTCTTGAACTTTTGTTGATAACAACATCATGTTGAAGACCATACAATTTAAGTATTTCCCTTAATTCATTTGTTTTCATTTATATTACTCCTTCCAAATTTACTTTAATAGAACCATTTATGGTTTTAATGCTCCCATCTATGGTTGAAATCACATCATCTATATCATTTATAATACTTTCCATGTCATCAACCACCTCCTCCATATCAGTTACAGCCTGATCTGATTCCCAATATCTTTCTGAGTCTTGTAACGATTCCGGTATATTATCTCTCGCCTCAGTCTCTTCATCTAAAATCATATCAACATCATCTTTGGCTGAATTTATGTTGTGCTTCAACTCCGACAACTTTGATTTGATGTATTCAAAATCTGTTTTATACTTATTTACGTTGTTAATAACATCCGATATTTTTTTTCTTCTCTTGTTGTTCATGCCTTTATCTTATTATAATATTCGATAATCTTTTCTTTCCTGTCTCCTGGTTTTACTGCCATATTCTCAGCCAAGAACCTAAAATACGACACTGGTATGTCCTTGAATCTAATTCCTTCATATTTTCCAAACCACATTATTATACTGTCAAGATCGTCTTCTCTCCTACCATCTCCATTCACAGATTTAAGCGAGGCTGCCCGGCGAAGGATCTCGTCTTTGGTAATAATATCACCCATCCTTATATTAGACAGAAGTTGATCTCCGGCAAACATACACCAGCCCTTAGAAGGGAATTGTTCGATTGTCAAGTCTTCTATCCGGCCGAAACGCCTCATGTTGTCGCAGCAATCAACTATCAGCGCCTCTTTCTTGTCAGGATGGATGCGGACGGCGCGGCCTAATATTTGGTAATAAGTTGAATATGAGAAAGTTGGGCGACCAAACATCACACAATCAAGTTCAGGAAAATCAAATCCGGTAGCAAGCGTTGAATAATTAAACACGACCTTTAACTTACCTTCTTTGAAATCGGATATGATTTGCTCTCTTTTCTTTTTGGTTGTTAGCGATGTTACGACACCGGTTATGGCTCCCATCCTGGCATTCATGAACTCTGATATTCTATTACATGATTCAATAGAATCCATACATACCAAAATAGCCTTCCTCTCGTTCATAAGCTGAAGAAGGCGTTTGTATATGGAGTTGTTTAAGCCATTTCGTACAATACTTTCTTTAATAGATTCGTTGGTGTATTCGGCTCCGGTACTGTTTAACATCAGAGCCGATTCATCAAACGACCATCGTTCGTACTTAAGTGGACACCAAAACCCTTGAGAGGTTAGTTCTTGTATTTGTGTTACGTGAACTATCTTCTTAAAGAAATTATGCTCGTCTTTCGTCAGCATATTAAGTTTGCTGTAGTTCCCTTCCAGCATAGAACTGTAGGTCCGGAGGCGGCAGGGCGTGGCAGTGAAGCCCAGTACCTTCGCCTCTGGGAACTCGTTCATAAACTCCATAAATTCAGAACCTTCTTCTGGGGAATATCCTGAATGACATTCGTCTATCAATAAGGTATCTATCCCTATATCCTTCAACCTCGCTATATCCTTCTTGATACTTTTCAATGTAGCATAAGTCATAGCTGACAGCTCCTTTACGCCACATGAAGCAGAATATATAGTAGGCTCAGAACCGAACGATATAGCTTTTGCATAATTTTGTTCCAGAATCTCTTTTGAAGGTTGCAACACTAATGTCGGTCTATTAATCTCATGCGCTATCTTGGATATCAGGAGGCTCTTTCCACATCCACATGGAGCTACTATTATGCCGGGCTTTCTTGACCTCCCTGTAAGAAACTTAAGCCCGGCATCTACCGCCTCTTTTTGGTAAGGTCTAAGTTCAAAGCCCACTGCAATCAATATTATAATTTTGTGCGTAAAATCTTATTTCTTTTACCATTATTTTTCTTGCTATTTCTATATCGTCTTCATCCAAGCATATATTACATTCTACATAATCGGGATACGATATAGTATTTGCATCTCCTATCGTGTATGCGCAACAATAATCAAACTCCGGCTCTTTAGCTACAGGAATAAAATCTTTATCATCCGCCTCGGATAAAGCGCAATACTCAGCTTCTGTTTCACACAATACAGTCAATTTTTCAACTTTTATAGTTAGATTATTATCTTCGTAATGACCACTATAAAGCCATAACTCCTTCCCCTTGTTTTTGTAGAAGTCATCCAGTCTTTCCTTGATACTTTTCGCTTTTTTGATTTCAATCTTTTCCATGACATTTTTTTTTAATTAGTTATTAAAATATATCTTTTAACAATATCTTCAAGCTCCATAGAAAATAATAAAGTTGGGCTTTTTCCGTACTCGTACAGAGCGTACCCTTCCTTTATGTCTAATGTCTTAATCACATGCTTGCCTCTTTCAAATGGATCCATGAAGTAACCTTTGTATTCGTATCTTTGACCGACTTTTATCTTGTCGGTTTTCTTCTTCATCTTATACCGATCTATCGACCTGCTTATTTTTATAAGAGCCGTTACAAACAGGTATGATAATAAAAAGACCGCTGCTCCTGCTATCAATGCTTCTTTCATTGGATTTCTTTTAAGTAGTTAAACCAAATAGCTTCAAGTTTCTCCTGGAACTCAAACGCCTTTTTAAAATTTCCGCACCGTACCGCCACGTTCCTCATCTCTTCAAGATATATGACTTCCGGATCTTGCCGGTATTTTGTTCTTAACTTTTGAACGTCCTCGTATTTCATCGATTTATCTTTTTAGACGGATCCCAATCTGAAGAGAAAGGGCATTCGTTTTTGTTATGTAATCCAAAGTCACAATAATAACACAGTGCCGACGGGCAGGGTAGCTTGTTTTGCGAAACAGGCTGGCTTAGGGTGGCACGCCGCTTGCTATACCTGGCTCCTTCTGCTCCCTGGATGTACGCTTGAAATGATTTTACACTATTATCTTCAAAATCATACATTTTAGATAAAGTGTCATTTAGCATCTCTATAGATTTTGTTTTACGTTCCTCATCCACCTTAACCTTTTGGTACTGCCTGGTTCTGGTAAAGAAATAGATGTTCATATCTGGTAGAACCCCACCATATTTTCTATAGATGTAAAACGAATATATAGGATGCTGTAAATTCGTTTCCAACTTCTTAGAATCAAAAACCTTATTCCCTGATTTCCAATCTATGACATAATGGTGAATTACGTTCTTGCTCTTTATAGCCAGATGAAGGTCTACTGATCCTACTATGTACACATGGGTATGAATTACCCCATTTATGTCAACTGGCTTAGGAAGGCGGTACGGTAGCACAAAATCTTCTTCGACTCCAACTATAGCGCCGTGTCTGATAAGTTTCTCACAAGGATTAAGATCACTATCAGCTATCATAAACCTATTGCCGTCTTTTTTAAACAGATCCACAATCCAAGCAAGAAGCTCCCCAGATTGTTTCATGGCTATCATCATATTTTCCGGTGATTGCCAAGGTATGTCTTCTTGGTAAGCATAGTAACTTATTGCTTCTCCAAGGTCTTTGCCAGAAGGCTGCCTTCCGTTCTTGAAGAAGTATTCCAGTGTCTTATGAATAACCGTACCATAAGACGTAGCTTCTTGTTTTTCTGTAGACCTTTTGCCCTCTACGTAAGTCTTATACCATTTCATTGGACAAGTAAGAAACGTATCTATCTGGGAATAAGAAATGGCAAGACGTTTCACACCATTAAACTCCTTATATAGCAAATGCGTTTCCGGGACCATCATAAGCTATCGTCTTTAAATCCTTCTGGGTAATATACAACATATTTCTTGCCATCCTCCGGCGTCATGGCGAATTGCATGTAGTTATTACGATTACGATGTTTGCCATCCAATCCTCGTTTCCAATACAGTATCCCGTCTATATCCACATAAGATCGGCCTCGGTCGGCTCTAACTACGTCCGTGTGCAGCAGATACCCGTCGGAAGACACGATCCACACTTTATCCCCTTTGTTTAAATAGGATATTCTTTTTCTTACAACAACCTTTTTCTTATTATCTAATGCAAATTCCTCATCAGTCATACTCTTCATCCTCCTCTTCTTCTGTTTCAAAATCAATTCCATAACACTGATCATAATGCTTGGTCAGTTCTTCTGGTTCTAAATCTTGTCCAAAATCCATGTTAAAAATATTGTAATTAGTAAAGCACTGTCCCTGCCGGTAGGAAATCTATAAATGCTGCTTTTGCTTCTTCAATTAGGCCCAAGTGTAACCTTGGGCCATTGTATTTATTTTTTGTCATCTCCTTTTAACTTCTTTAAAGTATCTGCAATCGGAAGCTGATCAATGACTCCCAATGCCGGAGCAACGGCCTTAACAACATTGTTAAGGAAATTACCGGTGCTGTTCTGACCGCCGTCAAATACCGTGATATTTCCGAGATTGATGTGCTCGAACGCCTTAACCTGTTCTCCAGCAATTTCTTTCCACTGATTAACCATCTTGTACTGGATGGCGATCTGAGGATTGGATTCTGCTGCTTCCACCATAGCCTTAAATCCGTCGGCTTCTGCCATCAACGACTTTTTCTTACCTTCGGCTTCCGCTTCCAGCTTCATCTGAATAGCTTTTGCTTCCGCCTCTGCTTTTGCCAAATGTGCTGCTGCTTCAGCATCGGCCCGGCGTTTGATCTTCTCGGCCTCGGCATCAGCTTGCAACATAGCCTCCTGCTTCTGAATTTCAGCCGGCACAATCTTTTCAGCTTTAAGCGCAGCTTGAACCTTCTTAGCTTTAGCTTCTTCCACTTCTTTATCAGCAAGCTCTTTTGCCGTTTTCACAGCCGCTTCCGATTTAACTTTCTCTTCTCCGGCTTTCTTTTCTGATTGAGCTTTGATAACCTGCAATTCTGATTCTGATACAGCAACCTCTTTCTGGGCATTGTTGTAGCCTACAGAAGCATTTTTCTCAGCCTCAGCTTTCTTAATCTGAGCTTCAGAGTCTTGTATTGCTATAGCTGCTTGTTTGTCAGCTTCAGCTTTATTCTTTCCAACTTCTTCCATTCTTTCGGCTTCAGCTTTGTTTACTTCAAGTTCCGCCTTAGATCTTGCAATCGCTGATTCCTTGTCAGCCAAAGTCTTTGCTATAGCCGCAGCCCTATCTCTATCGGCTTGAGCTACACCGATCTGTTTTTCTTTATCGGTTAAAGCCAAAGCTACTTCTTTTTCTTTCTTTGTTTCAGCTACTACCGTTTCTTTTTCTTTTTCAGTATAGGCAATTTGAATCTCTTGTTCTTTTTGGGTATTAGCTACAGCCGTTTCTTTTTCCTTCTGTTGTACAGCAATCTTAATAGCACCCAGCTTTTCCTGTTCTTCGATATTAGCCTGTGCTTCGTTCAGAGCCTTGCTTTCAGCCTCTTTACCAAGATTCATGATGTAGCCGGCTTCATCTCTGATGTCACTGATGTTAATGTTCAAAAGATAAAGACCCAATTTATTAAGTTCGTTATCAATGTTTTTTCTTGCCTTATCCAAAAACTCATCCCTATCAGAATTAAGTTTTTCGATTGTCATTTCGGCAATAATCAAACGCATCTGACCGTAAACGATGTCTGTAATAAGATTTTCAGTAGATTCGGTATCCATCCCCAAAAGTCTTTCTGCTGCATTTTGCATGATTTCAGGATTTGTACTGATAGCTACTGTAATAGTTGTAGGCACATCTACTCTAATATTCTGAGATGACAAAGCACCGGTAAGCCTACAATCTATTTGCATAGGCTCCATAGATAAAATATCATAGCTTTGGATAATAGGCAACACGAATGCTGCTCCACCATGATATAATTTCGCCGATTTCTTCTCTCCACCTGTCTTACCATAAACGACCAAGACCTGATTAGGCTTACATCTACGATACCTTGATAAGACTCCGATGATTGTCAAAATAATCACTACAGCTAAGATGGCTGACACGTACATAATTGTTGTCATAACTTTTAAAATTTAATTGTTGATAAAAAAAATTAGATAATTAATTCTCCTTCTTCGTATTTTATATTCACCTTGTCACCGTTTTTGTAAGTTTTTCCAGACAAGCATCTTACTCTCATTTGCTCCTGTCTTCCATTTTTCGAAATATTTACCATATAATGATTCTTCCCTGATCTAAACACTATCTCCACCTCTCTGCCATTTAAATCTTCCGGACATTCGTACACCATTTCTTGCTTTAACTTAAGAAGTAACTTATATACGTAAAACAAAACGATAAAGAAAAACGACCCTATCACAACCCCTACTAAATGGGAACCCGAAAAGTAGGTAGTCCAGCTATATCCAAGAATAAAATGTGTTATGCCCTTGAATGATATGATGTCCGACAAAGACATACTTAAATCAGAAGCATCATCAATATCAATATCCGTATCCAGATCAGATCCTAATATCGACAACAAAAACTGTATAACAAAAGCAAATGACGCTATTAAAGCCATGCATAAAATTATGTCACTTCCCATATCCTTCTGTTATTATTTTGTAAACAAGATCAGTCATATCTTTGATGGTCTCCATATCATAATCATTAATAACAATATTGAATTTTTGTTCCACCATCATTTCCAGTTCAATTTGATCGATAGAATCTAATCCAAGTTCTTTAAACGTCACATCTTCTTCATGAACTATATCTATTTCCGAATTAAGAAACTGAGTAATAATTATATCCTCTATTATCTTTCTGATTCTTACTTTTTCCATTGCTTTCTAATTTTGTTAAATAAATACGTTTTTATGTTTTTCAATCGCTCTTTGTCTGTTTCAGAACTTCCGGTAAACAAATAATCCGGATTGCCTTTAGCCGGCGGCGTAGGCAATTTAGATACGGCAAACAACCAATCCATTTCCTTATTCTTCTTAGACTCCAAATAAGGCTCGGTAGCGATCTTAAATTTTTCAGCTATTAAGTCAAAGAGCTTTGAATTTTTAAGGTTCATATGGACCGAAAAGGCCTGAGAAGGCGGTTTCCATATGAAGTTACATAAGCTCATTGTATAATCTCCTGACTCTGCTATATAAGATTCCGTTACCTGAAGTATGACCTCTTTCTTGAATGAGGTGTTACCCATAAACCAACACAACCTGGATTCCGCTTCTTTTCTGCTGACACCTATGTCTTTTGAATACGATTCGTACATTCCTATCATAATCTTCAACGTTTCCAGAACCTCGTCTGTCATCTCCGGTGTCTCTATATAATTCACAAAAGACGTTCCTTTGTTGGTCAATCTCATCACGCCTGATTTTAATTTCTCAACCAGGCCAAGCTCTATATACCTCCCAGCATCTTTTTCCAGCATGGCTTCGATCATAACCGTATCCTTCTGTCTTATAGCAAGAAGATTAGCCAGATCATTAGGAGTCATGTCTGATGCTGCAAGTTGTCTGAAATTGATGTACATGCCTAATCAGCTTTAATAAAAATAACATCCTTACCATCCTCCCTCTCTACGTGATTACACGGGCCTGCGACTACATCTACCGACCCGCATGTAATGTGGTCATTAAATATACATCCTTCACATCCTAAGTCTGGCTCTGGAGCATCCACACATTTTAATCTCACAAGTCCGGCATCAAACACTTCTCCTACTTTAAATTCCTTCTTTTCCATATTTCCTCCTTGTTTTTAACTGTTGTACCCTTCTTTGATAATCGAATTTCTACCGGTAGATACCGACTGTCGAAGATCGTCATGTACAGAATCTACCGTAGAATACTTGTTTCTGGTTGTAAAAATCACTTCCAGCATCTCCTTGTAATCACCTAAAGCTACTTCATATCTCGGATCTACTTTGGCTTTTCTTTCGGCCTCGGCATTACTCTTAGCCAGCTCTCGGTCAAGAAGATCTTCTTTGATTCGGTCAGCAATCATATCAAGTTCTTTTTTTATAACTTCTCCTGCTGCCCGAAGTTGACCTTCTACGTCGCCAAGCTGATCTTGGACGGTTCCTATTTCTTTCTTTAGGCGATCGTATTCGTTAATCATACCCATATCACCTGCATAGCCGGAAAAGTCCTTGATTATTCTGGTTCCTTCTTTAAGGAGTTCAATAACTCGTCTTTTACGTTCTCTGCTTATTAAAGACGGAAGACGATAATTCATATCCGCCACCGCCTTATCATGTATGGAGTTGATTAAAAACATCTCTCTTTCATCCCCTGCAAACTCAGTAAGAACCAAAAGGAACTTACTTATCAGGTATTCGTTTTCTTCTACTGTTAGTCTCATGGTTCTTATTTTTTTTTAATACAATGACTGTTCTTCCTTTGTCTCTTGTTCTTGATCTTGATTGTTCGTAACGTCTTCCACAGTATAGAGCTTGGGCGGCGTCGGCGGCTGGTTGGGGTTCACGAACTTCGTCCCGCCCTCCCCGTACATCCATCCATGTCCCGGCAGTATCTCTGGGTGGATTGTATTAGTAAGCTCTTCCATACTAACTTGCCTTACCTTCAGTATATGATGAAACACCAGTCCGGCTGTCCTGAATGATGTTTTGTTTTCAGTTTTAAACCTATCAAGAGTCTGATACCAATCTTTCCCAAATATCATATACTTATCCAGCCCGTACCTACGAGGATTGTGCAAGCCTATCATTAACGTACATAACTGACCCAGCGTATCAGACTGGTAAAAATCAGAAAGACGCGGAGGCTGCTCTTGTGGGCTTTTTATCCTTCCTTCTATTTCTCTGTTGAATTGGGATATGATGAGGAAAAATATGTTTTTATATACTAATTTAGCTTCGTTCATAACCGCCACCAAATCATCTATAGCCGACTTAGGATCTAATCCCATTCTTTTTATCAAAGCAATATGATCGACTTTAAATATTATAAGACGTTTGTCTTTATGTTTGGTAGCTATATGATACACAGCCGCCTCAAACTCTTTTACCGTACACGGAGCATCGATGTATATTATATTATTTCTGATTTCACCTTGAAGGATTTCAAACATCCTCATCTCTTCTACTGTATTAGAATCTTGCCTTCTTAATATTTCAGGAGCCCGCTTTTTCATATCCTGGCTCATTCTGCGAAGAAGAAGATCTTGAGGATTCATTTCGAACTCGCAATTAACAAGAAAATAATCTTCTGCTTGCGGGTTGATCATCGGATTCATCACATTTTCCAATATCTTTTGGGCCACATACGATTTACCTACAGATGGCCGGGCTCCTATGGCAATAGCATGCTGAGGGAAAATACCTCCAAGCAAAGCCTCATCAATATAATCGTATCCGGTTTTAGCGGGGATAAGCTCTCCCCGCCTGTATTTCAAGATATTCTCATACGCCTCTTCCATAACTTGTTTAGAGGTCTTGAATATCCTTCTTATATCTATCCTATTTGCTATCTCCTCTTGCATTTTTGTCACCTTTCGTATCCGACTTGGATCCCCTATTAGCTTTTACTGATTTATACCTAAGACCGTTCTTGGTATGAGAACAATCCTTGCCTTTCCTCCAGCCCTTGCCCTTCTTCTTGTCCGTTTCGTAGTTTTTACGACCAAGCTCCCGGCGTTTGGCTTTCTGTTCCGGTCTGGCATTTATCTCCTTGTCCTTTTTAGCCTTTTTCTTCCTGGCTTCTGGATGAGTCCTGTAGTACTCTGTTGATCTGCCCATGTGCTTATATTTTTTTTGATTAATAATAGCACAAAGATAGGCAATTCGCGCCCTATTTCAACCTGCCGTAGCTCATATCAGGATCACACCAGACATACCCATCTTTCTCATCATGGAGATACTCAGGACATCCTCTACATGCGCTACTTCCTGACACTATTTGATTGTTCTTATTAGGGCACTTATCTCCAGGCTTATGCCATTCTATTCTCGAACCTGATCGTTCTTTGTTTACATGACAGAACTGAAAGACTTTTCCCATCGTCTTCTCGCCAAACATACCTATATGTGTGTACTCTTCCGGTATAGATAGAAATTCAGATAAATCTTTATACATCCTTTCCCGTTCCTCCGGCGTAGACCATAATCTGTCAAGTTCGGCATGGACTCTTATCTTAAGAGACCTCAGTGATGGCCCCGCAAGCCGGCCTTTAGCTTTTCCCTTATTCGGCCCTGATTCATGAACACCGACATAAGCGTTGCATGGTTTGCACATCATAACCATCCCTAAGCCTTTTCTGCTATATATTTTATCGGCATTTACCAGCTCAGTTTCTCTTCCGCAATAAGGACAAATTTCGCCTCTTAAAACCCGTTGTTGGCGCTCATTAAGTTCCATACCCTATTCTTTTGTTTTTCTTTAAACTTTTCATACAAACTGCTTTCAGTTTCCATTTCTGAGATCTCTACCTCTACGTCCTCTCTTTTGAAAATTACTTTCTTGGCTGTCGGATACGCACATTTAGAGATACGAATAGCATTACGAATAGCGTAAACAAAATACGTTTCTGGTGACGATTCGATCACCACTACCTCATTTAAAGTATTTTTATAATTTTCCATATTATCTGCTTGCTTCAATTATATAACCCGGATGATCTTCACACGCCTCTTTGTATTTGATAAGAAACTTAAGAAATGAATCATAAGACCCCCATCCGTTTTCTGGTTCGTATCTCAAAAGACTCTTTCTCTTGGAGATCATAATATATATACCTTTTGTGAGTATCTTCACCATCTCCTTAGTATCTATTTCCCTGCCCAATTCTTCCGGTCTCCAAACATAATCGTATAGTGTTTCTTTGTTTTCTGATACGAATATTTTTTGTGCCATCTTGTTCATGTTGTGGGTGATGTTTGCAACCCATTTACGATCCTCTTCTTTCTTCTTGCTCTTAATATAAACGTCCAGGCTCATAATATTTCTCTTTTACTTTGTTATTAATTATCAAATCTGCCACATCATCTCCGTCCCCTACATTCTCAACACTCTGAAGATAGTCCGATACTTTTATCCTTGACTTCATCATCATCCCATCTATCTTTTTACTCCATGTGTCAAATGCTTGTCCTTTGTCCGGAAAAGCTACAGTCTTTCTATCTTTTAAAACATCTATCACTTCCGGTCTTAAGTTCTGCAACCCACCGGTAGCTACAAACAACTCATCTGGTTTATTCACGGCGCATATAATAGCCGTCTTTTCTGACTCCACCAAATTAACTACCTTATCTGGATACTGGCTTAGAAGATGTTCTCCAAACAGGCATTGTCTAAACAAGAAGTCTCTTGCATGCAACGAGTGATAAAACATGACATGAGGTCGCTCATTGTCACCGTCTTTTTCCTTCACTCTTTTTACATCAATCTCATTCCCCTGGCTGTCGGTCTTTATATAAAAATCCATAATCTTGCCGGTTCTGCATACAAAGTCCTTATCTATCTGCCAGAATATACAACACCCTTTCCATCCCCATAAGTCCATTGTTCCAACATGATACCTTCTAAATACGTCAGATACCCTTTCTTTTCCCCATAGAGACGATAAAAATCTAAATACGGTGTTTCTATCGTCTGGAACTACAGTCCTCTCAAACTCGCTAAAAGGTATGTAATTTACAACGTCAGGATTTACAGGAGGACGATAAGCTCTTATGCACTTATTTCCCGAAATCCAAAGATCTTTGTCACCTACATCCTTGCCGGTAGGTCGTTTATCATAACCGCAAGTTCGTTCATGATCGCATCTTCCAAACCCATTGCCAACGACCTGACCGGTCGCCACATCAATATAAGGGGTAAGGCACCGGCTTTTCCCGCAAGCCGGGCAGGTTAGCTTCAGTCGGCTCCTGCCAGGCCTGCGGTCAAGTTGAAACCGAGGTACGTTTTCGTATTTTCTAAAATCAAGCATCCTTAGCTCCTCTCATTGCTTTTTATATCATGAACCTTTTAGATATTTCCTCTGCAATATCATATACAACCGTATGATCCTCTTCATTGTATGGTTTATTGATATTCAACACTCCTTTTCTCACTTTGAATTTCTTATCTTTTCTAAGGTGATTCAACATACCTTGTTGGAACACACAGTCCGCCTTTTCAAGTGCTACACTGTCTTCTGTCCATTCTTTCAGCGTATATCCTTTACTGCTCGTGCTTTTTGGAGAAAAGTTCATAATACGTGCATCAATGCCATACCATGCTTTAACCATTCTTCTTTCAGCTTCCAATTGGAATGCATATGATTCCCATATTCCTCCCGATTTAAAGTCAAGAATGACCACTTCTTCTTTTTCCACTTCTCTTACTTCCTTCTTCGGATCACCTTTTTTGAACTGTCCGGTAGCCCTTTGATACACGGCTCCAAAATAACCTTCTTCTTTGTATTTGAATGTCATTTTAACCATCGCATCAATAGGTGTTGCTACAAGGTAATCCTCTAAAGAAAGGATTCTTTCTATCATCATCGGTTTCACCTTGTAATCAGAACAGAATTTGGCAAACTTCATGACCCTGACAATCATATCGTCAAGATCATCTATGCTATTAAAGAACCGATCAAGATTTTTCTTAGATATCTTCAGCTTGCCTTCTTGCACTGTCTTAACCACAAAGCTTCGATTTAAGACCATATCTCTACCTGTTAGGTACAATCCGTATAAGTAGTGCATGATCGTTCCCTTATCGGCTTCATACTGCGCTACCTCTTCTGGATTGCGACCAAGCATCTTTATCTCTTGCTTCCATTCCTGAAGTGCTGTCTTATCATCTACATACCCATCTTTGATTAAAGTTGTTACCGAAGCATATATCTTAGCCGTCCCATCATCCATCTTTCTTACATAAAAACGATTATCGTCTAATGTCAATCTTACGAATTTGGGGGTCTCAATCTTCTTTAACTCATCACAGATATAAAACGGCTCCAATGTTTCCTGATTTTCTGTAAACGGATTCGAATCTTCTTCTCCAGGGTTAGGAGCGGCTTCCTCCGCCTGAGCTTCCGGTTCCTCCTTCTGGACCGGCTCTGGCTCAGGCGCCGGCTCTTTAACTACTGGAACCTGTCCGCCTCTTTCTGCTATGTCTCTGTTCTTTATTAAAGACATAACCTCCTTCTTCAACTGCTCTGGTGTTTGGTTAGGATCTGACACCGACATCACAACATCGTTCATTCTAAACAACGTATTTCCCTCTCCTTTCACCATAGGTACAAACCCTAAATCTATTAATATTTTAATCTTTTCTTCTATCATACCTATCAATTATTTCAATAATCAACCTACCTCTTTCCTTGATCATTCCTCTGCTTTCCATATCCAGTACCTTCTTTACCGCATACTTCCACACAAAAGGAAATTCTGTTTCAAGTTTATCAAATTCCATCCGGTCAAGATACATGTCGAATACCGTATGCTCCGATTCATGAAGGAAAACTATATTATCCCTGCAAGTAGCAACTGACTTATATATCCTTTTCGGAAGTATGTGACAGACGTTACATACTGTAGGAAAATGAATAGCCTTACCGGTCATAGACATCCGACTATTATTTAACTCTTCCAGCATAAGACGAAAAAACCCGGATAAATCCGGGTTCTCTAACTTTTTCTTCTTGCTGCTGTTTTTAATGGATGTAATTCTGTCTTTTTTCTTCGGAGTCAACTCTTTACTCCTGCAAGCCTGGCATAAGCCATGACTTCTTATCATCACTTTTCGTCCGCATCTTTCGCAGACGTACAATTTCTTTTCCACTCTCTATATTTCAATACAAGTGATATAATTGAAAAGGATACTGCCGTTAAAGATAACGTATATGGTAAGTTCATTAACCATCTCGGTACTTCTTCGGTCTTAATCACTATCAACAAAGTAGCACCTGCTACTACCAATAATACAATTGCCGTCGCAAGTGCTACACGGGAAACAACATCACTCATCAGTTTTCTTTTCTCCCAATTTTTCTACACCTTTTTGCAGATCGTATTTAAACACTTCAATGATCTTTGTTTCAGCAATAGACTCGCAATTCCAGTCTCCCAACGTACCCTGCATACCTTTAGTCAACACAGCTTCGGCGTCTTTAGGATTGCCGGCTTGGACATACATATAGCATGGCGTTTTCTTTTCTTTACCTTTCTTTTCATCCAGTGTAATGTAATTCACCTTGCACTTATACCAGTACTCAGCTTCTCCGTTGAAAAAGATTTCTGACACTTTAATAGGGTTAATTTTTACAACCTCGAAAGAATTGTACAAATCCTTAAAGATCTCCAACGATCTTGATTCTGCCTCTGTATAAGACAAGGCATCCACCAAATACTTTTCAGTTACTTTCTTTTTTTTGCCGTTCTCGATATTATCAATCTCGGCTTTTACCGTAATTTCAAACCAGCGATTCATTGTATTAATATTTAATTAGTTGATTTCTTTCCTTTCTCTATACTATTTTTAAATCTTTCAGAACACCACTGCAAAACGTCCATCATCATCATCTCATTATTAGATAAGATACCTTTTATAACTAACGCCAATTGATGCTGTGACATTCTTTGGCTCATATCAAATCTTCTTTCCTCTTCATTTACTATCGTAGCCACGAAATACTTACACCCCTCTAAGTGCGTCAGGGCTTCAATCATAGCTTCTTTTATCTCTTTTTCTTCCATTATGTTTGTTTTTTTTGGGCAAAGATATGTCTTTTGATAATAAAAAAGATTCAAAATGATTTAATTTAGCTTAATTACTGCTCTTTTGATTCGTCCGGTATAGGCATGTCAAACTTTTTTCTGATAAACGACTCTGTTTCTTCATTGAATGGATAGGCTTCCTTAATAAAATTCATAGCTACCTCCATATCACCGTCTGCTATATCTTTATACCTTTCAAAGATACCAACCAGGTCATTGTTATATGAACGCTCTTGTTTTATGTTGTACACGTATTTCAACACCCTGTCTTTAATTTCATTGGCTTTTTTCACGGTGTCATTGAAGGTATTTATACTTGTCAATTCAGGGTTTTTATTTTTCTCATCTATCTTATCAAACTCTTCCTTGCTATATCCTGTTTCTCCTTTAACAGCCGGGCAAACACCCTCCTTCATGATCCAAAACTGTTCATACGATCCTGCCAGATATCTCGATTCTGTTTTAAATGCATTATACTTGACAAGCAAATTAGCCACCTCAGTTGCACCTTCTATGGTTCTAAAACCGATGCCGATATCTTTTAACATAAATACCGGAACTCCAGTTCTTGGATACACGACTTCTTTTTTGTTCTTTATATTCCAGTTTTTAGCTTCAATTGGAATACCTTTATTAGCAAGCTCTTTGTCTATATACAGACTTATGTCTTCGTCTGTCAATGCCACAATCTCATCTCTGCTTAAATCAAAAACTGTTTTCATTTTTCTTTATTTATTAAATTAAACAACTTACTTCTTTGTTCAGGCTCCGTATATTCTACCCATATATCGGCCGCCACATTTCTAAGAAATTCCATAAAGTCTTGATGATCCCTGTATTCAGCAGAATCAACTTTTCTCACAAAACTTAGAATTTCCTTTAACATCTTATTGTTTTCTTCAAGAAGTTCTCTGTCGGTCATAACCTTTCATATTTTCTTCTTAACTCATTTTTACCCATTTGGCATTATCAGGTATTAAATCCTTAAATTCTTCTGGGATTTTCCCTTGATGCCACCAATCATTGGAAATGATTTTTCTCCCATCATTTGAAATAGCCTCCATCATTCTTCCTCCCATACCCATGAATCTTCGTGTTTTGTTGTTTGTATTGGGAACAAACGGATTAGCTATCCATGATTCTCCATCTATAATCAACCAATTGGGATTATTCTTATTCTCTTCATATAGTCTGATCCAAAACGCACAAGAATAGCAAACTCCATCTCGTTCCATAATAGACCGTATAGGACATTTACAAAAATGTTCTGGATTCATGCTATGTATATTATTTTGCCCCGACCCATCTTCGCAGCCGCATTTGGGACATATTTTCTTCTTTTCGCTTTCCATATTGCTTATGCTGTTTTTAAGGTAATAGATCATCTAAATAAGCCCATGATTCCATTTCATCTAATCTGTATAAAATACATCCTGGACGGCTGGATATAAAAGTTTTGTTCTCTTCCAATATACCCATAATTGGACTCTTTGATCCTATTGTTGATTTCTTGGGGAGAAACACAATAAAACGGTGGCAATCTGGAATTACTGTTATAGAATGCCACACGCTGTTAATGCGCCACTCTGCACCAGCTTTAAAAAGAGGAATAGCATATTCTTGTTCCATGTCTATTTAGTTTTGAATTAATGTGAAAAGAGCAATTATAGCCGCAACTGATATAATAGATAAAATAACGTTTGCCAATGCATGCTTTAAGAGGCGCCTTTCGAGATTTGCGATATGCTTTCTTAGTCCTTCGCAATGTTTTTTTGTAGATCTGGATTCTTTGAGTTCTTTGTTGTATTTTACCATATTTTTGTCGCACCATTTCATTATATCAGCACTTGCTTTGTTAAGCATATCTCTGATTTTTTCATCATCATAGAATGGTATTTCAACATCAACACAAGTATTTGGCCTGTATAATAATCCGTATGTATCAAAGCACACTTTCAATGTGACAACTTCAGGCTTAGCCATTTCTTCGGCTTGTTTCTTTATCTGCTCATCTGTTGCTTCGGCTTTAGCTTTAAGCTCATTGTAGTCTTCTATATTCAGCAAAGCCATGTTTTCAAATTCTGTATTCATATCTACTATTTCTTATTTAGAGTGAATGTTTGCCAAATGCTTTATCCCAACGCCTGCTTGCTATCTGTACACATACTACCAACGCATCACGATATTTACGGGATTAGATGGTTCTTATGTGGCGGATGTTGATAATCCTAACAACGCATTCGTACTGATTTTTGCAAACTGTTCACTCAATTATTTTTAATTTTTAATTAATTCAACTCCTATAATATCTTCGTAATCAATATAGTGCATCATTGAAACACCGTTGTCATCATCGGCCATTATTTCAACACAAGCAGAACAGCCATTGAATGCACCTTCGATTGTTATACCTGTTAATTGCCTAAAGAATCCGAGAAATTTCTTTGGTTTGATAACCCTAATGCGGACAAGATCATTCCAAGTTATTCCTTTCTCTTCGCAAATAGATTTAAACTTCTCGGCTGTCATAGTTCACTTATTTTTTACGATTACGTTTATTCATTTTCTTCTTCTTACGATCTTTCTTGATCTGTTTTTCGCTTCTTCCGGATTTGTAAGAAGAACCTTTATATGCCGGTGGTTTATTTTCCCACATCGGAAGGCTGACTTCTATTTCATCCATAACAGGCTCTTTAGTCGTTGGCTTATTGTAGTAGATATACTCGTTATCCATGACTTAGTTCTTTTTGGTTGTTATTTAATCTTCTAAATTATCCTTACCTTCTAATTTAGATAATGCTTGTTCAAATTCCTTTATTTCCTTTAAGGCATATTCCTTACGATAGGTGATAATATCAAGTTGTGTATAATCCGTAAAAAATCTGTCTATCATGTTCTTATAATGAAACCGTACAGGTTCTTCACAATGATTTAGTAAAATCACAAAATTGGAATTTCTCGGATGAAAACACAAGAATCTGTAATAATTCACTTTCCCTGCTATACATTCAATTAACTTTTCATCCATCTTCAATTTATCGATGTCTTCTATGGTTAATATTGGTTTCATATCTTTAGTTTGTTTTAATATCAATTCGAATAAATATAATGCATTCCTGCTTCATATACCCTATGTACATCAGGGTCATTCTTGTCTTCCGGTTCCAATTCACTTTCTTCACGAGTATAATCCCATTCAGAGTTGTAGTACATATCCTCGTCTGTTTTCTCCAAGGAACAATCTTTCATTAGATTCATATTTTCTCCCCATACTGCAACTTCTTGTCGTTGCTCTTCTTCTGTCATAAGGGATATTTTGTCTTTTAATTCTTTCCAGGTCATGATTTCTAAAATATGATCAATAATTCATTCTACATCAAAAAGTTGATCTAACACCAATAATTCTGCATCCATATCTTCATCTTTCGGGAAACGAACTTTTATGTTTCCGAACTTAGATGTCTTAAACAAGATGTAGGGGTTCATGTCTTCGGCGGTCACCGGCTTATATTCCTTAACTTCCGACATCTTGAGATACCAGTCGCCTATTTTTACAAATCCGGAGAAGATAGAACACAGATGCGCTTTTACGGACTGTATCTCCTTTTTATCTTTGAAAGGTATAATTTCGTCCTTTCCCCTTATCCTGATTGACAGAAAAGGACGAATGTTATCTGTTTCATTTTGAAATTTGAAGCCTGTTATAGCTTGTTTGGGGATTCTTCTTCCCATTAATATGAAATAAGCCATTGCAATAAGTTGTTTTACTTTGTATTCTATAATCCTACCAACAAGTTCCCCGATGATAGAAAATATTCTAATTCATAGAGGAAAGAAAAGAAGTAGCTCTTTCAAATTTTCTTCTTAGTTCATTAGACCATTGATGATCATAATCTGCCAATAATGATCCCATTTCCATTATTAAGGAATAAACTTCTTCTTTTCTTGCTAAAAAAGATTGTTTGTCTTTTTCTTTTAATGTTTTCATGACTGTAACTTAAAAATGAATAATTAATTGATTTATAAAAAATGTGTTAAAATGACATATAAATGCCTTGATCAATTGGACACAAATGTACAAGTTTTATTAAGATACCCTTCTGTCATCTCTATGAAATTCACACAATCTAATTTGCTTAACTTGTAAATCAATGCCGGATTGTGTACTATGGCTATAATTTGTGTTTGTGGTTTATGGAATGACAATACATTATAAATTTGCATTATGTTGTCAATGTCAAGATTCCTGTCTGGCTCATCCATGAGAACCGTGTATTCAAAACTGCTTTCTGTTAATGTTATGCGGTTTCTTTCATAATACTTCAACAGGTTATCAATTCTTTTAATCCAAAACGCATTTGATTTTTTCTTGTATTCTACAAGATCTTGTATTGGAAATGTATAATCCTTTTGACCGAACATTAAATTGAAAAGTGATTCCAATGACAACACCACTTTCTCTCCATAAGATCTTCGAATATTATTCACATACAAATCTAAGTTGCTGATGTTTTTCAATACGCTATCTCGATTCATCTCCGCCGATGGCAATAAACGGAATACTTTCCCTGCATAATCGGATGATATGTCAATCCCATCAAGAACCTTGTCATCATCATCATCAAATATAGGTGGAAAATCCAGTGCCTCGATCGGTATTTCAGAACACATGGATTTCTCACATAACGCATACATTGATATGATGTTAAGCAAGGTTGATTTTCCACTACCGTTTTTACCTATAATTACATTCACTCCTGGCTTGAAAATAAATTCTCTGCCATTTTCAAATGCTTCTATATTAGAAACGTATTCAAATGGAGTTTTTGTATTGTCTTTTATTTTTACCGATGTTATCATATGTAATCCTTTTTAAAAATCAATTACCGCCCGAACCCTGTAACTATTGTACTCAATGTTGCTGTGCGTGCCGCCAATGGAGAAGCTCACGAACCATGCGCTGACCTTGCTGTACTCGGTACTGGACCAATACCGCGCCGAGGAGAGGGGAGATGCCGAAACATAAGCGAATGCTTTGTTTAGTTCGTCCATATGATGGGCCATTAAATTTAATTGACCAAGAGATGGTATATACTCGTCATCTTCCAGCAGATTTCTCAATTTTGGATTTCTGGCTACAAGGCGCTCCGTATTGCCGCGTCCGTCAATATCAAACAGCGCATCACATTCACGTTCGTAATATGTCTCACTTCCGGATTCTTTACGGCTATCATTGTCAAGCAACCGTACACTATCATGCTCCTCCAGCGAGATAGCAAACGATACGTCTTTGTGTTTTAATCCGATATAACGCACATTCTCTTTAATATTCTCTCCAGTAAACGGCTCAGCGTGTCCGTTTCCGTAGATTAGATACAAACCATCTTTTCTTGATGGTACTCTATTTTCACATACGCATCTTTCATTTTTGGGACTTACAATTATGTTCAACCCATTCAACACATGATCTTTTATAACCTCCTTACATATTCTTCTTACAAAATCATAATCTCTTTGTTTAAGCTCATCTGCTACCATACATCTGATCCAATGTTCTATCTGATTGTTTCCTCCGTATGTATTAAGCATACACTGTTTTACGAGTTTTTCCAATAATAGCTCTATGTTTTTGATTATATCTTCTTTGGTAAGGTGAAGTTCATTTAATATATAGTTCCTTACTGCCTTGTATTCTTTACTTGTGCTCATAATATATCTACTTAATACTGTGAATTATATTTTTTTTCTCTCTCCCACTATCTTCCCCTATAGGATTATTCCATCCGTATTTTACAGCCGTAGCTCTAAATAGAGGAAGTCTATAAAATCTATAATCATTCTCAAGATGAGCATATACTGTTGATTTCATTTCAGTTCTTTAATTAAAGCATCCGCATATATTACAGCTAATTCAGCCGCCTTATCACACGCTTCCAATATTAATTCACCGTGAGGTCCACGTCCTGATACGGATGTGATCGGAAGCATGGTTTTTGCCATCTCGTATCTACGTTGTTCCCAATCTACATGGGTGCTACACGGTTCTTGATTGACCTGTATATATCTTCCTTCAATATTAGAAGATCTTAATATTTCCGCATTCTCTTCGCCGAATGCAACCAGAATAGACCCACATCCTGGACTTTCACCTATTGTTCCATCTTCTCTGTGGAATTTTATCCTTCCTTTCATGAACAATATACCTTTTGCTTTCGGGAATACAACATCCTGAAACATCTTATTGTCAAGACGATTAAAAAGAAGAGCTATTCCGTTATTGTGCTCTACCATACGAGTAATAAAATGCTCTATAGTCGGTCTTGAATAAGGTGGGTTTAACCATACCCTTCCTTCCCATTTTTGTTTTAATCCATCTTGCTCTTTGTTATACATAACCCTGGCTGTCCTCCATAACGGACGCATAGGCGCACATGGATCTAAATCAAATTCCCCTAAAGCGTCTATAATTTCTTTAGGTGTGTACCATTCATCTGTACTGTTTTTAGATTTCTCAAATGATGTATTCATATATCTATGTTTTATAAGTTAATCCCATCCTCCAGTAGTGTACAAAGATACATCTTCCTCCTCTACGTTTACACCTTTAATAGCCTGTAGAAGTTTTTTCTTTGTCTCCCGGCACATATTGTAACCATATCCTTTATACCGATATGAGCGCTCCCATGTGCTTACTGGAAAAGGAATATTTTCGTCAATGACCAGCCTCTTCATATGAAGATGTTCGAAGAATTTCTCATGATAGAGTAGTTTGTACTCGTATGCTACTATACTTGCAGATGAGAATGGAAAATAATCATCTTCCTTTTCTTCGTATTTAGGCTCCTTATAGTAGGCCATTTTTGCTACAGTAAAGTCGAAGCTCCTGAGAATCTCTTCTGGCTTTCCAAACTCTGACTCTATGAACTCTATCCATGCCTTTTCTCCCTCTTTCTGGAACGCACATACCTTCTCATTTCTGTACTTAAATTTCCATCCTTCTTTCTGATGTTTTTCATCATTGAACAAATCAACAGCTTCCTGAAAATCGTCTTCGCTTTCAAAGAAAATATCAATATCTTTTACTCTTTCTCCGGAAAGGATATTCTTAAAACATCCACCAGCTATGAACCCCTTGTGACCTTCCATATATTTGTCAAGCCATCTTATTTGCCAGAAATTATCTGGAGTATCTATTATAAAATTGTTCATATTGTTTGTATTTTACTGTCACCAAGCGAGATAAAAATTCCGCTTTACTATAACACAGTGGGTATAGTTATCCAGATCAACCCCATTTTCTTTGAATGTATCCAGAACCCTCTTTTCCACATGTTTCAATTTTACTATTATTCCCTTCCTAAACTCTTCTATTAACTTCCCGTTACATTCAATAGGCCCAATAAAACAGTACCTATTTGAAGAACTGTCACATATGCAATATGTATCACACCCAAACATATTGCTTAAAATATCCTCGTTCATAATTTCTCTATTGTTTTAATAATGATACTCTTTATTATATTTCTTCTTCACACCATTCATCCTCCCCTATCAATTGTTTATAATATTCGCTATGCTCTATCGCCAAAACATCTTGAGACAAATATTCTTGTAGCTCCAATTTGCGCATTGGAGCAAGGCAATCCAGATGCTTAGTGTCCATTTCTTGCCTATCTTCATCTACCCACACCAACGTGTCGTATCCATAACATTCTGGACATTGGTCAGCTCCACGTGGAAGAAGCATTTGTACTCCACATTGAGTACATCTCACCCAGTCTCCATGCTGCACCCCTTCGTATGTTCTTGTTTTCATATTTATTGTTTATCATTTATAACATTTACTTCTTCGCTCCACAAATGTCTCTTATATATCGGAGTGATGCCGATCAGAATACCACTATCTTCGCCCCAATACTGAAGTGTTTTAGGCTCAATTTTATGATGCAATTCTTGTATTCCTCCTTTGTTTCTGTCATAAGGAGAAAAATCAGATAATTTTACCGTTTTCATTTTTCTGGATTTTCAGCAGTTCCTAAAAGATATTCATTGCCCTCAAAAGGAATGCAATAAACATACACTGTTCCATTCAAGCATTCATATTTAATCTCCCCATCCTGATCGTCTGTAATTGTTCTTATGAATAAACTGGCCTCCCAATTATCGTCCTCATAATATTTTGCTAACACTTTGTCAAACGGCTTAAACTCATATTTCGTCCTTTCTTCAATTCCGAAGAAGCGTTTTAGATATTCTTTTGCTTTAGGATTTTTGCTTTTCTTTAACGCTTTAATCATCTTCTGTTTTTCCGAATCTGTTGCAAATCTATAACATTCTATGTGGTTTTCGTGTGCAGCCAAATTATCCGATATATTAAGACTTTTTCCCGCTGCAAGACTCGCATAAAAAGATGTTAAATATTTCCCATGCGTATTTAAAATAAAAATATAACTTCCATCTTTGCTGCTTAACACATCTCCATCTTTAAATGTAGTATATTCCGGGACTTCAAGAAGGAGGCGATTTTCGCTGCTAAATGCTTTTCCTGTAGCAGAAAACCAATCTGCCGATACAGAAATAGAATGAATTACAACCAATAACGGACAAATTGACGAATTGTCTTCATATACTATTTCTGCTCTATTTCGTCCTTTCTCTGTCACAATCTGACCTACTCTTTCCCCTATGTTTATTTTTTTCGCCGTTTCTAAATCAAACGGGATTGTTACCATTTTATATTCCATAATCTTATTTGTTTTTATTGGTTCCTAAAAGATGTTCGTTCCCTTCGTATGGGATACACTGACTAAATCCTACCCCTCCTAAGCATTCGTATTTATTATCTCCTACTGATTCTCTGGAAAATAGATGCAATTTCCACCTCTCTTGGTTAGTTCTTCTCACCAGCACTCGTTCAAATGGTTTGAAGTCACGTTTCGGCATCTCATCTAATAGATACTCATATTCACTTAAATATCGTTTTATTATATCTATTTTTCTACTGTCTTCGGCTTTTATAATCTTTTCTGCTAAAAATTTCTTCTCTTCTTCTATAGCCTTTCTTACATGCCGTTTTTTATCTTCATCATACACATCAGTCCATAATCCGCTATGATCAAACTTAATATCTCCAGATGTTACCATTCCACATATACTTCCCATTACCCCTTTGGTAATAAGTCCATCATATATAAATTGACATCCTTTAGTGCTTGTTAATACATCTCCTTTCTTAAAATACGCTCCAGCCTCTACCCTCAATTCCAGAGTGGTGCCGCCAATAATACAACCTTCCGTGTTGGCATATATAGCACTTATCCCATATCCATCTTTTTTTACAAAAAGCAAATTATAAGGACCCGCACAGTCTTTCGACTCATATACAAATTCTATTTCAATATTATCAATTAATACCGAACCTTCTATTTCTCCGCTTTTAATTTTTCTCGCCGTATTTAAATCAAACGGAATAATAATTGCATTTTCCATATTTTTCTTGTTTTTAGTTGTTATAAAATAAGATGGGTTACTTACGCCCATCCCAGTTGCTTTGCAATACTTTCCATCTCACTATACGCAATACGATGACATCCGGCTGTCAGTATATCGTTTTCATACCGGTTTATGCTCCACTTATTGCCACCCACGTCCTCTACCAGGCCATGCCGGAACTGGCCTCCCCGGTGCAACAGTGACACCATCTGCCACATCCTTCTGGCTTCTTCTATCCCGATTTTTATTTGTTTGCTCGTTTCAATAATTCCCCCTTTTATGCGCATCCAAGCATTTACGTCAGCACAATCAATAAAATAATATGAATGCAAGAAATTAAGTTCTCCCGACTTCCATTTTTCTAATTTTTCATAAAAATCCTTACGAAATTTGTCTAATTCTTCTTCCCTTGCCCTTCGCTTTTTTTCCTGTTTTGCTTCTATATTTATTCTATATTTTTCAACTCTTTCCCGATATTTCAACCAAGTTCCTTCACCACAAACTTCATCTACAATCACAATAACGGTTCCAAGGACTTCCAGTGCTTGATGATTCAATAATATCTGGAAAACACGTTTCAACTCACGGACATGTTCACGTTTAATCTTATCTGATTTCCATGATAATTCATGGTTAGTTCCAAGCCATTCGTTTGCGCTCTTTTTAAGAAGACGCCGGGGAGTCCCCATATCGAAGAACTCAATATAATCCATCAGATTTTTAAAATTCCCCCAAACATCCCGATAAGACAATTCGGTTCTGGCTTTCTTGTATTTTTCAATAGCATCTTTAATACATTCCAACATATTGGTAACAAAGAGCATGTTACCGATACAATATGATATATTACATTCAACATAGAACACCTTTGAGCCAGTTGGTATTGCTTCACGAACATAATATTGATGCTTGCTTGTAGTAGAAGAATAGTATGTATCATTAATCAAATACGCCTTTTCTCCACGCTTGTTTCGCACGATTCTTCCGACCTCAAAATGTCTTCCATAGGAGTAAATACTTTCACCTTCAAAATAGAAATTACTACCATTTGCAGATTCTTGCTTTTCGTTTGCCCACAAGTGAGCAACCATTGAATTGTTCATATAAATATCTTTTTAATTGTTTAACTTACCTTTATCATATGACATTCTTTTTTCGTATTTTTCAATACGTTCGGTTATCATATCGCAGAAAATTTGCCCCTCTTTTTCGGAACCTCTGAAGTAACCAATCATCTTCAGGATATTCCCGTTAAACTCATGGACAAACTTATTGTAATAATGTTCTCCCATAACTTTCCCGTATTTTTCTATGAACAAATCCTTGTCCAACGATTCATCTTTAAAACAACGGTTGTAATCCCATATTACGACACGAAGTAACGTTTCAAAATCCAACCTTTCCATATCCTGTATTATTTAAGTTCAAACTTGATGCCTTCCGGCAACTGAGAGCGGTCTACGTTATTCACAAAATCATCAAACTCTTCCTGTGTGATTTTTCCTCCATAATCGTTCCAGTTGAAAAATAAAGTGTTCGTGTGAGGATAATATATAACATTATTAATTGGCAATCCATAATCAAACACACAGAGTATTATCTTCTTTTCTGCTTCTGCTTGTCTGATTTTTTTATCGTATCGCTCACAAATTTCAGCACGTTTTGCCGCCATCTTTGCTTTATGGGCTTCCACTCTGCGTTTCTCTATATTTTCTGAGGAATAATGCCCGGCTTTAATACGCTCTTCAATAAGAGATCGTTCCTCGTCCGTTAGTGTTAAAACAAATCTTTCTTCTTCCGGCTTATATGGATTAACCCACTTCTTTCCACACAATTTTTCAAGTTCCGCAATAAGCTCTTCTGATTCTCTTTTCCATCTATCCACAATCCCAAGATTGAAAAGCTGATACTTGAAATACAACTCATCCTCAGAGGCTTTATATAATTCTGCGCATTCTTGTTCTGATATACGCAAATACTCCATTGCTACAGACATGCCACTTCTTCTAACGTGATATATGCCATTTTCCACCGGATACATAGGAGCACCATAATGGTTACAAAGATGCAACGATATGAATTTTGCCAATTCCGGAAAATGTTTTGCAACTTCATCGTGACAGCAGCCTCCCATATACTCCTTGTATTGTCCACGTTGATTTTTCCATCTAACATCGGCTGTTACTCTCCAGTCACACATATTGTTATGACAATCATCATCTAAAGATACTGTGACTGTTATTCTGTATTCTTCTTTGTTTTCTGTAAAGAATTTTGTACTTAAATAAGTTAGTTTGTTTGCAGTTTCCATATTATTTTAGTTTAATCATTACACTTATGAAAAATAAAATCTGCACACTCTCCGGGAAGTGTTCCTGCGTCATTACAACGGTAAAACCCTTGTGTTTCCAAATCTACATCTACCGGATAACCTTCTGCTTTTTTCAAAAAAGCATCTATTTCCTGTATTTCTTCTTCAGACAGTCCTGAATAATCACCGTTTATCAGAGCGCAAGCCCAATAAATCGGAAGCCTGTATCTTATTATTTCTATCATACCACCTTCGTTTATACGCATTCTATTATATCCACATCATCAATTTGAGCAACCTGTACACCTTCGTCGTTTTCTATGATATATACATTAACTGCAAAAGGCGAACAGAAACCATTTTTTGATTCTCCTCCAGTGATGGGATTATTATCCTCATCTAACCCACCCCATACCTCAAAATGATATTTTCCGAAATCAAAATAAGAGAACCAGACATTATTGTCTTCATGTATTTCAATCTCTTTTTTATCTATTTTGTAATTATGTTTACACCCACCATATTTAAATGATATGGTTATATATTTATCAAATTCTTTTATTTTATATCTTCATTAGTCTGCAATTTGCATCTTCAAATACCGGAATCATCCCTTGTTCTCTAAAATAAGCAGTGGCCACTTTAAAAGCATACAGCGGATTTACTTTCTGGATTTCCCGCTGTGATTTGTAGAAAGATAACGGTTGACATACATAGAAGTTTTCATTGCCAAGACTCCCAAAAAGCCAATCCATACTACCTTCATCACAATTAGTGCCACCCAGTATTATTAAATCACATCCGGTCTTTCTGGTTCCAAGAATAAATATCTTATTCTTGTTTTTCGGTTGCATAAATATCTCCTTGTCGATTTTAAACCAGTCACTCTGGCAACTCTCCACATCCCGACGAACGATTTCGTCAATTTCACGGGCATATTCTTCTTGGGTTTTCATAAGATATGTTATTAAAAATGATAACTAAATATGTTTCTTAAAAGAAACTCCAACAAAATGTTACGATAAATTCTCCCATTCCGTATTCAGCAAGTTGCTTAAACGATTCTATCCCATTGCAGTAACAAAAAACATCATCATTGTCATCATCGTTGATGTTCAATGATAGTTTCATTGTCTTTCTTTGTTCATCTCCTGTCTCTTTCCGTACAATCTGACATTCTACGTATTCAGGCTCCTTCCCTGTTCTTTCTACAAATTCATGAAACCTTAAATCAATTTCATGTTTGACTTCTTCAATGTTGGATATTATCACCTCGTTTTCACAATTCGAGCAAATAGCATGCATAAAAGATCCATCAAAATAATCTATTATTTTTCCGGTATTCGGATTTACTATGGCTTCACAAGCAACATTTGTTCCACCACATCTTGTACATATATATCCCATAATTATCTGTTTTTAAAATGTTCAACAATTTCATCTACTGTAGCCTTACGCCACGCAAAGCAGGCCCCGTCTCCCCTGAACCGGAGCTCTTCGCACTTTCCCACCTGTCTCCTGTGGCGTCCGTCACTATCAGCCATTATAACCTATTCTTCTAAATCATTCTCTATCATAACTTCCTTTATCAATTCATCTGTCTCCTCGTAACATCCCCAGCAAGAATCAACCTCTTCCCATTCTTCACAATCTTCATCCTCTCTTGATTCGTCTTTGTATTTCTTGGTAAATGCTACCTTCTTTTCAAGAACGTACCCTTTTACATCTCCCCACATCCACATACCTATGGACTTTACTTCATTATCTATAATTTTGGCACAATCTTCTTTCCAGTCTCCTTCCTTATCGCAGACTTCATTATCATATTTTTCTTTTGTAACGTATGCTATCCCTTTTATATAATCACCTTGACTATAACCCCTTGTTGACCACTCTATAGCCACCACATCTTTTCCATATTTGGATATGATATCTAACAAATCTTCGTCATCCAGATCCTCTATTAATTCCCCTCTGCAATCAAAGTCCGTCAAATCACTTGGAAAAAACTCTTGACCTATATATGGACTTGTCTTATGCTTCAACTCCCATACATTGCTACCTCTGTTGTATGTGAATGAGATCCCATTCGCTTCCCCTTTCTTTAAATATTTTACAATGTCTTTCTGTTCTATATGCTTCATTACAATAGCATCAATAACATCTCTAAGATTATGCTTGTTATCGTAGAAGAAAGTTTTCCAATTGCATTCATCATGCAATCGATGCATATCAGAGTATTCAAAAAAGAATGACCCAAACAAACCCCAATTAGTTATAGGGCATTCTGAATCATGGCAATAATACACTTTAATGCGATAATCGCCTACTTCTTTTGTTGTAATAAGATCGTCTTCCATGTCTTTATATTTTAAATAGTTCTTAATTTTTCTTCGATAAATTCATCTATTACATCATAGTATGAGCCATCAAAATCCCCATATTTCTCTGTAAACTCTTTAGTCCACTCTTGAATGATGGCAAATGCCTCTTCCCTGCTACATTCTTTTAATCCCATTAGATCATCCACGGCTATCACCGACATCTCTTGCAGATTTCGTAAATAATTCAAATCTATGCTATATGGTAGCTTGCCTACTTCTATACATACATAATGACCTTGTTTAAAGGCATCCTGCAAGTCTTCAAGACTCTCTATCAATGACTCAGACTCATCATCTATTCTTATCTTGTATAACTCAAAATCTTCATTTTCTGCCGACACCCATATCTTATAGGCTTTTTCGTTGGACAATCTTTTCCAAACAAATCCGTCACTGAATACAATTAGGCTACCTGTTACTATCGTATTTTTCATAACCACTTTTAATCTGTTATTCTGTAATAATAATCAAGTTCTTCTCCCTTAAAGTTGTTCATGGCATACTCGTCAGCTTCTCGCCACAACCGGTCATACAATGCAGCCAGTTCGCGATCACCTTCATAATGCTGCCAGATTTTATGATTCAATACAAGCGTTAATTCCGTGAAAAACTTATAATCATCTTTCCATTCATTAAACGCACGTCTGTAGGTATCCTTGACACCTGCTATACCATACTTGTCGGCTATGCTGAAATCTTCCCAAAAGGTAGTCATTAGGTTATAGCCCACTTCTTTCATAAATTCTTTGAATGTCATAAGCTATTATTTTAGGTATATAATTACCTCATTAAATTTTTGAATTGTCATATAATTCCCCTGAATATGGACTGTATATTGTTCCGGCTTCCACCGCTCCAGGTTCTACCGCCATCAGTCCTACACCTACTTCATAATACAGTTCAAGATCTATTGGCTCCATCGCCATCCTCTCAGCTTCTTTCTTGCTAAGACCTGAAAGCATTAAACATTTCACCTTATTTGCGTACGCAATAGGATACTCTTCTGGAGTTAATCTTATTAAGACTACTTCTGCTTCTTCTGCGCTGTTAAGTTTTAATTCGTTTCCCATTTTATGCATTGTTTTCGCTGTTCACTATCTGACTAATGTACGGTCCTGGTCACGAACAGCCAGGCCGACCTCATGGCAGGGCAGGCGTCGCCTTACCCTGGCTGTTCTACCCACTCCCTGTACCCTACATTAAAACCAATAGGATCATACCTTTTGATCATAGTGCCATAATTCTCTCTACCGCAATACCTGTTCTTTCCTCCAATAACCCATGCTTCATCGTCTCTATCTGGAGATATGGAGTTAAGAAACTTCTCATAATCTTTTCTACTCTTTCCCATCTTTGTCTTGATTTAAACAATAGTTAATAAAATAAGCAACCTGTTCATTTTCCCCTGTATTATCATAATCACCTAAAGTCATATCATCATAATCCAGCAGAACTATACGAAAATCGTTTTTTTTGACATACACTTCTGTTAAATACATAGGAATCCCAGCAATTTCTATTATCACCGGAAACTGATCATCGAAGTCAAACGCATCATTAGTTTCTTTAAACTCTTTAAATTCTTTGAATTTTAGCTTTATACTTCCACCGTTCTCCACTAATGCCTCTTTGATGTACTTTAATCTTTTTGCATTCAGATCAATCTCTGCTTTTTCTATTTCTTTGTACAATTCATTCAGATCCATATTCCACTATATTTATGTTGTCAAATTTTTCTTTTATAACATCCAAGGCTCCACACTCGTTTGTTACCATAACATACTTTCCTGGCTTCATTCTCCACAGATTAAAATATCTTGTCACATTTATAATGCTATTAAATAATGATATTTCGTATCTTGTGTTCCCATTTTCACCATGTCCCGCTTTTTTAAAATAACATAGGGTCGGCTTGTATTTGAAATAATTAAAAAGCCTATACCATCCCTTCCCGTTACATGTTTCACGATTCCATATTCCAGTAAGCTTCCTATATCCCCTTACCGGTATTTTCACTATTTCCCTTGGCACGATTTCAATATACTTTCCTTCTCCGATTGGTATAGTCATATTACCTGTCTCTTCCGTGCAAAAGTATTCTATTTCAGATGCCATGTCTTTATATACATAGAACCGGTATAGGTTCCCGTCAGGGTCTACCCGATCCATGTAATATAATATCACTTTGTCTACTTTTATCTTTTTCATTCCTTTATTCTACTTATCTTTAAATTGTTATTCTTACAGTATTCCTTCAACCAACTATCTGTTAGATAACGATTGACTCTATCGTATTTCTTTTTCGGACCCTTGCTCCAGAATTTCCATTCGTTTGTGATATTGTACCCATATTTATCAAACCAATAGATATAATACACTACGTTACCGTATAAATCCACTCTTTTTCTTTCCTGTATGACTACCTCATAAGGTATCTCCTTGTCTCTTTTTCCCATCTTTGTCCTCCTTTCTTGAATAAAAAAAAACGGCACCTATCTTCACAGACCAGTGCCGGCAACTAACTTACACGGAAAACTACTTAACCTCAACTAATTCTACAGAGTTGTAGAATTTAGTGAAGCTACCAACAAATTCTCTTATATTTTTATATTCTTCTGGTCGTTTTCTGTTACCGTCTTTTATGTAATTCACCCACAGTCTATCCTCTATGTTCTTAATCGCATTTTCTATAGTAAATTCGTCGCTGACACACATTAAACACGAAGATCCGGTTTTCTTATGTGGTTTATACACCCTTGAAAAAGACCACATTTTTATCCTGTCGTATATATATCCGTTGTTTGGATAAACGAATCCTATCCGGCTGTCACCTTCTTTGGCATAAAATACACCTGGCTCCTTCCCGCCCTTTCTATATACTACGAATCCTTTTTCTTTTAGGATCTTAACCACTTTATTTAATTTATTTTCTACGTTCATTTTCATGCAAAAATTTAAAAACGACCCTCATTATAGTTGCGAAGTTCTCTACCTTAACCCACTCATGAGCTACTGCTCTAAGTACAGACGTTTCATATGTTGGGACATTGTCTTCTTCAACCACCTTACAAGAAGCCAGAACTCCTTCGGTCGGCTTTAGTCCTCGGTCATGCAGCTCGCAGAGACCGTCCGGCTGGCGGAATGCGCACCACCCGTCTTTCACTGTTGGCTGGATCATCGCTATTGGTTTTTCTTTCACTGCAAGATACCCTACCATCCACATTGTTTCTTTTAGCCTGTCAGCGTATCCGGCATCTATGATAGCTTCTATGTCTTTTGGCGTACCAATACAAGGAACCTCACACATGTTCTTGCATTTATCACATGTACAAGGCTGCTCCCATCTATTATGATCTATGCCAACCAACTTCTTTATCCGTTCTACTTCCTCTTTCATATTATACTGTCTCTGTTAGTTTTTCGTAATACAACTTCATTTCCGGTGAAGCGTATTCCATGAATGCTTCGAATAAGTGTGGTACCTCTATTATCATATTCACATTACAACCTTCTGTCTGTGAAAGCGATTCAAGATCATTACTGTACAGGCACGTAACATAGGCACCTATATTAAATACATGCAAATCTATCCTTACGTATTCTATACATAAAGACAATGCATTAAACAAATTCTTTACTTCATTCTTGTCAAAAAGTTCTACAAATTCTCTCAACCCCATCATTTTACCACCCTTTCTATGTGTTTAATTAATACTACTGCTATTCCCTTACCGGTTTTTATCGCACATTCCGACCCTTTTATCCATTCTACACACCCTACATACTTTTCCGTAGCATGAAATCCGGGATTGTATTTTCCAGATGTACTGAACTCTACCGTATCCCCTACCCTCAGATCATCAAAAGCAATAGACCATGTGGTCCAAATTCTGTCATGTCTCCCAGGCTGAATGGCCCCGATTACGCCTTTTTTACGACCGTTTTTTATTGCCCTTAGTATTATCTTCCTATCACCTTCGATAAGGCTGCAAAAGCGCCCGTAAAAGGTCAAATCAACCTGTTTTCCTCCTATTTCTTCTCTTATTTTTGTTATTCTGTTCATTTTCTGATTTTGTTTTATTTTTTTCTTTGTTTTTTTCTATCTTCTATAGAAGATGATAATAACATTATCTTTTCTATGTTACTTTTTGACTGTAAAAAAGAATCGCATTTCATTACTACTACCACCTTCTTAAGTTCCCCATTATCGTATAGCGATACACGCATCATGTTTTGCACCTCGTCCACTATCAGACCTGGAGTAGTCTTAGCCATTTTGCGTAGCTTATTATACTCCGGTCTTTCCATTTCCTCTGTTTATTACTCTATAGTATTTATCCTTATCCCCTTCTTTCAACTTCTCCAGATAGAAAATTCCATCATGTAAATGAGACAAACAAAACCTGTATCCGTATTTCTGTACTCTTCTTACATGATCCCGCAGTCTTATCTCTTCACTTTTGTCTTGTACTTTGATTTTAATACTGTCTCCTTCTTTGATTGTGTATAAAATAGTTTGAATCTCTTCTTTTTTCATCTTATAAAATATTTTAACGGCAGCACCTATACTCACGCACCACTACTGCCTTATGTTTAACAATTAAATACTTAACTCTTCAATGGTCAAGCCTTTTTCTTTTGCCCACTTTAGCATCGCGCATAATTCTGTTTCTGACTTATATTTCGGATCACGCCACGCCCATCCGAATTTATCCAGGACATGATGATATAATTCGTCGGCCTTTGCCGTGTAAATGTCTTTGAATAAATGCTCTGAACCTTCCGGTATAAGCATCTCTGTTGTTGCAAAATCGGAATACGATAAACATCCGTAAGCATATTCTGTTATTTCACTCCATGCTTCTCCGGCTTTAAATCCAAATTCTTTTACAAAAGCCAAAGTTAGATACATATTTAATAATATTGTTACATCATATCCGGAATCCGACTTTCTTTCTATTATTTCCTTTTCAAATTCCTTTAAATCTTCAGGTCCTAAAAAGATGTATCCTGATACCGACCGGTAATTAGTCTCCGCATACTTCTTGCATTTATCATCATTGACAATCTTACTAATGTTAGATAACATCTTTTGCCTCCATTCATCACAAAACTCTACCTCTACGTTCATCCAATCAGTACCATAATTATATTCTTTCGGATATCCGACCGATGTTACCTTTATACTATTCACGCCATATCCGTAAAGGCGTTCACTTACCTCATTCGCCCATTCCTGTACAAAAGGAATAAACTTATTGTAATAAGAATCAAAATCAAAATCCGATTCCTCCTCATATTCTGGCATCTCTTCATAATCCTGTTCAAAGAAATGACGAGGATCTGCTATTGTTTCGTAGAAACTTACGTTAATGAAACAAAACTCGTTGGTTGTCGTTTTTAATATCATAACTTTTTGTATTTACGTACATTTTTCTTGCCATAGAATCTACACATGGCAAGAATCTGACTATAAAATACTTTTGTCCTCCTGGCCTCAAAGTATTTAAACATTTCTTCATTCTTTGTTTCCCAAACGTAATCCGTTTGGGAACTCATGCGATCTTTCTCCTTGCGTGAATAATGGTAATATGATACCACAACACGTTTCATACCATTCTTTACAGGTACGATATTTACGTCTATACTATTCTCTGTCATATTATTATTGTTTTATGCATTATACAAATACAAAGAGCGCATACCTTCACAGGCCGGCGCTCCTTTCAATAAAAATGAAAAAACTAATATTACATAAACATATTGTTTTCTACTCTTTATTACAATACTTTTGTTCCGCAATTATTATATCTTCCGTACTCTTTTTTCGTATCATTCAAGATTTCAAAAACCATCTTCTTGTGATCTTCGTTTGGTAACCTATCCTTAACAGCCGATATTACGCCCGCTATAGACGTAAAGCCTGAATCTGTTATTGAACACAGCAACACGCCTCTGTCGGCTCCGGTGCTTATTGCTGACGCCTTTATAATATCATTCTTATATATTCTCATAACTTTTTTGTTTTATTGTTTGTGAGATGCCCAGAATCGAACCAGGACCGGCACATACGCACCGGCACGCCGCGTCATCCCCTCTATGATGCAGAAATAGGCATGCCTATCCTCACGAACCGACATGCCAAAACCCAAAACTTAATTTGATGAATAAAATAGATTAACAAAAATACTATTCTAATTCTTTTATAATATCTTTCACAATATTCAGCCTTACCTCCTTCGTTTCTGGACTAAGACAACCAAACCACCCATAAAACGTTCTTGTTTCCTCTGGTTCTGTGGCCATACTTATCTTCTCCTCCAATTCCGGGAAATATATTCTCACCATTTCGTCTGAACGAAACTCATAGATATTTTTATGTGTTTTGAAATACATAAACACTACATTTCTTAACGCAACACATATGTATTCCCCATCCTCTAACCTATCAATCATCTCATATACCTTTTTCCATATGAATAATCGCTCTTCTTTTGTAAACATATCTTTCTTTATTTTTGTGGTATTATTTGACTGTACGCAGACTTTTCCATGTACACAATACTATGCTCCTGTCCAAGTATTTTCTTTGCTGCTTCTTTCTTTATCGCGCAATATCTCCCTGTACGATACGGATTCTTTTGATCTGATCCATCCTCAACTTCGATAATAAAACAACCTCCGTCATCTATTATCTTTTTGCAATTGTCACATATTTCTCCCGTGCATATATAATGCGGCGCCTGCCCTTTGATGTTATTCCCTAATAAAGCAATCCCCATCTCTTCACCGCATACTATGCATAGTTCTATGGATGGATTCAACCCATGCTCTGGATGCAATACAATACCGTCTTTCATTTTCTATCCTCCTTTATTAATTCTATTATAAACTTTTTATCTTGTTCCCACAATGGCAGCCCTTCTTTTACTGTGTATGCCACTGTTTCCCTCTCTCCTATTAATCGCACGGCAATCTCTCTTGCTTTCAAGTCATCCTCCTCATGCGATTTGTTTATTAAATCATAGGCACATGATTCCACCTTTTGCCTTTCGATTATTATCGAACCCATTAACTCGCTTATATGCGATCCTAAAAACGATAAGACATTAATAGCTTTCCCAATATCATTTGAAATAGCACTTGCTAAATACATCTTATCCATATACTCCGGCAAAGCCTCGTATGCCGTTTCTATGTTTTTATACTGATTTTCGTTTACCTCCCTTTTAATCAGTTCTTCAAATTCTTCTTTTAACATGTTCTTCCCTATTTTAATGTTGTGTGAGATCGCCGGAATCGAACCGACTTGCTGCACCATGAATCCCATAAAGCAAATGCTCCGATCTTCGCAGATGGGAGCATTCTGTCTAAAGCATAAGAAAATTAATGAAGAAATTTTTCTCACTTACGCCATAGCATCTAAAATAGCTATCAGCACTATTTCTATGACAAACATAATAGAAAATATCTTAAATGCCTTTTTCATATCGCTATCTCCTCCTTTTTATTTTTTTTTAGTTCCACAATAAACTGTTCCGGCTCTGCTCCGACCTACGTTCCACCTACAACCGCAGGCCTTAGCCCAAGGCGCCGCCTACTCCCCCTCTATGGCAGCCTGTTCGTACCTACAAATCCAATCTCCATCTATACAACTATCACTACGCGATAATAAACATTTATCCTTATAACAATCATAAAAAATACACCTATCACAACTGTAATCCTTAACGTCTACACAGCTAACTACCTTAGCATATACTATTCCATCACTGCCTTCTATTCCTTTTACCCCGAAAATAGAACCTTCTACCTCCTTACTCAAATCTAAGTCAGGCGCAAAGTCATATACGTTCATACCATCCATATTTTAATTGTTAAACATCCCGCTTAAAAAAAAATACTCACATAATGCAGTCCTCAACCCTTAATCTGTTGGAAGGAACCTATATAATGCTGTTTTAAACCCTTATCATATTGAATTTTGTGGAAATGATCTACAGAACACTGTTTTAAAACGCTTATCTATTGAATTTTGTTGGTAGGGAGTGCCCTCCCTCTCCCCCTCTCCAACTCCCGCTAATCCTCCGGCTTTCCGCATAGAACCCACGCCCTACCGCCTCACTACCGGCATACGGAGAGCGCTACAAGCTTATACTCTGGCATGGAGTATGGGGGATTTGGAGATAATATCATTCCATAGAGAGAATAGAGAGACTTCAGCCCACGCCCTACCGCCTGCTCCTCCTATCAAGATAGATATTCAGACCTATAATCAAAGCCAAAAACGAAAAGCAAAAAACCATCACAATATTATACTGATCTGGTCCGTACTCTAACATAGACCTTACTCCAACCGATAAAAAATACAGGTCAGCTACTAATAAAAACCACCACATAAAATAAAAAATTTACAATAAGTGTGTCCGAAAATACGGGTATCATAAAACCTAACTAATTGATAATCAAGCATACCTTATTTTTAAGAAAAGTACAATAAGCCTAATTTTCAATCCATAGAGACGAAAAAGGCGGCATCCGACGCCCTATTTTGGGTCAGAAAACCGCCTAAAGTTTCGTTTTAGACCAATTTCAACGACATGATATAGACAAAATACCGGCATTGTATCCAAACTCTCATATTTTAGTTTCGTTTTAGACCAATATAGCTCACATCCGCCGTTCACTCTCAGAATATCTTACCATTAAATAGAAAGGGTAGGATACGAAAATAGGGCTGCTCCGATATTCGGAACAACCCTATCCCTATTTAAATACTGTTTATGTTTTCTTTCACGTATGTTCGTGATGTATGGACTTTACGTTTGCATTTGTCCTTTCCTGTATCGGCATGATACGCTTCTTTGAGATCACGATACAACATAAATTCCCGATACGCTCTTTTCCGCTTTTCTTTAGCTTCTTTCCTGGACAGACCGCGGACGTCTACCATATAAGATTTAAATTTCCTTTCCATTTTCTTTATGCTTTAATTATGATTAACTCCAGCGGTTAAGTGCTTCGATATAGAAACCTTCCGCCTCTTTGTACTCACTTTCGCTCAATGTTTCCACCGTCTCGATATAGTTACGCAATGTTATTTTTACGCAACTGTTTTTAGATTTATTGAACGCTTCAATTAAAGCGTTGATCATTGCTTTCTTTTCCATGCTATTATATTATTTATAATTTAGAGGTTGCTCCGGAATCGAACCGGACACGCATTCCTATCCTATAGAGATTTTATGCTACAACCAACAGCCCGTAATTAGTACGTAGTTCTTGCGTACAGGCTCGTACTATGTTGTTATTATATTTTCCGTCTGCTACACAACTTAGCCACAAATAAAGGCGATTGTGTCCTTGCGTTTTGATACGGCACGTCCCTACATGGTAGGCTACATGCTTGTACCCTGTAATTTAATCTACAGCCTTGTTCTATTTTTCGTGTAAGCAAGTAAGACACGTTTCGATCTGGAGATAAACCTCGTACAACGGCATGTTTTCCAAACTGTAATCACATACCTAACATAAACCATACCTATTCGGATAGTCCATGCAGTAATACCAGCCCTTTAATTGCCAACGGCAAGGGCAACGGTATGTCTATCTCCAATATGTAAAATAACTCTATTCTTGTCAGCTTCAGTCTAAAGCATACGCGGGACGTGCACCCACTGACAACGGCGTACAGGCGCATTAAGGTACGCGCCGAACCTTTGGCGGACTTAACGGCGTCCGCCCTACCTTGTTACTGCTGAGTGCTTTCGTGTGCAAGGTATTCACTTACACACTTTGCCACAGTGCGAATAGAATAAGATTTGATCTTAACAGCCACATAAGTAGCTTTATACTCGTCGTTTTCTTTTATCAACCATTTAGTGCTTTTTTTGGTCTCCAATGATTCGGCAGTAGTAAAACCAAATGCTTTATATTCGCTACCGTAAACTACATTCTCAGCGCACCAATCAGCCGTTTTAGCTTCGATTCCTTTTTCTTTATCTACATTGGTATCCTTATACACTTTAGAGTATAAAGCAAATTTAACAAAGGTATCGTCAACTTTCGGTAACATTTGGCTACACACGGCTACCAGGCGTTTTTTATCTTTAGCGAGAGATGCAACCTTTACAGCATATTCGGCTGGTATTTCCAAAGCTTTGCAAATAGCCTTGAGATCAGCACCATTAGCAAATAAAGCGTTGTATAACTTTACAGCACCAACCAAATTTGCAGCATTTTCTTTGATAACAGCGTTCTGTAGCTTGTTAATGTTTTTTTTCGTAATCATAACATTATGTATTTATTTGTTAAACAAGTGATATTCAATTCAATAGCCCACAACGCAAGCTATTAACAGATACAGATATAGCGTTATCCAACGGATACACTATATAGGTTCATCATGTCAGCATGTGTTATCGCTTTAACACATTGCAAATATACTGCTTTTATTGTTACTACAAATATATATACTATCTTTTTTTTGTTAACTTGTATTAATTTCGATTCTATTATCTGATTATCAGCAATTTATAAAACGAACGAGAGCGGTATTATACGCGTACATTAATATGTAGGATATATGCTTATTTAAATTATTGATAATCAATATGTTACAATAACACATTGATTATCAATAATTTAAATAAGTGATTGATAATCAGCGAGTTTGCAGGTTTGAGGTAAAAACGCGTTTCCGGTTTTCCAGCGAAGGGGGTGTGGGGAAGAAAACGCGTTTCGGGGGCGGGAGGTTCGTGATAGGTACCCCCTCTCTCCCATCACATAAACATCTTTCATATCCCTCATCACACAAACCTTTTTTAGCTTCTCTCCTATCACATAAACATTCTTAATCTCTCTCCCGTAACATAAACATTTTTACCTTTCTTCCTCATCACATAAAAAAAGCAGGGAAGCCTATTTAGGACCTCCCCACTTACTACAACCAACAATATTTTAAAATTACCTCACTTACTTTCCCATATTAATTTATCTCGTACTTTTCCTTTCTTTACTTCTTCACACTTTCCTGCCACCCATCCAACGAGGTAGCAGAAAGGTTCTGATTGCATTACTTTTTCTCCTAAGAAATCAAATGCATTGAGAGACACATGGGCTGCCTCGTGTGAGACTGTGTTAAAATCAATAACGTTCTTATTAATAAACCATATCAAGAATCCTGTGCAAGGATCTAATTTGCATCCTCCATACGGTACGGTTATGGTTGCGCCCATACTATTATCTATGTAACTAAAATCGTTATTGAAACACTCTACCATACCAGAAACATCTTTACCTACATATATCCACAGATTAAAGGGATAGACTTGTGGGGAAAATTGATACAGTTCGCACTTCATTGTGATATAAGTTTATGTTTTTCTATAAATTCCCTGAATCTGATATCCGTGACATCAAGCACAAACCCAGCAGCACCAGCATGTCCTCCACCACCGAATCTCTTACTTACTTCACAGCAATCCGCGCTGTCTTCCACGCATTCATAAAGAGAGAACCTAACCTTACCACCTGGCATGATACAAAATGGCATAAGGGCTTTAATTTTTCTACCGTCCAACCAGTCTCGTGTAAGAGAATCAAATACTTTAGAACTAAATTCGGTGGTATTCATCGCCACTACCTTCACCTCATCGACGTAAGCTTCAAACGAATACGCACTTACCTCTTGTTCGTTTTTACCAGCCATGTAATTAATTATAGCACGTCCTTCTTTAGCGAGATCATAAAAAATAAGATCAATTTCATTGTCCTTCATATCTTCTTTAAAATGGTCATACAAATACGACAATGCTATTAATACATTGAGTCTTATTTTTGATCTCAAGGCATACTGGATAGCTACTACCGTATCCCAACCTAATTCAGATTCTTTATTCCACACATCGTAGTCTGACAGGCACCGGACGATCGCCGGCACCTTCCCCATAAGCAGGTCCGAAGCCAGAGCGCACGCACCGACGCCGACTCTCCTCAACCCTGGAACTACGAACCCCCATGTCTTACTGTCCTCAATAATTCCCTTATGGTGATCTATCCACATCAGGCTCTTTCCTTCATCAAGCCATTTCTTGAAAATCGTTTTAGAATCGGCTCCGAAAGACACGTCAAGAACGTAAACAACCCCACATTCATCTACTTTATCAATAACTTTCTTTACATCATCTTCATACGAATACGGGATATAAATAACATCCTTGTTTTTACTGTTTTCGTACATGGTTGCGATGGCTGCCGACACAACGCCATCTAAATCCGATTTATGATAAACTATCGCCGTTTTATTCACCTTCATAATATTGCACATAACTACCTAAAATTATTTACCAACAAACGTGATAACGTCCATATAGTCAATACCGGCATTCTCAGCACATACCTTATCCGAATCAGAGAACTGCCCTGGCAGACCACTGGCGTCTCCGACCATCAACGAACATCCCTTAAGTTGACTAAAGTTCATACCACGCATTACCGTGTCTTTACACTTCATAAGAATATCATCAATCATGCCCGTGTTAGGCTTCCTCATCGGATTTTGTTCGTCATTTGAATAACACAACCTTTTTTCATATAGGACGCCTCTTATGCCACGTTTTACCGCCAGATCATGTACGGACCTCAGTACGTATTCTATCTTAGCTTCAATATCAGCTCCAGAAACAAACCCAGCTTCTACTCCTCCTTGATTGCTTACGATAGCAAACACCTTAACGCCGTTCTCCTGCATGAGGTCAAGAGCCTTATTCACCACATCCATCTTAATCCTCATATCTGTCAAGTCTGTAGCGAACGTATTCCCAGAAGCGGTTTCTATAAGCGTCCCGTCAAAATCGAATAGCAGTATTCTTTTGTTTTTAATATCCAAATCGTTCATCATTTTTCACTCCTACTCTTTTTTATTACCCTAAGCTGAAGACGGAATAGATTACTGTCTTCTTTTATAATATCATACACAGCATAAGAATTTTCTCCTATATCCCATCCAAGATAATCGAGCAGGTCTTTTAAGTAAACTCTCTTGTATTTTACACCAAGGTTATTTACCTTAAACGATCTCTCGTCTTCAACATCAGAAGCAGCCAGATAAAAGACCGTATTTTCAACTCCTTCAAATATCTTCCCTTCTTCTAAGCCGATAACAACCGCATCCGTTACCCCCATCCAATTCAAATTATCGACAGAGATAGTCATTATCTTACTTTTGCTGATTGACAACTTCCGGATCTTGCTTTCTTTAGTTTTAGATCCTAAAAAATCCTTACTGTTAAAAAAATCTACTTTCATGGTTATAATGTTTTATATTGATGTTGCAAATATACATAATAAATAATCAACAAAGAAATAAATAGGATTAAAACATGATAAAAAAACCCATAGCACTACGTATTTAATAAAAATAAATCAATGACGTAAGAGAATAAAAATAATCATATATTTGTCGGTATCTTAATCAATTAAAAATAAATGTCATGGCAGAAATGAAAATAGGTTTTGTAACCTTCAATCCGGGATCAGGTGATGGTGATCAGGCGGTTACCGTATCAGGTGAAAAATACGAAGGTCGTGTACAACGCACGCAACAAGTAGAATTTGGTGCCGAATCTGGGGGTGTTAAGAAAAGTGCTACCATAAACCAAGCTGCGGCAGCTGAGTTTGTAAAAATAGATCCTACTGCATCAGTAGGAAAAGGAGGTGGTACTGTAACGATCAACGGTACAAGTAACTCAACTAAATTAACGTTCTCCTTAACTCCAGACGAGACTCATCCTCTGGCGTTGGAGATACCTGCCAGTTATCAGGCGGCAGGCAAGGCTACCAACAACGGCGCTGTTATTACCGACGACCCTGGTGCAACAGGGGGCTTTGCTTTCAGTATCGTATTCTCCGGTATTGCAGCGAACACTAATATAAACGATCTGGTAAATACTCTTAAGGTGACGGCCGCTGGTGGTCAGACAGCTAATACGGTTATTACCCAGACAGCAGGTGATCCGTTCTTGGAGATAGACAAGGAGGTAATTAACTTGGATGCAAACGGTACTCCTCAGACTATCAATGTTAATGCAAACATCAGGTGGACTATCACGCAAGTTGTTTCTAAGTTGGTAAGGAAAGTAATGAAATAACAATTACTTACAGAAAAAGAAAAGAGGCGTCTATTTGGCGCCCCTTTTTTCTATGCATTGTATGTAGTATTTATCTTTTTGCCTACTGACAAAAATCTTTTTTAAAATCATCTGTTTTCTGATATGGACTCTTTTCCCGTCATCTAATTCCCTCCATATTTCATTAAAGATCAAATCTATTAATTCCATAACCTTCTTATCAGAGACAAGATTCTTTCTACCGGGGCTAACCCATCCGTCATCAGTCATCTTACCGGCTATCCTATTAGCTATCCTGCTTAATTCACGTGGGGTACTCATTTTAATTTGTTTTTAAATATTCTACCTTTTTCACACTGAAGTATGCAGTCCCTCATGGGATGATCTTGTTCGTGATCGTCACACATCGGAAATTCTTTTCCATAGGGGAAAGCGATGTGCGGGCACTGCGCCCTGAACGCATCCCAGGCCGACTTCCTCACAGCCTCAGCCCCGGCACGCACGCCCTTCTCTCTTTCCTTGGCTGGGTCAGCATACACGTTTGAAATAGCTCTTTTCTTCCAAGTGAGCATATTGTAGTAAAACTTATCCACCAGTTTCCTACCCACTACATCAAACTTCTGTCTATGAATTAAAGGTGCTACCTTAACGACGTTCTTCCTATTTTTACTAACATCGACATAAATCAGCCCGGCATAAGACGGAACTTCACTTACGTCAATCATATTAGGCGGACAGGCGTAGTAGAAATAGTTTGGAGGATAGCTTATGACACCACCTACCTTAATAATGCCGTCTTTAAGAACCTTATGTTTTTTATCCTTTTTGAAGTCGTTAAAGAAATCTTGTTTAGACATCTTGACCTCTACTTCATAAGCGTACAATGATCTTGTTATGGCCAGGAAGTCAGATTCCCAATCATATATATGGAGATTGTTAATAACATACATCGGATTACTTAGCAGATCCCTATTAAGGATCTTAAGCATTTGTTGCTCTGGGTAGTTCATTGTCTTACTTTTTTAGAGGCTTGTGGCGGAATCGAACCGCCCTACGAGATTTTGCAGATCCCTGACTAAACCACTCATCCAACAAGCCATGTAGCCCATGCCTGAATCGAACAGGCAACTTTTGATTAGGACTCAAAGGTTTTATCCATTAAACTAATGGGCCGTTTAATGTTTGCTATGTTCACACACCGCAAACACCGAGATAATTAACACTTTACACAAAATATGTACCGTTATCCAAGGAGGATTCGAACCTCCGCTAACAGAACCAAAATCTGTTGTGCTACCACTACACCATTGGACAGTGGTCCCGGAGGGATTTGAACCCACGATCTTGCGGTTATGAGCCGCCTGCTTTCACCACTAAGCTACAGGACCTTAAAAATATGCAGGAGCCTTCACAGACGCCTGCATATATCAGCTAAAATTTTCAACCAAATAATTTATCCTAAAAACTCTCTCAACGCAAAGTTAAGTACTAACCCATAATATGGCAAACATTAAAATATAAAAAGGATTAAAATACCTACTTCTTTTTTTTCTTCTTCTTTTTAGTGTCTTTTACTCGTTCAGCTTCGTTTTCGGGCTCCACAATATCACCGGCTTCTTCCTGAATCACATCCGTCTCAGGAACAACATCAGACTTCTCCGGTTCTGCCACATCCTTATCTGCCTCCTCATCTTTATCCAATTCCGGCTCAGCGACATCATTTTTGTCTTTACCGATTATACCTATCTGGTAGCCTCTTAATTCTATTTGCATTGATTTCAGCTTCGATTCTAACTCCTGTATTGCCTTGGCTCCAATAGAAACCTCATTTTCCAAATCTCCGATTCTGATCCTGGCTTCAATCAATGCATTTGATTTCTTTTTTAATTCAAATGAGATACTGTCTCTCTTTTCTTCCAAGTTACTGATTTTGTAATTAGCCTCATCAAGATCAGACTTAGCTTTGTCAAGATCAGCCTTGGCCGCATCAAGTTCTTCCGTTTTCTTCTTGACGCTTTTTATCAGCTTTTTCTGATTTTCCTTCAAGGCGTCAATCTTTTCCTTAGACTCAGAAAGATCTTTGCCAATAGATAAAATCTCTTTATCCTTTGAAGCAATATCTGACTTAAGTTCGGAAAGCCTTTCCTTGTAAAAATCAGCCTTATCCTGCATTTCCTCAATTTCTTTTGCAAGATTTTCGGATTTAATAGCTTTTTCCCTGTACATTGACAGCTTGCTGTCTGTGATGAATGTAAAACCTAACATGCTCATTTTCAAAATATTTAAACATTACTTAACTCCAGAACTACCAAGACCTTTTTCTCCACGTTCATTTCCGTCTTCTACCTCAATATCTGTCACCTCTTCCAATACCATTTTGTATTGTGGAACGATTTCCATCTGAGCTATTCGATCGTTTTTATGGATTACGGTCGGTTTTTTATTGATTTTAGTAAGATTAACCATATACTCTCCTTTGTAGGTAAATTCGCATTTACCGGGTGCGTTAGTAACTACCACTCCCTCGTCAAAAGAGAATCCTGATCTTCCTTCTACATTCGCACACCATCCTTCTGGGATATTCAACTTGAAGCCGGTTCCGATTCTAACAGAATAACCTTGATATAAGGTAATTGATTCAAAATCGGAAGGAACATCTATTTCCACTCCCATGTCATTCACCATCTTCACCACTCTATATGCACGAATATCACAACATGCATCTCCATCATGTTTGTATTCAGGTACCACTACATCAGGATAAAGTTTCTTAATACCTACCTGCACAGTCTTCTGATAACCTGGAGTCAAATACGATTCAGGTATTTTATTAACGACCTTATCTTCTTTTTTATGTTTGTTGTTCTTTTCAGAAACAGTATCCTTCTTGCTATCTTCTTTTTCAGAAAGAAGTCTTTCAATATCTTCTAACTTGTCCATAATTATATTTTTATAGTACAATAAACAATACCTTCTTTTTTTATGTCCTTTGTTGATTCATAGCACTCACGAAAAGTACTTATGTCTGCATCATTAGGATCATCGACCCACTCATCTCCTTGCTTATATTTTTCTCTGGTTTCTGAGTAGATCATACATAATTTATCCCCATGCTTCGCCATAATCCTTTCTTCTGTCACTTTCCTACGAAGTTTAATAAGGGGAAATCTTGTAACTATTTCTACCATCATTCTACACAATCTTTAAAAGCCCAAGAGATGTTATTCTCCTGGGCTGATGTTTATATTAAAATGGAAGGTCATCTTCTTCCATAGGAGGGAAGTTCGGCATCTGTGCTTGCGGCTGTGGCTGCGTCTGATGCTGAGGCTTGGTGCTCCTTGTAGTAGGCGCCTGGGCAGGTGCAGCAGGCTGAGCCGGTGCCTGATACTGTGCTGGCTGTTGAGCTGGCTGTTGGTAATTCTGATACGGAATAGCACTCGGAACAGACTGAGGTTGTTGAACCTGTTGAGGCGCGGCCGGCTGCTGGGTATAAGTCTGAGGGGCTGTAGGCTCTTGCTGAGTATTTCCTTCTAAACCTAATTTAGCCATTATACCTGCTCTGATATCTTTAATAGAAGCATTGAACCTGTTTGAATATTCAGTAATCTTCTGATAAGTGAAGTTGTTTTGAGCTGAATAATCGAGGCTTTTCTTGCCATCAAATCCTGTAACTTCAACAGGGTCAGGCCAACCATTTACGCCTTTTTTATAAAAACGTTCAACAAGCTGATCTCTTTCTCCGTCTACTCCGGCATATGCGATAATAAGTTCCGAAGATCCAAACTCGTCATCTTTCTTCTTCTTAAAGACATTGAAATAAATTTCACGACTGAAATCGATGTTTTCGTAGTATTTTACGAAGCTCTTAACAAAGCCCTTGATATTTCCTTTTTGATTGACGAGAGGTATGGAAATACAATAGTTTTCATTAAGTTCGTAATCTTTTAATACGATAAGGAAATTAGTAACAGTATTTCCATTAGAGAAAGTGCTTGACTTTAACCCGATGTAGTTAATGTATCCAACTACTCCATTATAATACTCTTTCCAATATCCCGCCGGCTGACCGCTATTAGGATTTATGTGCTGAACAAAACCTTCTTTTGGTTCGTTACTTTTTTCATACAAGTTACCATCTGAATTAATATACAAATAATAAGTTGTACCAAAACTTCTGTTTTCTCTAAAAGCCATATTATTATTTTTTTTATAGATTATACAATGTTTGATTTAAGACGTATGTTGATTCGTATTTAGGATTGAACATCTTTATCATCTTATATTGATCAGACCAATCCATAACAACATCTCCTTTTATAAGTGATTTTACGGAAGACAGTATATTTTCCTTACCGATAGAAAAATTAAAACACGGGCCCTCAAGCGCATTAAAAGGCATTGATTCCATTATCTTTTTTCTATTTCCAAAATCCTCAGACATTACCGTTATGCCGTTTTCTTTATCTACCTTAACATTGACAACATTATCCACTAAAGTCATGGAATTAAGAACCGATATAAGCAAATCTCTGTCGAACTTAACACTCGAAGATTTTTCGAATTTGTTACATACGTATTCGTAGTTAGGATACTGTTGTTCTACGTTCATATCCGATATAATCACATTATCAAAGCATAAGAACGTCCTAACGCCATCTGTAGAAATACTGATCTCCGTATCCTTATCAGACAGAAAGCGGTATAAGATGGAAGCCGCGACCTCACTTAACATAATCGACCTTTCTTCTACTGCATTAGCATACTCTTTCCTGTTTATAAAAAGATGGAACATATCAGTAGAAACAATGTCAATATATTCCTTCTTCACATTAAGAAGAATCGAGCCTATAGCCGGTCTAAATTCATCCGATCCAACAAACGCAAAAGATCTTTTCATAGACTGAATGAAAGACGAGCTCATAACACGAATACCGTCACCTACAGGATAAAAGAAATCAGGGAAAGCCTTATCCTCAATCCAAGTAGAAGAAAAAGATCCTCTATCGTATTTAAAAACGATACTGTAATCGTTTTTAATCTCTATCTCTATATCCTGGTTATGATTTTTAAAAAACGAAATAAGAGTCCCTGCATCTACTAAAAAAGAAAACTTATGGTCACAAGAAATATCAGTATTCACATCGAAAATATCATCCGTATATGTTATACGTTCGTTCATGGCTTGTATCCGGATATGATCAAAATATAAAGTAATTTTTATATTCGATGTGACACAATCCTTTAGAACCTTATCAAACATCTTTGAAATGTTTGAAAGTTTCTCATTCATTAGTATGCCAGGAACTCTTACTTTCATTTTTTTTAAAACTTACGATTATGACTATCTAACACTGCAAATGTATTATTTTAAAATCTAATTACGAATTAATTAGATTTAAAATGATTTAAAATAGATTAAATGGTTCTTCTTGCTGCTTCTGCTATCAGCATTGCGTCAACTATACCGTCATGAGCGGTCTTACATCTTTCATTTTTAACAAACGTATCGTTTGGCCAAAGCCTTTTAGCGCAAGCTAATGACGTTTTCTTAGTATTTACCTTACTGGCTTCCATAACCTTATCAGAATGCGTCCAAACTAATTTCTGCCATGTTTTAGGGGCTATGAAATTAACGGAGCAACTTATGTCCGGAAATGCCATACAGAGGGATAGGAACAGCCCATGCAGTTGGCCTTTGTTCTCCATGAGAGAAGCTGTAGAGGACGTGCTGACCCCGTACAGTGCGTGGACGTCCTCTATGACAAATACTACCCTATCAGGATTGTTTTCTACGATCGTATCCCGGCAAAAAACATATTCTTTAGTCAAGTCTACCGGCCCTGAAGCTGATATTCTTGGAGTGGAGATTCTTGATATTAGTTTGCTGTCTTGATCGATGCAGGCTATGGCTCCATCTTTTCCTGGATCTGCGGCTATATATAGTACCATAATACACTAATTTAGATTCATGTCGATTTTACCAATGCTATCGTCATTTTCAAAGCCTCCATTGTCTGTAAGTTCGTAATCAATAGCCACAGCACCATTACTAAGAATGTAAAATCCTTTAAACATCTTTCCTATCTCAATAGGATACACGACATTTACGTCCCTTCCAATATCCTCAAACGGCATAGCGATATCTTCTGATTTAGCTTCCTTTTGTTTTGCTAATACACCAACAGGTATATTTTCACCTTTTATAGATGCGTATGTAACCATATACAGAATATCGTTATTGACAAATGCCCTATCACTACTTACCTTATCCAAGCTGACATATATAATATGTTTTATAAAACTATTGATATCTCCACATATGTTAATAGCTTCTACTTCTTTAGGAATAACGACTTCCACTTCTTCTGGTTTTATATTTTTCTTTTTCATTGCATTAATCTTTTCGTGTTTTGTTTTACTTCTTCAACAAGATCCTGATCTTTCATCATTTCCTGCTTAAGTTTCTCATTCTCATTAATTCTTTTCATCCTATCGGCAAGAATCTTTTTGTATTTCTTATCCGATATTTTTATAAACCAAGGACAGTTCCTTGATGGAATCCTTTTGCATGGATAATCAGTGAGACCGTTCGGTCCAAACTGCTCGCATCGGTTACATTTTTCTTCGCCTGTCATTGTACTATATTTTAGGGAAACATTCTTCAAGTTCTCTATAAGAGCACTCTACTACAACAGAATCTCCTTTAGGGAGAAATACTAAAATAGAATCGATAGAAAAAACACTATCTACTTTTCTTACAAGTTGGCCATGTTTGTAAGAAGACATGACCAACCTAATTCCATACGCATCTGAATAAGATCCTTTCCTACATGGGGTTATGCTTTCAACAACATAATCAAAGCCTCCTACGTTGACTTCATCACCGGCATTTATTTCCATGATAGGAACCATCTTAGCCCTTCTATCTATGCTTATTTTCATTTTGCAACCTCAAATTTTATTTGCTCCTTCGGTTCATAATTCCATACCTCAAAATCATCAGCTACGAAATCATAAAATCCTTTCCCTTCCATACGAGACGAGATAGTAACCTGCGGAACCGGGCCGAAAAGAGAGCGACGGAGGAGCTCGTTTGCCTGTTCTTCGTGACGGTCATACACATGCATATCTTGGATGAAATGAGTGAAAACTGCGGGTCTTAACCCGGAGTCGTGAGCGAACATCATCATCAACGCCGCATATTGAGCTACATTCCAGTAAGAGGCTGTAATCATATCCTGGCTGCGCTGATAAAGCGTCATATACAACTCATCTCCTTTAACAGATAAATTGATCTGAAACGCACATTCTTGAAGAGGTTTTAGTCCATTGGTTTCAGGATCGAACATGGATGCTACTATTCTTCTTGACGAACGATCATTCTTGAGTGACCAAAGAATGAAGTCTGTTTGGTTAAGAAAACCGTAAAGACCATCATGGATATCTGTCATACCATCTGGAGCTTTTCCGGTACCCATATAAACATGTCTGTTCACCATATCTCCATAACATCCTTCGATCTTTCCATTATCATCAGCCCACTGATCCCATATATGAAGACCAAGATCTTTGATATCTACCGATCTTTTTTGCCAAATCCACAATATTTCTTTTATGGAGTTTTTAAGATTAGTAGGTCTAAGTGAACCAAGAGGAAATTCCCGACGAAGATCGTACTGGTTACATACTTGTAGAATACGCTTCACCTTGACGCCTGTCCCGTCACCGTAGACCGGTCGCTTTACCTCTTCCCACGGCTGGCTCATTATAAGAGCCAAATTGTCTTGAAATATTTTATCTACTCTTGCCATATTCTTATTAGGTACTTATATACTATAGTATCACCATCTCAAGGTTATGCCAACAAACAAGAATCATTAAAAATTCTAAGAGGAATGGTTATAAAGACGATTAATTTCTTCTTGTTCTAAACACGGACCACCTACAACTTTCTCTGTCGCTTTTCTTTGTCTAACAAAATCTTCAGCTTCGGAAAAAGTTGTAGCATAAATATATCCGCCATACTTTTCTCCATTTATCTCAAATTCTGTCACAAACTTCTTTTGTTTTTCTTCTTTTGTTTTCATAACTGTAATTTTTAAAATCGAATAATTGATTGATTTATAAAAAAAATAAAGCGGTGATAAACTAAGTTATCTTAACCAACAACCATCCAGTCATCAGCCAACATATCTGATTGCGAAGCTAACCATCCGTTTACGATATTATCGTTAGCATCTTTCATGCACAGATAAGCGCAAAATTTAATCATGTTGGTTTCAGTTACGTCATAATAATCGTTTACGTATTTTTTAAACGAATCCGGCAATGACTTTACTTTATTAACTATCATATCAGTAGACAACCAATCTTCCGGGCGCTGGAATACGAACATACCTTTACCATTCCATCCGGCACGTGCAATCAACGCACCTTTTTTTACTTCTTCTAAAGCTTCTCCAAATTTCATAACTATATTTTTTATAAATTAAACTCTGCAAAATCTATTTCAGATCCGGTTGACAAATTAATCATTGACTTTTCAAGCTCTTCCATTGGAACCGGTTTAACAATACCTCCATTACCAAGAGTCCTTTTATAGAAGTTTATCACCACCTGATCGCTGGTTTTTACCGTCTTAGGAATAGGTTGACGAAGATATAATCCATCAAGAGACTTTACTCTTGAAAGAGCCGTATATAGCTGTCCTGTTTCAAAAGAATTAGATACGTCCATCATAGCCGCATCCAATGTCAGGCCTTGAGCTTTATGGATCGTGATAGAATAACCTATTTTTATAGGATACTGAATAATAGCTCCTACTACTTCAGATTCTATCTTATATCCGTTTCTTACGTATTTTACTTTCTCAAACGAACATGGCGTTATAACAACCTTAGTATGCTCATCATCTTTCGGTTTATCAAGGACTACTTCAATCTCCCCATTTTTTATAGATAATACAGTACCAAGAGAGCCATTGAAGTACTCTCCTCCGTTTCTTGTTATCATAACTCTTGATCCTTCTTTCAAGAAAAGAGTTTTTTCAACCGGAGCATCTTTAGGATAATCACCGTTTATAACAGCTTCTAATTTTATTAAAGAGCCTGGTAACGATGATATTCTCATTTCGTTAATAGCCGTAGCTTTTGAGTTGGTAGTTACAATCTCAACATATCCTTGATTATTATCAGACTGAATACATCTGCTGTTTATTGTATCAAATACATCATCATCCATCTTCCCTTCACGCACCTTATTAAGGACACTAATAAACTTCTCATCTTTCTGACGATATATTTTTTCAAAAGACACCATTTCCATACCAGAAGCCATAAGAGACTTCGAACTAAAGAAATAAGATGTATCGTATATTTCTCTAAAAAAATCCTCTTTAATCACAGGAGGAAGCTGAAACAGGTCGCCTACCATAATAAGTTTCACGCCGCCAAACGGATCCTTGTCTCCTCTTGCATGACGAAGTATATCAGCTACGTTGTCAAGAAGATCAGGGCGAACCATAGAAATCTCGTCTATGATAAGATACTTTATATTCTGTAAAATCTTTTCCGAACCTCCGTTGAATTTATATTCGCAGTTATCCATAAACGCACCTTTTCGTATTTCAGGTATATACGGCTGCATTCCGATCCTGAAAAAAGAATGAATGGTTTGGCCACCTGCATTAACAGCAGCAATACCAGTAGGAGCGACAACAACCGCATTTTTTAATGCCGGTATAACACGTTTAAGGAAGAACGTCTTCCCTGTACCTCCTTTTCCCGTAATAAAAAGCGGTTTAGGTGACTTACAAATAGACTTAATAGCCTTTCCTTGTGCGACATTACCTTCGGACATAACTGAACGAAGAACGCACTCCATGATTTTTTTGTCGTAACTTATAGCCATCTTTTTTTCTGATTTTGTTCTACAAAACAAAAGTATGAAAATAAAATAAAACCTAAAATATAAAATGAATTAATTAGGATTAAAAAGAAATAATAAGTTTGATAAGTGGTTTCGAATCAGACAGTAATATGGTTTCGTATAGATATGGTTATGGCATAGTGGTGGCTAACGGGTGTTTCCGTCGATGTTCTACGGGATTATCGTTTTTCGGCTCTGTCGGCGACCGCTAATAACAGACCCTCTCTCAAGTACCAAACATTATAATGATGAATACTGAGATGAAGGGTAAAGATAGGTATCATTATAGAATGATAGTTCTTCTAATGGTATATCCTTGAATATAGATTCACCATCTAATTCTTTATCATTATCTACTGTTATACTAATATTAGGTAATGATTGGGTAGATATATCCATATTCCCTATCTTTTCCTTAAACTGTTCTGCCTTAACATACGTATAGATGTCTTCGCTTACCGATCCCACCGCTTTAGCCATCTCGCCGGCGAACTCAGCATACATATCCCGTACCTCATTAAAACCTGCCTTTTTGTCAGGAGCGGTATTGTTATAGGATTTCATTCTCCTACTTACCCTACCGCATACCCCGGCAATGGACGTCCCCACCTCAGCGCAGCAGGCTTCTGCATTAGCCATGTCTGCCTTTACTGTGGCTAACTTCTCCTTACTCCACGCGCTAACCTTGTCGTATGATTGTTTAAGACGGTTTAAGAACATGTCCATTCTTCGCTTCTTATCTTCTGCTATGATAGCGCGATAGTACTTTCTTATAATCTGGTTTTGTGTACTTCGCTCATATCCGTCCCAGAAGTCTTTGTGCGCTTCTTTAGCCATAACAGAAGCCAATGACCTTGCTTCTTCTTCTTTTGTCTTTTTACGATCTATGCCAAGGATTTCGCCATCTTCGGAAACAACTTCCTCTGCGTTTAGGAAACGTAGGATATGAGTATTGTCTTTTAAGAAGAAATTGAAATCGTCTTTCTTACTCACTTTTTCTTTTTCTCCTTTCTCTATATCCTTCTCTCCAAAATACCATCTGTTTGTTGCTCCTTTTTTATACAAGGTCCAGGTATTTGCTATTTGCCAGAAAACAGCTCCGTGCCTATATACCGGAATCAGCTTACCTATTGGGTAGTTATGTTCGTTTGCTTCAATGTAAGCACGAGGATTATCTACGTATGTTATAAATTGTATGTTTTCGAACCTTTTTACGAGCTTGTCTTGTATCGCCATACCGACAATCTCTTTCGCTTTTGTTAGTCCTACATTCAAGTACAATGCAATTGTTTTATTACTTATCGTCGAATCAATTAATCCATAATACGAGTGGCTTCCGTCTACGACATCAGCCTGAGAGTTTGTCTCTCCACTGTTCAGTACAGACTCATTGTTTTTGACTAAATTAACAAACATCGCCTCTCTTATCCTGTCAAGGACTTTTTCATGGTTTGTTATTTCATTTTTCTTTATCTTAATTAAAATCCTATTCTTTGGAATATTCACTTTCCCGCATCCGAGAGTAAGTTGTATGCCATTAACACGATATCTTCTTGCAACTAACGTACTATCCGTCATACGGAACAGTTCGTCAAACATCGGATGTCCTGTCATGTTCTTGAACTTCGAATACCCGATTCCAAGTTTATGAAGAAGATCTTTCTGGTTTTTGAATCTTATTCTCGAATCCCGGCGGGAGATTTTTATCATACAGTATAAAGCATACAATTCCATGAACAACGAATCATCTGACCGCTGTTCCAAAAGTTTAAGACTTATGTTAATATTTCTACCTAATTGTAGCTTCATAATCTGTAACAAAAAAAAATCGGATGGATTTTTGGGGATATCCATCCGATTCATGTCTTTCTTTCGTTCGGAAAATCCCAAAATCCCGTTACAGATTTGAAGAATATAAGAACAAATTATGATAAGACAAGTAATATTTTTTTTATCATAATTTATTTCTAATAATTCTTTAATCTGTAACGTACAGCAAATGTAGAAATAAATTATGAATGTTAAACAATAAGGTCTTATTTTTTTAATGCTACAGTGCAAATATCGGGACAAATCCTGAATCCATTGTCA